TATTTCTTATGATAAAAAAGAAAATATCTTAAAATTTTATAAAGATAACTCTAATGAAGTATTGCATGAACACAATCTTAATGAACGTAAAAATTTCACAGAAAAAGACTCTTTAGAGTATCAATATTGGTATCTCGCTAAACAATTAGAAGACGGCAAGTTCTATAGAATTTCTGACATAATTACTGATATAGCAGTTAAGGAGAAGAATGTTTATGAGTAAGTTAAAGATTTTTAAATACGTTGGAATTTTATTAGTAATTGTGTTTATTCCATTTAAAGAAAAGTTTCAAGTTTTAGATACAATTGGTTGTCTCATTGGTTTAGGATGTTTAATTATTGGATTGTTTATTGAACGAGGAATCGATGGCGATGAGAGAGAGAAGTTAACACAATTGTCTCATTATGCTATCGACATGTCGTTGATTAATGCATTAATGGTTTGGTACTCTAATGGTATTTTCAGTATTCTCTATATTGTAGCATCAATACTATTCTTAATAGTAGCAATTTTAGCAATTATTGAATTAAAAACCGATAAAAAAGATTAATGTAGATAGGTTAATGGAGGTATACAAAAATGATTAAAACACTTAAAATAGAATTTGAAGGTTTAGAATCAGTAGAAGTCAACGGTGAACACGTTAAACAATTCGAACGTATTGATAATATTTGTTTGGATGAAAATAGTAACATAATTGAAACAAGAAAATTACTTGTTGTTCTAGATAGTGGAGCGAATAAAGAATATGATAAGTTTAGTTCAGAATGCACGGTTTTTGATAGAATAACATCTTTTAATGATATTGTTGATTTCGAAATAGAAGATGGTGAGTCTGAATATATTGTATTCACTGACAATGAGATTACGATTGAATTGGATAATGGTAAACATGTAAGAATAACACCTGTTGCTATTGAAAAGAGTAGATATAACTGGATAGATGATAAAGAAAACAAAAAGATAATAAGAAGTAAATACGTAATAGCATCAATCACATGTTGGCCAATTAAGCTTGCATACGCAATTTCAATTCATAAATCACAAGGACAAACATTTTCACATATTTGTTGTAATTTGGGTAATGCATTTACAGAATCACTAGGGTATGTTGCCTTTTCACGAGCAAAAACGCTTGATGACCTTGTTGTTGAAAAACTCAACTATAAAACGTTAGAAATTAAACCTGAAGCAATTGAGTTTAATAATGCTTTATATGATACAGCAGTTAAAAATAGTAAAGGTTTCTATCAAAAAGCGAAAAGATTTTTTGAGACAAATCCTGAAAAATTAAAAAGAAAAGACTTTGTTCTAAAAGACACATTTAAAGGAGAACAATTATGATTTATTTAATTGGAATAGTAACATTTGTTTCTATTGTATTATTATTAGTTTCATATACATTAGATAATAAAAAGATGAAACACTCTAGAACATTAAAAACATGCACTCTAGTGATTGTTATCATAACGATGATATTCACCTCATTTTATTCTATAAAAGTGCATCTAGAGCGTCCTGTGTCATCAGATGAGGTTATAAAGCAAGCTAAAGAGGTATTATCGAAAGAATATCCTGATAAGATATATAATGCAGAGAATTTATCAGACGCAGAGGAATTCACAAAGAAATCAGCGATTGATACATTAACAACTCTATTAAATAAGGTTGCAGATAGTGAAAACACAACATCAATAAAGGATAGATATGATGCTATTGTAAAAGATAGTTCAACTTATGTAGATAATATTTCAAAAGATGTTCAAGATAGATATTATCAAGTAGATAATTTTGACACTGATGAGATGAAAGCTAACGTCTCACTAGCGTTATTATCGATTACAAATTCTTTATTAGGTGAAGATAAGAATATCGAAGTAAAGACTATCAATATTGAAAATGTGTATTTATCGAAAGAAACAAATACAGTAAGAATCCCATTAGATATTTATACAAATCATTATAGTGGTTATACAATTGATATGGTATTCATTAATAGTCATTGGTACATTGACACATATTCATTAATGAACCAGGTTGATATTATTTCATATATTCAACAGATAACGAAGAAATAAGTTAACAGAAAAAGTTAATATAAGAATAAAGAAATGTTAATATAGGCATGAGAAGTGGTTAATATAAGACTACTTTTCTTTTGTTGTATAATATTATTTGTAGAGGTATGAAACTATGATATTAAAGAAGATTGTTTTGGACAATTTTAGAATACATGAACATTTAGAGTTTGAACCAGCATTAAGTGGAATGACTGCTATTTCTGGTGTCAATGGTGCAGGAAAATCAACGATTGTCAATGGTTTTGCATGGTCACTATTCGGCTCTAAGTTTCAAGGTTTAAAAAATAAACAATATATTAGAGATGACATCGACCCTAAGAGAAATAGAGTAGGTGTTACATCTTATATTATAGTAGGAAATTTAGAGTATAAAATTGAGAGAATTATCGCTGGACCAAGTACAACATCTTGTAGAGTATATTCAAAACCTATTGACTCTGAAGATGAATTTTTAGAAGTTGCCGGACCCGCAACATCTCATTCAGAAAAGTATATTAAAGAATTATTAGGTTTTACAGATAAAGAGTTCTACTCATCTTTCTTTATTCAACAAAAACAAGTTGACAGTATTGTACAAGCATCAACAAAAGATAGAGGATTGATTATTGAAAGAATGTTAGGAATCGATGTAACAACTGATTCTATTAATCAAGCAAAACAAGATAGTAAGTTACTTCAGCAATCTTTAAATATTATTCAGCAAGGTTCTATTGAAGATATAAACAATTCATTAGAAAATCAAAAGAAGATAGTTAAGAATCTTATTACTGGAATTCAAAAAATTAAAGTAGAGTATGATAAAATTACAAAGGGACTACAAGATTTAACAATAAGATATAATGAAGAAAAGATTAAACAAGATAAAAAACAAGAATTAGAAAATAAGCTAAACTTGGTATTAAATAATATTAAGAACTATGAAGAGAGATTAAATAGTCAACTTGAGACATTAGATACATTACCAAAAGACATTAAATACTCAGAATCTTTATATAATCAAATTCAACAAGATGTAGATAGGACATCTAAAGAAAAAGATGAAATATCACTATCATTGAGTTTATTAAATAATGAGTATAGTGAATTAGATAAATTATTTAAAATAGAATTACCTAAAAATCTTGATAAGACTGAAGTTAAATTGAGAAAATTACAAGAAGAGAATGAGGCAACAATCAATAACTGTAACATTCAGTTAGGTGTATTAAAAGAACAAGAAAAATCTTGTCAATTATTCCTTCAAGATTTAGAAAAAGGTATTGCTGAATGTCCTTACTGTCATTCACCTGTTACAGATATTGAAGAAGAGAAGAGGCAACACACAAAAGAATTGAATGAAATTCAAGATAATATTAAAAAATATCGATTGTTGAAATTAGAACAAGAAGAGAAAAAATCAGTGTTATTAAATGAGTCTCTAAAACTTCAACAATTTTTAGAAATTTTAAATACACAAAAAACTAAAGTAGAAAGATTTACAACATTAAAACTAGAAATAGAGAAAATCTCAAAAGACCTTGAAAATAAAACAAAGATTTATAATAGTTTGTTAGAAAAATTACATAATATTGAATTAGCGAAAGAACAATCAACAACTATCACAAGAGTAAAAGCAACTATTAAATTGCTTAATGAAAACTTAAATAGAGAAAATAAAGAAAAGTTGCAGTTAGAGAAAGAGTTAAAAGATGTAAATGCATTAAAGAAAACAGAGTTTAATAAATTAGAGAGTTCATTATTTTCAATTCAAAATCAAAAACAAAAGAGTGAATTAGATGCATTATCATTAAAGAAAGATTTAGAAATAGAAAAAGAAAAAGGTCGTTCTTTAGATTTACAGTTAAAACAAGCACAGGAAGCTAGAACAAGATACAACACAATTTCTAATCAATTAATTATTATTAACAATACAATTAAGAATTTAACAGACTTCAAAAAATCAAAAATTGAGTCAGCAATTCCAGAATTATCAGAATTAACAAGTGATTTAGTAAGAAGCTTTACAGATAATGATTTTCAAGATGTTGTTATTGATAGGGATTTTAGTATTTCTGTAACAAAGAGTAATGGACAAGTATTACCTGTTAACGCACTATCTGGTGGAGAAGAATCTGTTGTAGCAATTGCATTAAGATTAGCTATTAGTTTATTCTTAAATGGTAATAGCAATGGATTAATTGTAATGGATGAAGTATTAGTCTCTCAATCAAAAAATAGAGAACAGAATATTTTAGACACAATTGCCAATTTGAATAATTCACAGATTATATTAATTGCACATAGTGATTTAGCAAATTCATTAGCAGATAAGACATTTAGTTTGGGAGAGCATGTATGAGATTATTTGAAGTAGAAAACCTAAAAGATACAGAAGATATTAAGATTGATTTAGGAGATATTTACGATAAATCATTAGAAGTAATTCATCGAGAGATGAACCGATTAAAAGTGAGATTAGGAAAAACAGTTAAGAATGAAGATGAAATTATTCATCATATTATTTCTAATGTAGTTCAAGAATTAAGTGAAATATCTATCTCTAAAACCTCTTCATTAAACGACAAATATTTATATGTTAGTTTTAAAGTCAAGGACAATATGATTGATGTATCTGAATTTAGATGGTACCAAGAAGAATGTATTTCAAAAAATGATATAGAGTATAAGACACAAAACATGATATTAAGGATGATTGAAACTCAAACAACAATATGTATGATGAGTATCTAAGATTCAAACGAACAGGGAGGATTATATACAATGTCAGTTCAAATTGAATTAAAAGAAACAAAAGCAACAGATTCTATTAAGAAGATAGAAGTTATTAGAGAAGTAGCACAACTCACAGGAATGAGTCAAGCGGATGTACGTGATGTATTAGATGCGTTTACAGATATTGCACAACGAGAGATTGTTGTAAATGGTGCATGGAGATGGCCGGGTCTGCCTAATGTGAAAAGGTCAGTCAGAAAAAATGTCGTCGTTTACAATCACAAAGTTGATAAGACTCTTATTTATCCAGAACAGTATCAGTTGACAACTAAGTTAGACATGGTAACAAGAAAGTTGCATAAAGACATCGTTCATCAACAGATGAATTTAAAGAATGGAACAACAGATGAAGATTTCTGGAAACCATATTTCTTCGCTGATGGTGACAAGCGTAAAGAGGCTTACGAATATTTGAGAAATAAGAAGAAGTAACATGGAAAAATGCAAAATATGTGGAAGAGAATTTACATCAATTAATGCATTAATGGTTCATGTTAATCTTTTTCATAAGATTAATAAACAGGAATATTACGATAAGTTTTTGAAAAAAGATGAAAATGAGGGCAAATGTTTAGAATGTGGTAAACCAACGAAATTTGAAGATGCAACAAAAGGATATAGAGATTTTTGCTGTGTTAAATGCGCTAGAAATAATGTAAGAACAAAAGAAAGATTAAAAAACACTCTTCTTGAAAAATATGGAACAGAGACAACATTTGATAATGTAGAAATTAGAGAAAAGGCAAAAAACACATTCATTAAAAAATACGGGGTAGATAATCCACTAAAGATAAAAGCTGTTCAAGAAAAAATGAAAGAAACTAATTTAGAGAGATATGGAGTAGAATACACTTTTCAATCTGAAGAAGTTAAGGATAAAATTAAACAAACCAACTTGGAAAAATATGGAGTTGAATATAGTTTCCAAGCAGATGAAGTTAAAGAGAAGATTAAGGAAACGTTTTTAGAACATTATGGTGTAGAATATCCTGGACAGAGTGAAGAAATAAAGGAAAAAATTAAACAGACAAATCTTGAGCGTTATGGAGTAGAATATACAACACAATCAGATGAGGTTAAAGAAAAAACTAAACAGACAGTATTAGAAAGATATGGAGTAGAGTGTTCGTTTCAATCTGAAGAAGTTAAAGAAAAGATTAAACAGACAGTATTAGAAAGATACGGTGTAGAGAGAATTTCACAATCTGAAGATATAAAAGAAAAAGTTAAACAAACAATGTTAGAACGTTATGGTGTTGATTGTATTTTTCAAAGAGATGATATTCGAGAAAAAGCGCTATCAAAAGAGTCTTTAGAAAAAATATACAATACCAAAAAGAAAAACGACTCTTTTCCTATTTCTGAGATTGAAAGAGAATTAGAAATTAAATTAAAAGAAATATTTCCTGATTTGATAACTCAATATAAGAGTAAAGATTATCCATTTTCTTGTGACTATTATATTCCTTCTTTAGACTTATACATTGAATATAATGGAACGTGGATGCATGGAAATCACTTCTTCGATAAAAATAATAGAGAAGATATAGAAGAATTAAATAGATGGATAGAAAAATCAAAAAATTCTACATATTACAAAAGTGCTATAAACATTTGGACGAATAGAGACGTTTTAAAATTAGAAACAGCCATTCAAAATAATTTAAATTATGTAGCTTGGTTTAATAAAGAACAGGCTTACGATTGGATAGAATCACAGAAGCTTGCAAATATCTAAGAAATAAGAAAAAGTAAGACTAGAGTAAAATCTAGTCTTTTTCTCTATTTTATAAAAAGGGCGAGAGCGTAAAACAGCGGCCTACTGTACTACTAAAACAGCCTTAAAAAGGTGAAAAATGAAGAGGCTGTATAATCTATCACTTTTAGTTAAAATCATGGTTTAAACGATTCTGGTGCATAGTTTATTAGTTGTATAATAATACCAGGAAAACAACATTTCATGTTAGAGTGAAATAGAGAGGAAATTTCAAAATGAAAACAATAACAATACTTTTCACAAACGACAACACTGGTGATACGTTAAATGAAGGATGCAATTTCTTTGAGAAGAATGTTAAGCCATTAGTAACAGACGACACGAAAGAAATTCAATTTGGTTTAGATGCAGACTCAATAAGTCCAAGTTTTTTATTTGGTTTATTTATGAATGTGATTGATACATATATTGTAGAAAAAGAGGAAGATGCTATTAAAATTTCGTTTGATGATTCTAAGGTATATTCATTTTTTGGTACAGTAGCAGCTGCTTTGAGAGCTTCGTTAGAAGTTGCGGCAGATATTGAAGATGAACAAGAACAAGAACAAGATTTCTTATCATAAAAAGAGGCACTAAGCAACCAAAAATAAGGTTGCTTTTTTGATATAACTATAAAGAGTAAAAAGGAGTCTGCTATGAAGAAACTAAAAAAATACATACTAGGAGTTTTATCTGTCTTATTTCTTGTGATGGCAATAGCTCCTATGTTAGAACGTTCAATAATTCAAACAACATACGCTGATGATAGCGATGAAGAAAAAGATAAAAACGAAATTAAGAAAACAATTACAGATAATGCTGGTAGTGATTTAAATGATGTGTTAGCAAAGATAACAAGTACAGAAGTTACGTCAGAGAGAGCAAAAACATTAATTTATTATCTTGGTTATTTAATAGGACCTGGCAATTATATTGGTGATGTTTCTAATTATTCTAGTGAAGTATTAAATGGAGTAAATGAAACAGTTGTTCAGGATAGTAATGTAAATGGTGCCTTTAATGACCCTCAAAATCTATTAAATCATAATGGTGATGTTCCAGCAGGATTAACAGAAGTATATGATAATATTATCGGAGCATTTACTCAACAAGGTGTAAAAGGAAACGATGTAGTAACAGCTTATACTGGTGAATGGAGATTTGGTGTGCCTGCAAATTTACCTAATGATTATGTTCCAGTTGGAAATAATAAAGAGTGGAATTATACAGCACTAGAGCGCTTTGGTTATGATTTACCTTTGACAACATACTTAGGTGAATATGATAAAATTCAAGTTTCATCTGATGCAAGAATGATGGCTAATATTGGTATGGTTGGAAAATTAAAAGTAAGTGCAGAGGCATTATGGGAAGGTTCTAAAGAGATAGTTGGTCAGGTTGTAGATTTTGCAACAGGAAATTGGGGTACTCAACATCGAGGTTTCGGTGGAGCATTCATTGGAACTATTGTAGATTCATCAGACTTAAATGTAATAGCACAACATGCATGGACAAGACCAGATTTTGCTAAAACAGTTTATAATGCTTACTATGCATCAGACCAAGAGATTTTGTATAGAGCAGTTAACCAGTATTACAACAGTAAAATAAATGCATTAAAAGACTCTAATCCTATATTAGGTGAAATTATGAATGCTTCTAATCCTCCTCATTTTACTTTTGATACAAGCATGTTTACGGAAGAGTCAAACAAAAAATATAGTGAATATAATGCTTGTTTAGTAAAGAACAATAGTGATAAGAGCAAATGTGGAGAAGAGCCGAAACTTGAAGTTCTTTCTCAAGAAGAACAGTTTAAGATTTGGTTAAATTCAGATATAGTGCAACAACAGTTCGCAAGATATAGAGAATTAGGTTTTGATACGAAAGTAACACTTCAGTCTAGAACAAATAGTGAAATGATTGAAGCATGGAAGAATGAGTATCAATCAAAAGTAAAAGAAGTATTAAAAAATAATGGTATAGATGCAACGGGAATTACAGTTAGTGAAGATGATTTAAAATCTCAAGCGTGGTATGATGCGTCACGTTCTTGGGCTCACTGGATATGCGCAGATGGTGAAGGTAATCCTCCATCAAGTTACACAGATTGGAATACTGTGTATGCAGATGAAAACAATAATGGAGCAGAGAAGTTGACAGGTTGTGCAGTTGTAAGACCATCTGTTCATGGTGCATTAAGTGGAACATCGAATGGTGTATCAACTGACACTAGATATATTAGATTTAAATCACAACCATCTGTTTATGGAAAAGGTATTTTAGGAACAATTGGTTCAAAAATTTCATCATTCTTTACAAAATTAACAGTAACATTATTGTCATATAGTTATACTAATATAATTAGTTCATTACATTTAGATAAAATCATTGAAACAACAATAGAGACATTTAGAGATAGCATTTTCTTCCCATTTGCAGCATTTGGTGTAGCAATATTTATAATGAATATTTTATTCCAAATGGTAAGAGGTGGAAATGGAAGTGTTCTTCAGATAGGTAAGATGATATTGATTTATGTATTATCTGTAACAGCATTATTTAGTGCTGGAACATTAGTTAGATTAGCTGAAGAAGTTCCTAACAAAATAGAGTTAGCACTTCTTGGAACATTAACATCCAGTGATACTAATATAGATTATTGTCAAGCAAGTTCTCCTAATGATTTTATGGGAACTAACGTTAAGATAAGACAGATGCAATGTCTTGTATGGAATATTACAACATTTAAACCTTGGTTATCTGCACAATGGGGAGCAAACTATGAAGATTTAAATGAAGATAAAATGATATACGATGAAGCAACTAAACAATTAATAGGAAGTCCAGAAGTTGTATTAGGAAATACAAGTAAACCTAAAAACTGGGCATTATATCAATTGGATAAAACAATCAGTGGAACATTAACAGAAAATGATATTAATGTACCTGTGAATAGTCAATCTAAACAAATCTATAAACTTGTAGATATGCAGTTTGGACCTAATAATGCAAGTGGTAGAGACACAAGATTCGCTAGTACATGGGCTGGTGATAATAACAATCGAAGTATGATATTCTTTTTATCAGGAATTACTGGAATTATGATGTTCATGGTATTAGGTGGATTAACAATCTTTAAAATAGGTGCATCATTAGATTTCGCATTAAGATTAATGTTTATGCCATTTGTCTTATTGGTTGGTTTATTTAGACCTATTAAGACAACAGAATATGTTTCTAAGATGGGAAGCATATTGGTTCAGAGATTTTTTGTAACAATTGTTATTTCTATTACATTCTACTTATTAAATGCTTTATCAACAGCAGCATCAGATGCAATGATAACAGCAATATTATCAGCTGTGATTCTAATCACAATAAAATTATATTGGAAAGAATTAATGGGAATCATTACAGGTTCATCAGATGCTGGTAAAGAAATAAGAGAAAATCTTTCTTATCAGAAACTTATGCCTAAGAGTGCAAGACAGTTTATTGATGTGAAGTTAAGAGATGTAAGAGAGAGTTTCGCTGGAGGAATTGCCGGTGGTATCACAATGTCTCACTTAAATCGTAAATACAAAAAAGAACATGGTATTGAAATTGATGGTAATGCATTTATGAATGGTTTAAGATATGGTTCAGATATTTCTTCAGATAGAGGAATTAAAGTTCTTGAGAGAAAGCAAATGAGAGAAGGCTTTGGTATCTTCAAACAGTTTGCAAGAGCTTATAAAGAAGGTAATAGTGCAACAGGCTTTGAAAATCCATCTCAAGACATGATAGAAACTTATGACCTTATGAAGAGTAATCTTGAGGAGAAGAATGCATTAGGTAAAATTACTCAAGAAGAAAAGAATACTCTTGATATTCTAAATCACATGAATAATAATCACAATATAGACAACATTGATTCATTTAAATCTACTGGAGATAAGAAACTTGATAGGTTGATTAAGGGAACAATGATTCCTAACGAAAGACTAACAAAAGATAACATTAATGATTTTACAAATAATTTTGTAAATGAAGTTAATGGTTATGAATTAGATAAAGATAAATATAATCCTTCTGGATTATCTGATAATATGCTTAATAAAGTATCTAATGTATTACAATCTGCAAGTAATGGTATTGACAAGATTAATCAAGGAATCGAAAAGGTTGGAAGTAAGGTTAATGAAGAAGTTATTAGTGATAAAGAAAGAAAGCAGAATTCTTATGATAACTATCTGAAGAGAAAGTTCAATCGAACAGAAGATGAAAAAGCCAATACTCATGTTGTTCAGAACAAGATACATAAGAATGAAGATGAAACTCTTAAAGGAAAATCTAAAGAGGATGTTGCAATCAATGATTTATTATTTAATGGAAAAGAAAATAGTAAACCTTCATTAGATATAAGTTCTATGAAGAGAGAAGCTAATGGCAACTCTGACCAAAATGGTAGAGGAGCAACAATCAACTTTAAGTATACAAAAGATAAAGAGAGAGAAATTATGGAAGATTATCTTGATATACATGAAAGACCAGAAATCAATAAAGAAGATTCTAGAACAAATAGATTTAAGAGAAGATTCACAAATAAATATGTGGAAAGCTCACACCTAAAGAAGCGGGATGGATAGCATTTATTTTGTCGTTTAATGTACGTATTGCTATAAGAGAGTTAGCTAGAAAAATGCCTGGCTAAAGCTAAGCGCGGCATCAGAATCTTAGAGAAAGGAAGTGAACATGTGACTATAGTTCAAAAAGGTATTAAAGTAAGATTATACCCTACAGAAAAACAAGAAATTTTGATAAACAAGACTCTTGGTTGTTGTCGTTTTGTGCATAATCAAACTCTTTCAGATTGTAAACAGTCGTACGAACAAACACAACACTTTCCTTCTCAAAATGAACGTGTCAAGAATTTGATTCCGCTTAAGGAAGCTCATGAGTTTTTAAAAGAAATAGATGCAGCCGCACTTCAACAATCAGTGAGAGACCTTAATTCAGCGTTTGACAACTTCTTTAAAAACAGAAATCATTTTGATTTTCCTAAGTTTAAGTCTAAGCACAATCTAAAACAGTCTTATAGAACACCATATAATGGTGGTAAAGCAGATGTCTTAGACAATAAACACATTAAACTGCCAAAGTTAGGAAAAGTTAGAACCAAACGTTTCGATATGCCAGATGTGTATAAAATTTTTAATATTACAGTCGAAAGAACTAACACCAACAAGTATTATGCCTCTATCTGCATTGAAACAGAGGTACAGCCACTTCCTAAAGCAGGAAATCATGTTGGCTTTGACTTAGGTCTAATCGACTTACTTATCGGTAGTAATGGAACTAGATACAAGCGACATAAATTTTCTTATGCTTTTAAAGAAAAACTCGCTCAAGAACAACGTAAACTCTCGAAGATGAGAACCAAGTTAGAGAGAGTAAACGCAAACCTTGACGAATGTAAGAATTATCAGAAACAAAAGCATAAGGTCGCTAAACTTCATGAACATGTTTCCAACTGTGCTAAAGACTTCAACCATAAGTTAAGTCGAAAGTTAGTGGAAGAGTATGATTTCATTGCGATGGAAAATTTAAACGTTGATGGTATGAAAAAGAATCATTGTTTGGCGTATTCCATTTCAGACGTAAGATGGTCGCAACTTCTAAACTTCATCAAGTATAAATGTCAGTGGTACGGTAAAGAGTTTAGACAAGTAGATAGATTTTATGCAAGCAGTAAGATTTGCTCCGAGTGTGGAGCGTATCACAAGGATATTGTAAACTCTCTAAGTGTTAGAGAGTGGACCTGTCCTGATTGTGGCACACATCACGATAGAGATGTTAATGCCGCTAAAAATATTTTAATTCAAGCTTTGAGTGTAGGCATTTAAAAATACACTTCGGAAAGGCGCAACCGTGGTAAAATAGTTTAGGGATGGTAGTTCTTGTAAAAAAACGAGAGTAATCTGAACGTTCCCAAGAAAATGCTTGTCTAAAGCAAGTATGGCGTCAACTTGATATACATGAAAGACCTGAGATTAGTAAATCAGATTCTAGAACAAATAGATTTAAGAGAAGATTCACAAATAAGAAGAGTGGTAAATAACAACCACTCTTTTTTGATATAATTATAGAAGGAAGGTGCACCCATGGATAAAATTAAAAAATATTTATTTGCTTTAGTAGCACTAATATTAGTTATATTCAGTTTAGCAAATAATCAAATTCAGACAAGCAAGGCTACAGATGTTACACAGACCGTTGGGTGTATGTTTGGTGACCCAGGAAAAATAGCATTAAAATTAGCGAGAACAGATTATCTTTATTACTTGACACAATCTAAGTCAACGACAACAAAATCTGAAGATGCTAGTACGAATATTAACAACATGATTTTGAATGCAGCTGGGTATAATGTTGGAAAATCAGATGGTACAACACCTTTTGAAAGATTTGGTTTTTCTGGTATTCAATATAGTTCTTACTTAGGCGAATGGGCTTATTATGATGTAGACCCTTGTGCAAACACTGAAGGAAAAATGTCTAACTATGGACAATATTATTCAACAAGAAAAAATCCTCTTTCTACATTTACCGAGACATCTAGTACATTAGACAGACGAGCAAGAAGAAGTTACGATGTAAGACCAAATATGTTATCATTGACGCCTTTAACAATGGCGATGACTGATACGATAATTAATGTCATATTAGGTATAGCAAAGTTTATGTTATCGTTAACATTGGCATTTATTGGTTTTTGCTTTACTGATTTATCGTCATTGGTAGGTTTATCTGTTGAAAATCAAAAGACAATATTCACACAGTTATATACTGGTGTATTTATGCCGATGGTTGTATTATTTATCTTGTTTACGGCTGTATATTTAATATATAGCATGTTGTGGAAAGGTAAAGTAAGAGAAGGATTAGGAGAGTTAGTAAAGGTTGTAGTATGTTTTATGCTTGCTATTATTCTCTCTTTAAATACAGGATTATTACAAATACCAATTAAGATTACAACAACTGCACAAGCGTTAATTATGTCAGGTTTTACTAACACAATTTCAAATGAGAATGAATCAATGTGTCCAGATTATGAAAAACCAGATAGTGATGTAAGTATATTTAGTGATGGTTATTTAAATGAACAGACAAAATATATTAAACAGATTATTGGTTGTAGAATGTGGTCAGAATATCTTTTAAAACCTACAATTAAAGGTCAATTTGGTACTGAATATGAAAATCTTGGTAAATTGACAAACGAGAACGAAGAATGGGTAGGTAAACCAGAAGTCTTTGTAGGGAAAGATAAATCTATCGAAAACTGGGGACTATTTTATGTATCTGTAATGTCAGGTAATCATCAACCTTTAGACAATCAAAATACCGCATCTGTATCAGGTTTAAATAAAGACTACTACAGAATCATAGACGCATTATCTAATTATGAAGAGTCTGGATTTGTGGCAGGTTCAGATATTACAGGAGGTATTGCTAATTTACCTTCAACAGTTGAAATTAACGCAAATCACTGGACATCAGGAGACCCTTATAGTCACGATATAGTTGGACATATAAGAGGTGGTATTAAACCTGAACAATTAGATGGTTTCTTAGACTCAACAGGTATCAAGTATGACAAGAATAGAATTAACGGTAAATTATTATTGGAGTGGCAGAATGCTTCTAAGGTAGATGTCAGAGCGATTATCGCTATTGCAATGTGGGAAAGTTCACTTGGTACAGCAGGTGTTGCAACATCTCCAGGTGCTAATATGTTTGGTTTTGGTGCCTTCGATAGTAATCCAGATAATGCAAAAAACTTCAATGATGCAAAAGCTGTTGTTGAGTTGGCAAAACAGACTCTTATTGCAAACAAAAATAGAACATTTAAACGTCAAGACGATAAAGCGTTCGCTAATGCTCATGGTGGTTTAGATACTGCCACAGAAGGTGGTGTATATTTCACATCAACAAGTGGCACAGGTAAAAAGAGAGCAAACACTATGGCATTGATTGATGCATATATTGACGCTAATGGTGGAGCAGATGACCACTTAACAGATATTGGTGATACTCCATCAGATGCCAAAGCAACAGAATCATTAACAAGCAATATTCCGATGGTAAAAGCAACAGTACCTACAAGAGAATGGAACTACTTTATTGGTAATGACTATGGACTGAAATTTGGACAGGCAACACTTACATTGTTGTTTACAAGTGTTGGTATCATATTACCTATGGTGTTTGCATTTATGGGAATTGTGTATGGTTTACAGTTAACACTGTTTGGTGTATTATCTCCTATTTTCTTATTATTTGGATGTTGGGCTGGTAGAGGTACTGAGATAGCGAAGAGATATTTTGGAACCATGTTAAGCGCTATGATGAAACGAATTGGTACAACAGTGTTAATGATGGTTTCAATTATATTAGTTACAAATTCTATGGCATTAATAAACTCTGTAGGAGCAGTTCAATCATTAATCTTTATTATTGTAATTTCATATATAATATTTAAGAAGAGACATGATTTATTAAATATGTTCCAGATAGGTAACTTTGGACAGTTGCAGTTAATTCAACACCTAGGAAAATCAACAAATAAACTTAGAGGTGTTGGAACAGATGTCAAAGATGTTGCAGCTGGAGCAGTTGTTGGTGGAATTGCAGGATTTAGAAATGGATTAGGTTTTGGTAGTTTAGAAAATGCACAAGACACTATGCATGAGGTATTACGCGGTGCTATGGCAGGAACTAAATCTACTATTGGTGATAAGATGTATCGTAGTCATGTAGGAAGAATGACTCAAACATTAATTAGAACAATGAAGCATGATGAGTCAGACCATTATTGTATTGAGTGTGGTATTAAGTTACATGACGGATTAGCTTATGTAAATGAAGATGGTTTATATTATTGTGAAGAATGTGCAGCAGCAGCTAATTTTGAAGGAATGTCAGCTGTAACATTAGATACACATAATGAAGGTTATACATTTACATCTGGAAATGAGAGAGCTGTAGTTATCAAGAAAGATTACGAAGGAAATATTGTTGAAGGAAAAGCATCTCATGTAACAATAGATGAATGGGCTAAAAACCAGAGTGCAGAGAGAGCAATTCAACAAGCATCTGATTCGATGGCTATTATTTATGATGATACAAATAATGTAAGAAATTCTTATCAAAATCATAGTGTTAAGAGTGTATTTATTCCTACACCATTAAGAACAACACTAATGAATAGTGAGATGAGAGAATTAACAGTTAAATCTCAAAATGAAGATAAGGCTCTAGAGTCTGTAGATAATATTGAATCTAAATTTGAAAATGCTTGGAAGGAAGTATTGACCAATAAATTAAGAGATACGACAGATTATAAAGATAATTATTTAGATGAGAATGGACAAGTTAAGAATCAAGAAGAAGCAGATAAATGGGTAAATGATAATGTTGAGAAGTTTGAGAAGTCTATCAACGATATTAAATCTCAATATAACAATAAAGAAGAAACTAAGGAAGAGAGTATAAATGATGAAGATAGTGAATAATGTACAAGTTTATGGTTTAGAAAATAGCATTAGGGCAGCCAAGTTCCCTATGGCAACAGATTTTGAAAATCTGACAAGTGAAAAGAGCAAAAGCACTGACTCTTTAGGAAAAGCAAAAATAGGAAGCGGGCACGATAATTTCTTAAACGGTATCATTGTCCAATTTGATTTAACCTTTAGTAATAAAGCATGGGTTGAAATGCAGAGATACCACTTTATTGACTTTATTAGTTCTGGTTCAACGATGCATAGAATTACCAAGTTCGACTTAAAAGAGGCTTGTAATGAATATGTAGATGAGCGAATTATTAAGATACTACAAGAAAAGGTAGATGAATACAACAATGGCGAAAAGACATCAGAAAAGTATCTTGAAATTCTCTATAATATTCCTAGTGGTTTTAGAATGACAGCTGCCATGACAACGAACTATCGTCAATTAAAAACTATTTATCATCAACGCAAGAATCACAGACTTCCAGAGTGGAGAGAGTTTTGTAAGTGGATTGAAACATTACCAGAACATGAATGGATAACTAATTGTAATTAAATATTTACATCTATATTGTTTTGTTGTATAATTATATAAAGAAAAGTGAATAGGTGATAATATGGGTGAGACATTACTTGAAACATGGGTGCTAAGAGAAGGAACACATGAAGATTATTTAAAAATGCAACAAATTAGAAAGGGTGAAAATTTAGAGTCTCTTTTAACAGACGAGAACTGGGTGATTCGAGCCCTTTTAGCAGAGAACAGACATTTCTTAGATATTCTTGTGAATGACAAAGATAGTGGTGTAAGACAATATGTCGCACAATATGGTACAGATAAGCATTTAGCAATACTTATCAATGATGTAGACGAAATTGTCAGAATGCATGTGGCATGGCGTAGATACGGTTTAGAAAAATTAATTCATGACGAATCAGAAGAGGTTAGATGGGGTGTTGCTTGTGAGGAATATAGACTAGATATTCTTGTAAACGACCCAAGTCCTCGAGTTAGAGAAAAAGTTGCACAAAAAGGATACGGTTTAGAAATTTTGGTGCATGATAAAGATTATCACGTTCGTTGTGCGGTTGCAAAACATGGCTATGGCTTGGATATTCTTGTTCATGACGATAATGAGTGGGTATTGTTTGTTGTTATTGAACAAGGGTATGGTTTCGATATTCTTATTCATAATAATAATCCTCGTATTAGAGCAGATGTTGTTGAGCATTGTAAAGATGCTAAATATTTAGAGATTGCGTTACACGATGAGTCGCCAGAGGTAAGAAGAGCTGTAGCGAGAAGATATTATGGTCTAGAAATTCTTAAAAAAGATGAAGACTCGTGGACTGCAAACGTCGCAAAAGAAATGCTCAACAAACAAATATTACAAAGTTTATGTAAGTAAAGCAGGAAATTAAATCCTGCTTTTTTGATATATATTTTAGAGACTATATAAATAGAAAGTGGTGATGTCATGTCAAAATATCATATCAAAGCAGATGGCAGTATAGGTATTTGCCATGCAAAGTCTGGTAAGTGTCCATATACAACACATATTATGGCTGATACAATAGAACAAGCACAAATAGAAGCGGACGCTGTTGCATATAAAAATCAACAAGAAGAATTAAAACGAAAGTTCGGAGATAATGTTCCCACAATGGATGCATTACTTGATAGTGATGGTGTTGGTAAACTGGCAAGAGAGCAAATGCTTAGTTCAGACGATATTGTTAGTAATGATGCAGATAATTTCAGAGAAACGCTAAGAAAACAATTGTATAGTACTGGAGGCGTAGATGGCATAATTATGAAATCGTTACCTCCTGAAGAACTAGAGAGTCAAATTAAAAAAGACACAGATGAATTAGAGACTATGTTGAAGAGTGACATACCAGAATTAAATAAAAAGTTAGATATTAATAACTACAAGCAAAAGGGATAGAAGTATATGTCAAAAGTAAAAGCATTGAATAGAGATGGTAAAATTACATGGTGCACTGCAAGGACACCAGGACAAAGAAATTGTAATCACGTACTTCATCAAGGTGCACGAATGACCGATGGTGAATTTCAGGAATGCGTTGATGAATATAATGAGAGAATGTTACAGAAATTAAATAGTTTAGATGAGAATGATAGGATAGAATGTGCTAAACGAGGGTATGGACTTAATATTCTTAAAAATGATGAGAGTAAAACTGTTAGAGATATTGTAAATAGCGAACTAAGTAAAGAAGAAAAGGCAAAATCAACAGAACAAGAGATAGATGATGATTTTAATGACTATTCAAAGCATATTGCGATTAAAGACAGTTTAATGGTTGGAGAAATAAAGGCTCATCTCGAAGAGAAATCAAGAGAATTTGATAGAGACCTTAAGAGATTGGAAAAAGAGATAGAAAACGAAGACAGCGTTTCATCAAAAGAAGATAATGAAGACGACATTTAAGTTGTTGTATAATAATAATGAAGAAAGGTATATATACTAAAAATGGATAAGAAAGAATTAAAAGACATGACTGACGCTGAACTCTTAGCAGAATTGGAGAGTTTAAACGAAGAAGTAGACGACATGTTTGTAGAAGATGAAGAGGATAAATAGTTATCCTAGAAGTCATTAAAATCTCACAGTTTAAAAATATGTGAGATTTTTTTATAAAGATGTAATTTGAAGTGTTTGTGCTTTATTATGTAATTTTATTGTTGAATGATAGATTAAAGCAAGTTTATTATTAAATGCGTTTTGAAAATATTAGTTATAATTAAGATTATTGAAGTTAATTTTGACTATTTGTCATAATGATTAGATTAATTGATATATATAATATTAGAAATTGTAGAAATGAAAGGAGAAACACAACATGTACGAAGAGCGAAATTGTAAGATAAGAGAAAATGGTAAAGCAACCAGAGAAAGACGTTCTCACATGGATTGTTGTGTTATCTCTGTAAAAATTCAAGAGAATAGATTGTCTAAAGCAAAATTAGAAAAATTAATTCGTTGCTTCTTAGAGGCAAAATGGTTATACAATGCTGTTGTAGCATCCAAAACATTGGCTATTGAAGATATGTCTAATGTTCAGGTCAAACTTAAAGATTCTTTTGAAGTTAGACAACTTAATACACTTTCTGCACAGATGAAACAGTCAGTTGTAGATAATGTTAAACAAAACGTCTTTAATCTTTCTAAAGCCAAGAAAACTGGTCATAAAGTTGGCAGACTTCAATTTAAAAGAGAGTGTAATGAAATTAATCTAAAACAATCTGGTAAAACATATATTATTAAAGGAAAAAATAAAATCAGAATTCAAAACATTGGTGTTTTAGTTGTGAATGGACTTGAACAGATTAATTTAGATGAAGTTGAGTTCGCCAATCCTAAACTCATCAGAAAACCATCAGGTTTCTATATTCATCTAACCGTTTATACTAAGAAACAACCTCAGTCTAATACCGAGAAAGAAGTTCTTGGTTTAGACATGGGAATCAAAGACCAATTAATATTCTCTAATGGAGTTAAGGTAAACTTTTACGTGGAAGAAAGTGAACAACTTAAAGGATTGGCGAGGAAGTTATCTCGCCAGGTTAAGGGTTCTAACCAGTATAAGCAAACTTTAGCAAGAATTAAGAGAATCTTTGAGCACCAGAACAATAAAAAATCAGATGTGGTCAACAAATTAAATAACATTTTAAAGCAAAACTACATCATCTGTTTCCAAGACGAGTTGCTAAATCAATGGAAACGTAAGAAGTCTAAACGTAAATTTAGTTTCGGAAGAAAAGTTCAACACGGAATCTTAGGGAGAGTTAAAAACAAACTAAAACAGAACCAATCTAACCACATGTTAGAGAGTTCTGTTCCTACAACTCAAACCTGTCCTGTGTGTGGATGTCTAACGAAACATAGTTTAGATAAGAGAAAGTACCACTGTGAACAGTGTGGATTCGAAAATCCCGACAGGGATGTTCATTCTGCGAATATGATGGTGCTATTGAGCGGGTATGGAACGTATCGCTCGTTAAACACGGATACTGTTAGCACCGAGAGGATGGTTGGTTTCTTAAACAACTTATCTGAACTTGGTGTGGTAGTAGAAGATACTACTAGAAGCATGTAAGCCCATTGTTTTTGGTTTATGGGTAGTTCATATATTTTGATAGAAAGGAAATCAAGACATGTCAAAAGTACGAGCATTGAATAGAAATGGTGAAGTTACTTGGTGTACAGCCAAAACACCTGGAAGTGGTAATTGTAATCATGTGTTGCATCAAATAAATGGAATGACTGATAGTGAGTTCCAGAAACAGGTTGATGAATATAGTGAAACAATGACAAAGAAGATGTATAGTGATAATGGACATGATAGAGTCGAATGTGCAGAACAAGGATATGGTTCAGAGTTTTTGGCTAATGATGAGAGTCCTGTGGTTAGAGCAGTTGTTGCACGTCATGGTGACCAGTTAGATAAATTAGCAGATGACCCAGATGAGTTTGTTCGTGCAGTAGTTGCAGCGAATGGTAAACATTTAGATAAATTAATTAAAGACACGAGTCCATTAGTTCGTAAAGCAGTTGCAAAACAAGACTATGGTTTAGAAATCCTAAAAGATGACCCTAGTTCAATTGTAAGAGATTGTGCATTAAAACAGATTGAAAAGAAAAAAGCTAAAAAAGAAAAGAAAATAGAGAAACATCTACAAGAATCTACATTATCTGACATTGAAATTAGGAAATTAAAACATGATGGTGGCTTAGAAGTATTTGAAGAGTTATTTAATGACAATGGTGTTGGATTAACAAACGAAAATATAGATGTCATTTTGCAAGATTCTTCTCATACAAAATTAGCATCTAGTTTAAGAGACTATTTAGAAGAACATAAACGAGATAAATTAGTAATGGTCGGATTAGAAAATAGACATAAATACTATTTTAATAATGACGTAAGACAAAGCAAGGTAAAATATTTTAATAATATAGGTTTCTATGTTATGAAGAAGGGAGAATAGAATGCCAAAATATCATATTGGAAAGGGAGGCATCCCAAGAATATGCAAAGCTGTAGTTAGACCATGTCCTTATGGTGGAGACGAGGCACATTTTACAACAATTGATGCTGCTCAAAGAGCTGCTGATAATCTAAATACACAATTACAACAGTTAAATCAGAATCATCAAATTGGATTTGCAACAGTTAACAATAATGCTTATGTTTATAATAGTGAAGGTGTAGATTTAGCATCTAGACTATTAGTTAAGGCAAAGAGAAACAAAGAAAGATTAGAATCTGCATTTGATTATTACGAAAATCAGTTGTTAAGAACGATGGAGAATGCTAATATTAAATCTATTAAAGATGAAATAGGAACTGTTTCATTTATTGCTGCTGGAGAAAGAACAACTGTAGATGTAGATTCATTAAAAGAACAAGGTTTATATGACCAATATTCAAAATTATCTCATTATAATGAATTTATCACAACTGAAGATGATATTGAGGATAACAAGTTAGCAAAGGTTGCTAAGGATTATCAAGCATCATTAAAGGATTATAGTTCAGATGACATTTCATTCTCTGTTACGGAAGATGGACAATTATCTCCTGAAGGAAAAGAAGCTCTTAGAAAGTTAAGAGACCTTAAATTAAAGATTGATAGATTTAAAGAAACTGAAAAAGAAGTTAAGTCTAGATTAATTGAGTCAATGAAATCTAACAATTTAAAGGAATACACAGCTAATGGCACCAAGTTTATTTATGTACCAGAAGGTGATAGAAGTATTGTAGATACTCAAGCATTAAAAGACGCAGAGTTGTATAATGTTTATTCAAGAACTATCCCAACAGAAGCAACAGTTAGATTTAGATTTACAGCTTAATGTTTATTGATATAAAGACCGCAAATACAGCGGTCTTCTGTTGTATAATATAAATGTAGTGAAGCAATTGAAGGGATAAGGAAGTAAGATGGAAAATAATGTAGAACAAATTCAAACAGAATTATCTCTAATTCAGGCAGCATTAAAAGAGCAATCCGTAATTGTTAATGTAATGTCTGTTTTAGATGAATATACATTTATAAGTAAGAAATATGAATTAGCATGGAATTGTTTAAAGACAAAAGCTCAATCTAACGAAGAAGGGCAGAGAATCTCTTTAGACGATATTATCGATGCAGTAAGACAAGGTAATGAATCTTTATCTCAAGATGATATTCATGCTATCATTACTCCATGTTATACTTCATTATTAAGTATTGCTAAAAAATTAATGAGATTTGAAACTGTTAGACGTATTAATAGTGAAGCAACTAAAGCAACAGAAGAAATTTTAAGTGGTGCTATAGACCCATCAGAAGGTTTAATTCGTATTGGAACATCTCTAGAAGATATGAATACAAGAATTACTGACAATAGAGACTATAAGCCTTTTGTTGATAAATTTAGAGATATTGCAGGAGCTGCATTAAATCCAGAAGCACCATTGGCAGATGTTATTCCTTCACCATGGAGACAGTTAAATAGATATTTAAAAGATGGTGGTATTGGAAGTGGACAACTTGTAACAATTGCAGCGAGAACATCAGTTGGTAAAACTGTAATGGCAACTAACTGGGCAGCACATGCAGCACGTCTAGGTAAGAAGGTAATGTATGTTTCACTTGAGGTAGACGAGACAGATATTATTAAGAGAATGGTATCTTATACAAATGATATTTTCTTAAGTGACCTGTCACCTACTAGAGCGGCTAATAACAATTTTGTACAAACAAAGATTAACACAGCATTAGAAGAAATCTCAAATTGGAATGTGGTAATTGAAGATGAACCAGGTTTAACACTAGATAAAATTGCAGCAAAGGCCTATACAAAGAAAAAGACAGATGGATTAGATGTTTTATTTGTTGACTATCTTGGATTAATCGCAATTTCAGGAAGAAGTAAACGTGAAGAGTTAGCAACACTATCTAGAAGTTTTAAAGTAATGGCTAGACGTTTAGGTATTCCTGTTGTTATTCTTGCACAGGTCAATCGTGAGCGTAGAGGTGATGAGGACCCTATGCCTCATTTATCAGACATTAAAGATGCCGGTGATATTGCTAATGACAGTGACGTTGCAATCATTCTACATAGAGATTTGCATGATGACAGTATTGAAAAGAAAATGACGGTATTACTCGAAAAGAACCGTGGTGGTCAGACTGGTAAATACATGTCATTCCCTATTGAATTAGCGAAGAACCAAATTTTAGATAATGACGATGATGAATTACAAGGCTTTGGTGGAGATACTAATACACAACAAAATATCGAAGAACCTAAGACAGAAGAAGTTGAAGTTCAAGAACCTATTTGGAATGATGATGTGTCGAAGTTTGAAGAAGATGATGAAGATGTAGACATTTTTGATGGAGCATTTAGTTAATATGTATAGAATGGTTGATGATGAAAAAATTCAAAACAATATTAAACGAAACAAACATCTACATGACATAACGTATAGAGATGATTTATGGAAACAAGACATTGCTTCAAGATTAGTAAAGTTCATTTATGGTTCAAACGACACAAAAATGGCTGTAATGATAAAATTGTTAAAGAAATATATTGAAGAGTATGTATTAACAGGAAAAATGACAGAAGATAGATTCTCAGATGTTATATGTGTATTGTCTAATGAGAATATGACTCTTACAGAGTGGAATATTGAAATGATTAATATGAGAATTGAAAATGGCGAGTTTGAAGAGTATTTAAAAGAAGTGAGAAGTCAGAGATTCAATAAGTTTAATGAAAAAGATTTGGATTGGTGGTTATAAATGAATAATAAAGAACATATATTAGACAATTTAAGACAATGGTCAGCTTTATTAAACTTAAAAGGATATAGTCAATATTCTAAGTTAAGTTATAATCTTTATACAGACCAGAAAGTAAGAGAGTTGTTACAGAGAAATGGCACAGTTAGAATAGCTTTATTCTCTGACAATATTATTAAAAATAAATCAAAAGCCTTTGAGATTGCAACTCATTTAATTAATGTTGGAATTCAACCTGAAAGTGTAAAGATACTAACTATGGACCAATGTTTAGATGCAATGTGGGCAAAACCAGAGTCAGAATTTAATAAGAATAGTTTATTTGATAAGAAAAATCAATTATTGATTATTATTGATTGTTATGTTGTTAGTGAAGAAACAAATCATTTGAAGGCAGCTCAGTTTAGAGAAGCATTTTCAAATTACTGTAAAAGTAATCCACACATTAATATTATTATTGCATCGTCTGATGAGAAACTAACAACTAACAATTGTATATTTAATTTAGATATAGATAGAACAAAAAAGTATTCATTTTTCGTAGTGCAAAGTAGAAAATAGGAGAGAAAATATGATTTTAAATGTAAATAATGCAGAATTTGTAAATCTTGCAAAAACAGTAACAAAAAACGTCGGTAAAGACCAATCTTCACAATTAATTTTAGATATTAGAGATAATAATGTATTAAATTTATCTTATTGTTCACCTTCATGTATTTTATCTGGAGATATGCATTTTTCTTCAGAATCTTATGAGCCAATGAAGTTGTGTTTATCTGGAATTCAGTTAAAGACAATCGCTGGATTGATTTTCGTTAATGAAACACCAATCAAATTAGAAATTTCAGATGACAAGAATGTGTTAACAATTCATACTGATACATCTGACTTTAGAGTTCCAATTATCGATACGCCTATTGTTGAATTTAAGACAGATACAAAGAATCATGGAAGTGTAAATGGTAATGAATTTATTAAAATTGTTAATGATTTATCTAAGTTGATTCCAAGTGATGTTGTTTTAAATAATCACCCAGCATCATGTTTAAATATTATTGCAAAAGACAATGTATTACGTTTAGTTTCTACAAACACTTTTGGTTTAGTAGAAAAAACAATGGAATATAATGGAGAAGACTTTCATGTATTGCTTAAACCATTACAAGTTGCAACATTAATCAACACATTTGGAATTAATGAACCAATCACATTATTAAAGAGTGGAAGTAAATTTGGCTTCTATAATTCAGACAGTATTCTTCATTTAGTTTCAACGGTAAACCTTGAACCTCTTAAGTATGATGCATTTAAGACAACAGCAAAGACAGAACGTTCATTTATCACAGACATCAACTCATTTAGATATGGAATTCAAGCAATGATGAAGTTGAGTCCAGATAGTAATCAGATTTGGTTAGGATTAAATGACAATAAAATTGAGTTTAAGAATACAAATAGTGATACAACAGACATTGATTTAGAGAATTCAACTGGAGATACGGAGACAGTTATTGAGTTTGGTGCTCAGACGTTAAGTATTTTATCTAATTACATCGATTCTAAGATTAAGGTTTATTATAGTTCAAACACAGGAAATCAAGTACTTAAGATTGAATCATTAAAGAAAGAAAAAGATTCTGACGAATATGTTGCAGATGAGAATATGTTCATTGCAACAGGTGTTTCAGTAATGCATGTATAAGACTAGATTTAATTCTAGTCTTTTTATGATATAGAAGATATGGAAAGGAAGACGATAATATCATGAGAAAAATATTTTTAGGTTTATTTATGATTTTATCTTTTATAAGACCTGTAAGTGCTGAAGAAGTAACAGTTCCAACTGAAGGTTTTAAAATAGAAGTAGAGAGAAAACCATTAGAGAACGATAATCTAACAGGTGCTGTTGACATTAAAATTTACAATAATTCTAATCAGACAATTGGTGTATTATTAAAGTCCAATCAGTCTATTGGGTGGTTAGCAGATAAAACAATAGAAGATGAATATAAAATTGGTTTTATAAGTTCAGATTATAGAACTGTTCTATTATACGTAAAACCTCATAGATTTGTCGCTGAGAATGGTTTTAACTTAGTAATGACTGAAGATAAAGAAAAAATCGACAAATCTGTATCAATAGATTATGCAACATTTATGAAGACAGATGATTTAAATAATTTAGACATCAATAATGAAGAACAAGTAAATAAAGCAATTGAGATAGCAACAGATAAAGGAACATTTACATTAAATAAAGAAGATAAAGATAATTTTAAGAGTAATATTCCAGTATCTGATACAATTGAAGATGATATTAAAGCAGTATTAAATCCTAAAGAAAGTAAAACAATTAAGGTTGATAAAGGAAACATTTTTATTCCATTAGGAATTGGTTTAGTTATTGTTTCAGGATTAGGAGTAGGAGCTTATTTAATAATTAAAAAGAAGAAGAAAGAGGTAACACAATGATTCAGTTTTTCGCAACAACAATAACATTGTTTGTTTTAGATTATTTTTTCCACTTTTTTGGAATTACAGACATTAAGGTATATTTCATTTTAGGTTTCTGTTACACTGTGTTAGTAAAGATTATTAAACCTCTTGTCAAGCTTGTCTCATTACCATTCAATATTGTAACATTAGGATTAGTCTCATTGATTATCAATACAGTAATCACAATGTTATTGTTTAAATATTTTGGCATCAACTTTACTTTCACAAAGACACTACTAATGAGTATTGTAATTAGTTTTGTGTCAGCATTTGTAACAACAATTTTGGAGGCGTAGGGATATGACATTATCATTGAGAGAAAGATTAGAAATGGCAGCTAAAAATAGTGATGCTGTTTTAGAAAATAATAACGATACACAAGTTGAAAAAAGACCATTTAAGCAAGACATTGTAGAAACTGCACAGGACGATAATTATGAAGAAGATGATTATTCTACTGATGAAATAGAAGAAACACCTCAGGATGCACAAGATGACAGCCAAGATGAGGAAGAGCCTTCTATCAAAGAAGAAATATCACATGAAGTAGATATAGACAGTCTTGTGAAGAAAGTTTTAGACATGAATGACCTGATTAGTACGTATGACGAATATACAATGTCTTATATTCAAGATTCATTAAAGAAAAATGATAAAGCATCAGTTATAAGTTGTATAATAAACATGGATAGTAGTTATAGTAATAACATTTTAAAATTAAAAGATTTGATTAAGATGGATGGTTCAGATAGAGCATTTGCTATCATTGAACTTGACAATATTGAAGGATTAGCAAGATTAGTTGAAAGTTTTAATCCAACATATCATTACAATTCTGAACAAAGTACAATTCTTGTTAAAAAAGATTTAACTAAAGCGATTGAGTCTTTAGATAATAATGTTCTAGATAAGATGTTACCATTGTTAGAACTTTTAGAAATTGCGAAAGGGTAGTATAGATTATGAGCGAAAAGAGTATATGTGTAAGATTAGATACATCAGGTGAACATATTATTATTAAAACGGAGAGACCGTTAAGTTTCTTGATTTTAAAGGAATTTGTTGCACTTAAAGATGAATGTATGTTAGGTTCTTATACGTATACTTTTCCTGTTTATACTAACAATTGTTTTTCTGCATTCTTCTTTATTAAGAAGTTTTATAACAACATTGACGTATTAGAAAATGAATTAAAACTAATTAAGAAGCAAGCTGAGAAAGTTGCTCAACCAAAGGTTTATCAATTAGCAGAAGGTTATCTTGGAATAACTGTTCCACCAATTGAGTCATATATAAGAATTTTAAATTCAATTAATGCAACAAATATCATGAAAGATACATATCGTGTACCTTTTAGTAGATTATATGAAAGTTATCGATTATTATCTTCATGGCAACATCCATTTTTACCAAAATTTATTATTGATAAAGAATTGGATGATATTATTAAAACACCATTAACATCTTATAATACAATGAGAGACATTATGAACGTTGATATTTCAGAATTGTCAACAGTATATTATGGTTATAAAATTAAAAAAGAAGGTTTCGATAAATTAGGATATACTAATGCAGCTGAATTATTGTTTAAGAGACCTGTAAAGTACATTGATAGAAGAAGAACGGAATCATGGAATCATTGTCCTTTTGGTGAGTCAGTTTTTGTTAGATGTATTATTCAAAATGTTATGGTTTCGAATGGAAAAGCATATATAGAAGTTCAAGATGTCGAAAGTAAGAGAGAATTTGAAATCACGTTTTTTGGTGGTGCATATCTAGGAAGAATGTATAAGCCTGGAGATGTTGCAATTATTCAATTAATGAAGATTGGTAAAGATAAAGCAAGCGGACAAAACATCTTCTCAGAAGCTGACGTTCAGAGTATGCCAATTATACCTGTTTATAGACAAAGTCCATCAAATAAAATTACATCAAAAGTTTTAACTCAATGTGTTCAAGAAGTTTTTACAAGATTTGATGGCAAAGATTTAGCAGATTATATAAATTTAGATTCTTCTTTATGGGAATTATTATATGATTTACATTTCCCTAAAGACGTAACAAACTACATTGATACGATCGATAAATTAGCGTATATTGAGTTATTGTACTTACAATTAGTTTTCTTAGATAGAAAGTATAATTCAAAAGATGAGATTGGATTAAGTAAGGTTCCAACAGGAAAAACAAATTACTCTAAAGAAGCATATAAAAATCTTCCGTTTAAATTAACAAATGGTCAGTCTAATGCCATAAAAGAAATGATTAATTGTTTAAGAAGCACAACACCTGAAAAAGTATTATTATCTGCAGATGTCGGTAGTGGAAAAACAATATGTGCTCAGATGGCTTGCTTATATAATGCGGATTGTGGTTTCCAAAGTGTACTAATTGGACCTACAGAAATTCTTGCACAACAGTTGTATTCAACATTCATTAAATTTACAGAAAAGTTGAATAAAAAACCTAACATTGTATATTTATCAGGAAAAACAAAAGCTAAAGAAAAGGCTGATATATATAAAAAGTTAGAGACTGGTGAAATAGATATTTTAGTTGGTACTCATAGTGTATTAACAGTTCCTAAGTTTCATAATTTAGGTTTAGTTGTAGTAGATGAACAACAAAAATTTGGTGTTGTTCAAAGAGAGCAATTATTAGGTGTAAGAGAAGATGGTAAAATACCTGATTTAATTTCACAGACAGCAACACCGATTCCAAGAAGTGTTGCAACATCATTCTTTGGTGATTTACACCTGATTACAATTGAAGAAAAGCCTCAAGATAGAATTCCAATTAAGACTGAATTACTAAAAGTCAATAGTGAAGAATTTCTTAAAGGAAAATGTTCAGATGTTTGGAATAACATTAATACAGAATTGCAAAATGGACATAAAATGTTTATTGTAGCTCCGGCAGTTGAAGAAGACACGAAATGTATTTCAACAGCAAAGATAGATAAAGCAATGAAACATTTACCTATGTTATATGCAAATAATATTAAATACAAGGTTGTAACAGGAAAACAATCTAAGGAAGCACAAGAAAAAACACTAAAAGGATTCAGAGATGGAGAATTTAATGTTTTAATAGCATCATCTATTGTTGAAGTTGGTATCGATATTAAAGAAGCAACAATAATTGTAATATTAGGGGCTGATAGATTTGGAGCAAGTTCTCTTCATCAGATTAGAGGACGTGTAGGAAGAAACAATTTACAATCTTATTGTTATTTAGTAAATGATGGTAAAGATGACAATCCTAGATTAAATGCATTAGTTCATAGTGATAATGGTTTCCAAATTGCTTTATCTGATATGGCAACGAGAAACATTGGAGATATTTTAGGTACAAAGCAGTCTGGTGAGAGTAACTTGAGATTCTGTGATGTAAATGAGCATGTTAAATATGTTGAAGCTGCTCAAGTTGAAGCAGAAAAAATTTATAATTCAAATCAAAAGAAGAAAGCATTGGAAGATGCATATAGTTTTTTAGGAATTGAGAGGTAACAAAGTATGCAGAAGTTTTTTAAATATTTGTCTTTCTTAAAAAAGAAATTAAATACAACTAATAAGGTATTATTCTTTATGTCATTTGTTACATTAAGTCTAATTGGTTTCTTTTTAGGATTAGTTGTTGATATTTACTTACCATGGAATTTTGTTTTTAATACAGTAAGATGTTTAGTTGTATTGTATGTATCTCTTGTTGTGTTCTCATTTACGTTTAGTATTGTAACAGAGATAAAACAGAGATATGATAAAAGATTTAAGTTTGAATGGTTAAAAGATTTGTCGTTTAAACAAAGAACAAATTTATCAATTATCATTGCAGGTATTTGTATTATTTTGTTTATTCTAACTATTAAGGTAAATAGTGTCTATTATACTTTTATTGCTGGTGTACTATTCTCTCTATTTATTTGGTTGATATATTTTATGAAACCAACAGTTGACGAGATTGAAGCAATGTACGCTGGTGAAGAAGATATGAGAGACATTAAGTATAACAAAAAATAAGAAAGGTATAATTATTATGAAGATTACAGTTTTTAATCGTGATGGTGAAGTCACAAAACCAATGAAGGAGATTGTAATTAAAAAGTGCAAATCCCTTGAATCATTTCCACTCGTTATTAAGGACGACACAGAAATTAGATTCGAAGTTGAGCATAAAAAGAACAATAAGTTTAAAGTTGAAGGAACTATTATTTCTAATAAAGAAACATTACATGCTAAGGTTTATGGTTTAGACTATTACGAATTGGTTGGAGAATGTGTAGACAAATTAACACGACAAGCGCGTAAAGTTAAGACAAAGGTAACGTCTAAGAAGACAAAGAAAAAGGAAGAAGAAAACTTAGATGATTTAGAAGAATTAGACGAGATTTTAGACGATTAACTAAAAGGTACTCGAAAGAGTATCTTTTTAAGGATTTCAGAAAGTGGTCAGGACGTAAAACAGTGGCCTACTGTACCACTAAAACAGCCGTAAAAAGGTCAAAAAAGAAGAAGCTGTATAATCTATCACTTTTAGTCAAAATCATGGTTTAAACGATTCTAGCATCACTTTATGATATAATAATTGTTGTAAAATAAAATAAAGGAGTAATATAAAATGAAGATTAATTTTAAATACATTGGAGATTTTGATGCACCTAAGATTCAGACATCTGGTGCAGCAGGGTTAGACCTATTTAATAATGAAAAAGAGATTAGAATTTTAGAAGAAGGAAAGTCTATTGTAATTTCAACAGGATTTTATGTAGAAATTCCTGAAGGATATGTAGGATTAGTATTTGCAAGAAGTTCATTAGGTTTTAAGTTTGATTGTACATTAGCAAATTCTGTTGGTGTAATTGATTCAGATTATCGAGGAGAAGTAAAAGTAAAGATTCATAATCATTCAGACAAACCAAAGATGATTGAACCAAATGAGAGAGTTGCTCAAATTGTTGTGGTTCCATGTTTTAATCAATTTACACAAGTTGATGAGTTAAGTGAGACTGATAGAGGAAGTAATGGTTTTGGAAGCACAGGTAAGAAGTGATGAAAAAATTTTTAGATAATTCATTATTTAAGATAGTTTTAATGTTAGTATTATTGGCATTAACAGTATCATCATTTCAAAACCAAAATAATGGAATTCAATATGTATTCTTAGTGATATTTGTTTTATATACATGTTCATTATTATTCACAAACTTCTTTAAAAGTCTTACTTACATAATTGGTTTGATAGTTTATGAAGTAATTATTTCAATTTTATTGTTACAGTTTGAAAGTTTACTAGGTATGACATTGTTAGCGACATTTATTCCATTGACTATTTCTTCTATTTTCTTAAATGAAATTATATTAGACCATTTTAAAATTACAAGTAAGAGATTATTAATCACAATTTTAGTAAATTTGTTAACAGTATTAATGTTACTTGCTTATGTATATTTTTCTAAGAGTATCAATTCATTATTATGTATTTTGATATATTTAATAGTAGAAGTTGTTTTTGTTACAATTTTATTTAATCGAAAAGCGGATTCTAATTAAAGAGTCCGTCTTTTAAGTTGTATAATAATTTTAGAGGAGATTCATACGCATGAAGAATTTTACTAATTTAATTTTATATAGTGATTATAGTGTCAATATAGGTTATGGCACTATTGATGAATATATTAATGTATGTAAAGAAAAGAATATTAATACATTAGCTTTGACAGACGTTAATTCTATGATGGGTATTTTTAGATTCTTAAATAAGTGTAAAGCCAATAATATTAAATCTATAATTGGTGTAACTTTAGAGATAGATAAGAACAATGTTACGTTGTTGGCGAAGAATTTACAAGGTTATCATGAATTGTGTAGAATTTTAATGCTATCAACCAAAAATAATTATGAAGAGCCGTTTTTGAGAATTGATGATATCAATGAAACAGATAATATTGTAGCAATTCTTCATACATTTGAAAAAGAAGTATCAGAAGAGTTTATTAGTCAAATCAAATTAAAGATTCATGACACATATTTGGAATATACATTGTTGTTAGGAAATAGACAACATATTAGACAGAGCGTTGTAAGATTATCTGAGTCAACTGGTACACCTATAGTTCTCTGTAATCCAACATTCTACTCTACTCAAGATGATTTCGATATGTGTGAAATGAATATGGCTTTGTCACACAACTATCAAATGTCAGAGACACCCATCACAAGAGGTGGTTTAAGACCTGCACTTTATAGCAATGAACATTATTTAAAATCAACAGATGAAATTTCTGATTATATTGAGAAAAACTATCAAGATGTCAAAAAAGAAATTATTGATTTGGCATTTGAAAATAACAGTAAAATTGTAGATAGTATTGAACAAGTAGAATTAGAATATCAATTAGGTTTACGACCTATTCCAAATATTCCTGCACCATACACAGATAATCTATCTTATTTTAAAGCGTTAATTCAAGAAGGCTGGAATAAAATAGTTGTTGGTAAACCTAAACAGATTCAGTTAGAGTGGAAGAAGAGAATTCAAAATGAGTTAGAGGTTATTCATTCTAATGACTTCATAGACTACTTCTTAGTTGTAAGAGAATATATTAAATGGTCAGAAGATAATGGTTATCCAACAGGAACAGGAAGAGGTTCTTGTGGTGGTAGTTGTATCGCAAGATTATTAGATATTCATAAAACAGACCCTGTTCGTTATGATTTAATGTTTGATAGATTTTTGTCACCTGGCCGTTCAGCAATTGCGAGAATTACATATAATGACGATTCTTTTGAAGAGGTACCAGTATCAACTATTAAAAATATTAATAACAAAGATAATTATACATACACAATTCATGTTGGAGACAATGTTGACAATAAAATTGTAACAGATTATAAGATTGTAGATATTGGTGCAGCACCTGACGTAGATACGGACTTTATTCCAAGTGCACGTTCATTGGTATTTAAACATTGTCAAGAAGTGTATGGTGAAAATAATATTACTCATATTATTACAAGAATGCCATATAAACCAAGAAATGCATTTAAAGCTATTTGTAGAATTTCTGGAGTAAATCCACAAGAAGCAAATGTGATTAGTGAGTCATTACCTGATTCAACGTCTAAAGACACATTATTAAATGTACTTGATGAAAAGAATGATGAATACAAAGCTGTGAGACTTCAGTTAAATAGTAAATTATTAGATTTAATGAAGAAAGCTAGTAGACTAGAAGGAAGAACATCTGGAACTGGTGTACATGCATGTGGTGTATTAATTTCTTCAAAAGAAATATGTGATGTTGTTCCAACTGCATATAAGAAAAATCCTCATCAAGATGATGATGAGAATGATATATTCGTAAAAGATGAAAATGAAGTTTATCAGGTATCTATGTTTGAATATCCGGAAGCTGAGTCATTAGGTTTAATTAAAATGGACTTCTTAGGATTAGATACATTATCTCTTATTAATGACACTGTAAAATTAATAAAGAAATATATGAACGAAGATGTTAACATGCAAGATATTATTGATGGAAATCTTGATGATGCTGACACATATAAAATATTTCAAAAAGGTGAAACAAATGGTATCTTCCAGTTTACTGAACAAGGTGTTCAAGAAATGTTAAAGAAAGTACAACCATCTGAATTTGAAGAGTTACCAGCCATTACAGCTATTTATCGACCAGGACCTATGAGTCTTGGGCTTCATGATGATTTTGCCATTCGTAAGCATGACCCATCTAAACGTATACCATTTAGTAAAGAGTTTATAAATACACCAATTGATGAATTAACAAAAAATACATTCGGTGCAATTATTTATCAGGAGCAAGTAATGAAGATTGCTCAGGAAGCAGCAGGTTTTACTTCAAAAGAAGCTGATAAGATGCGTAAAGCGATGGGTAAGAAAAAAGTTGAAATTCTAAATATGCTTGAACCTAAATTTAAAGAAGGTATTCTTAAAAATACACACTGTTCTCAAGAGACAATAGATGAATTCTGGTCTCAATTATTAGGCTTCTCTCAATATGGTTTTAATCTTAGTCACGCAGTATCATACGCGCTAAATAGTTATCAATCAGCATATTTAAAGGTGCATTATCCTGTAATGTGGTCAACAGCAGCATTACGAATGTATGCAAATAATAATAAAAAATTCCCTAAATATGTTGCAGATGTAGAAGCAATGGGAATTAAGGTATTGCCACCAAACATTAATGAGTCTGATTTGTTAATATCACCAACATCCGACTTAAATGGTATTACTTATAGTATTTCTAATATTAAAAGTATATCTACAGCAGTTTTAGAATCATTTGTTTTAGAACGTCATAAAAATGGACAATATAAAGATATTACAGATTTTATTAATCGCAATAGAGACAATTTAACAGCAACAACATTAAAGGCATTGGCATGTTCAGGTTGTTTAGATTGTTTTGGAAACACAAGAAAATCTATTTATGAAAACGCCGAAGCATTAATTAAAGGTTTAAGTAAGAAGAAATCTAATGTTGTTAGTATGTTTAGCATGGTCGATGATGTTGATGATGTTGGGGTAAAATTAGATAATAAAGAGTGGCCAATATCTATTAAGATGGCCAATGAAGGTAAAGCATTGGGAACATATTTATCTGGTAACCCATTAGATAGTTTAAAATCACAAGATGGACAAGAGATTATTCAAACTAAACATCTTAAAAATTGTGATACAACACAATATATTACTTTCTTAGATGTCTCTCAGAAAAAGACAAAGTCTGGAAACACTGTAATTATTGGAACAGCTGATAATAAAGCATCAAGAATGGAAATTCGTTTACCATCTAAAATTACAGATAGAATTATGTTAGGTATTGCATTAGATAAATCTAACGGTGATAGAAATGAAGCTTATCGAATTATGAAATTATCTTCAGATAAGATAGCGCAGTTTAATAAGTTAGAACCTCTTGAAAAGCCTGTTAAATTTAAACAGATTTACAAACTCACATATAAGAAGGCTTATAAAGGAAGAGTAATGATAGATAATATTGAACCTGTAATTGTTTCAGAAAATAATCAGATATTACAAGAGATAATTGTTCCTAAAAACAAAACACAAAATTTAAATCAATTTATGAAGCTTCTAGAACAAGAAACAAAACAAGCGAATCTTTCTAACATGAAATTAACTGATATATTAATTAAGTACTATTCAGAGAAAGAACAAGATTGGAAGACAAGAGAAATAAATCAAGTATACGTTTCACCATCTTCCATTCGTTTAATTCAGTAGGAGGTTACCAATGGCCAAAAAAATTATGAATTTGCCAACTGTTGAAGAGTTGACAAATAAACAAGAAGAAATAAAAGAAGAAGAAATCATTGAAGATATTTCAGATGAAAATGAAAATAATTCGTTAGATATTGAAGATGAAGTAGAAGATGATTTTGTTGAAGAACCTATTGCTGAAGAACTGATTCAAGAACAGTATGAAGAGGAATATCCTGAACAAGAAATTAAACAGGAAGTTCCTCAACGTATTGAGTATTCTGAAGAAGAGGAAGCTGAAGCTCTAGAAGAAATAGTTAAAGAGAGAGAAGCAAAAAAGAAAAAACCTAAGAAGATTAAGAAAAATGTTGTAATAGGTTTAGTTTCCATTGTGTCAGTATTGTTATTAATTACAATTGGATATTTTGTTGTTAGAAAGATAATGAGTTCAAGCACTGTCACAAATCAAGAAGTTAAACAAGAAGTTAAAAAACAAGATTTTGAGAATTTCGAAAGATTAAAGTTAACTGCACCTAACAAAACGGATGATGAAACTGTTGAAGAGAATAATCAAGACACAAAATCTGGACAAGATATGGTATTAGATTATAAGCTAGAATATCCTTATGTAGATGTAACGCTAAAAGAAGATGCAGATGGTCAGTTTATTTTAATGTATAATAAGAACAATACTCAAGTGTTATGTTATTCACAAGAAAATCAGTTTGTTGGTGGAGAATCTAAGCGTGTTGAAATTGGGTGTGAAACAAATGAAGATTTATCTCAAGATAAACCTTTAACATATTATTTTAAAGAAAGTAATTAACAAAAATGCAAGCATTAATGCCTATTGCAAAAAAATTCGACACAAAGCTTAGAAAAATCATTTCAAAACAAAAATACTTCAATACGTTAGAAGAGTTTATTATTTTGTATAACAATAATACAATTGATAAGTTAGACCCTATAGCAGAAGAGATAGTAAAGAAAATTAAAAAATATTATTTAAACGTAAAAGTTGAAGACAATAAAATAATCATCCGTTCTCCAGATGAGATAACACTTGATTTTACATATAATCTGCTAAATCAATGGAAAGTTGTTGTATATCTAAAATCACTTATTGATAGATTAATGGAACTAGAATATCCTTATGATACAAAGTTAGTCTTTCAGACAAGTAATCCAGGTATCGTTTACATAGAAATGTTAGATGGAGATACAGGAAAATACTTTTTAGAACAGGCACATGATGTTCCTAAGTTGTTTAATACAAATAAGGAACTTGCTAAAAATTTAATCTTAAATTTACTATTAAAGGATTATCATGGCGGTTGTTACCTAAACTTTGAAGATATTGAAGATATTGACTGTTCATTCTTATATGAAGTACAAGAATTTATTTTACAAAAGATTTTAATCGACAATCATAAAAATATTCATTTAAAATAGAGAGGTTTACACATAAGTGTGAGCCTCTTGTTGTATAATAACTTTGTAAGAAGGAGTTAGAATTATGTTACCAAAGATTATTTCTTTTAGTGGTGGTATGGCCGCTGGAAAAGACACTTTTGGCAGAGAATATGAAAAATTATGTAAAGAAAGTGGATATAAAGTAGAGCATCTAAGTTTTGCTGCACCATTAAAAGATGAGTTAAATTGTTTAATTAGAAATATTAAAGGAAATTCAGACGTTAAAGATATTGCTAAAACATTTCATGTTAGTTGCGTCGATATAATGAAACTGAGGTCAATGATTTTAGAAGAAGACTATTTACATCCTAATTTTACATCTAGAGATAGAACACCAAACGTAAGAAAGATGTTACAATTTTGGGGAACTGATGTACGAAGAAAACAAGATGACAATTATTGGGTAAATATTGTCAAGAGACAGATTCAAGATAATCTAAATAACAATGTATATAGCTTTATTACAGACGCAAGATTTGTTAATGAATTAGAGATGTTAAATTCTATCGGTGCAACTACAGTGTTATTAAAAGCACCTTTAGAAGTAAGATTAAAGAGATTGTATGATAGAGATGGAATTACAGTTTCAGAGGAAGCATTAAATCATCCAAGTGAGACAGACTGTTTCTTGTATAAAGATTATACATATAAAGTTGATACAACAAAAGATAATGAATTAGAATTAGATAACATTTTAGGCGGTGATAGATAATGGGATTTAGTTTATTTGATTTAGAAGATGAAAAAGTAGAAAACAAGAAAGTAAGAGTTGTTGGAAACAGTATTCAAGTTTTAGATGAAGAGATTCGTTCTCAAATTGATAAGAAGAAATTATCAGCAAGTTTAGTTAGTTCTATTTTAAACTCTCCTGGTGATTGGGTAATGAGTACTTATATTGAACCATTATGTATTGATGGTTATGTAGATGCTCTTGAACGAGGAACATGGTTTCATAGCATTATGGAAGAATTCTTTAAACTTGAACCAGAAGAGAGAAATTTCAAAAATCTCGCATCAACAGCATTAACTGTAACAAAAGAAAAATATCCACACATGATGGAAAGACAAGATAATAAGGATTGGTTAAATAAAGCAATTCAAGGATATAAGAATACTTGGTTAGATGGTGCAAAAGATGAGAAAGTTGCTAATCTATACTTAATGGGAAAATCTCAGCTAGGACTAGAATTGTTTGTCAATGGTACAATTGGAAATGCTAAGAGACAGTGTTTAGGTTTTATCGATAAGATTATTGAAGGTAAGTATGGATTAATTGTTCAAGACTGGAAAACAGGAGCAAAAATTCATGACTTTAATCCGAATAAAGAACCAAGCGAGAGCAATTCATTTGATTATTGGAGACAGCAGACATTCTATACAATGTTACTAGAACAACTTGGAATGAAAGTTGAGAGTGCATGTTTAGTATTCCCATGTTCAGAACCACCTCAGATTGTAAATGTTGACTGTCATAGAGAAGATGTAAGAAATAGAGTTGTTAGCGATTTTGAAAAAGCTGATAGTATTTTAGAAGAATGTATTGCAAACGACTACACCTTCCCATTCAAGCCAGGTAAATATAATTCATGGGCAACTTATTTATGTGGTTTAGGTAGAGCATACCCACCTAAGATTATTACAGACAGATTAAATCAATATGTGGAGATGCGATAATGGCTAAATTATATTTCAAATATGGAGCAATGAACTGTGGTAAAACAACATTACTACTTCAAACCGCTCATAATTATGAAGAACAGCACATGAGATGCTTAATCATAAAACCAAGTATCGACACAAAAGGTGAAGATACGATAGTTAGTAGATTAGGAATTTCGAGAAAAGTAGATAAGTTAATTAATAAAGATGACAATATCTTAGAATGGTTTGTATCAACAAATCAGCATGCATATTGTTTGCTTGTTGATGAAGCTCAATTTTTAACAAAGCAACAAGTTGATGAACTATATAAAATTGTAGTACTAAAAGATTGTCCTGTAATTTGTTATGGATTACGAACAGATTTTTTAAATCAAGGTTTTCCCGGAAGTTCAAGATTATTGGAACTTGCTCATTCATTACAAGAATTAAAAACAGTATGTCAGTGTGGTGCTAAAGCAACGTGTAACGTAAGATTGGTAGATGGAATACCAAGCACAGAAGGAGACCAAGTAGCAATTGATGGAGAAGATGAAGTAGAATACATTTCAGTATGCTCTAAGTGTTACTTCGAAATATTAGGAGAAGGGGTGTAATTATGTCAGATAAATATATTGAGTTATACAAAAAATATCGACCTAAGAAGTGGGAAGATATTATTGGTCAAGAAGCAATTATAACTCCGATTAAAAATGCTATTAAATCTAATAAAATTCCAACTGGTTACATCTTTAGTGGATTAGCTGGAACAGGTAAAACAACTCTTGCACTTCTTATTGCTAAAGTGTTAAACTGTCATCAATTAGATGAAAATATGAACCCTATCGAAGATGACATTACAAGAGCCATTGATAATGATTCGTTGATTGGTGTAAAGCAAATCTCAATGGCCAATGCAACAGTTGAAGATGTTCGTAAGATTATGGCGGAGTCTTTTATATCGCAACCAATTAAAAAGAAAGTGTTTATCTTAGATGAGTTCCACAACTGTTCTAAAGCTGCATTTGAGTCTATTTTAACAGACTTAGAGAGTACTAACCAAGATTCATTGTTTATTTGTTGTACAACTGAACCTGATAAAATTCCTAAGTCTATTAAAAGTAGAATGCAACAATTTTCATTGCGTATACCAACAGCGAATGAGATTTTAAATGTATTACAAAAGATTGCTACAAAAGAGCCAGAGATTCTAAAAGGAATTAAGGAGAAGAGATTCACAAAAGAAGATTTTATTCATTGTGTACAAAATAGTGGTGGTTCAGTCAGAGACGCAATTAGCAATCTTGAAAATCTAGTAAATGGCGGTATCATTAGTTCATCATACTCAAGACAGTTGTTGGAAAATATTTTAAACGGTAATTTAGTTGAAATTTATAAGACAACAAAAGAAATGTCAGATGCTGGTGCAAACTTCCATACAACATCAGAGACATTGTATAAGTCAATTATAGATTTGATTTTATTGCATTCAAAAGTTGATGTAAGTGATTCATTTTCATATCAAGATTTTGTTAGCATCTCTAATCCTAATATTTTACTAAAGATGACTGGAGAGTTAGAAAAAACATTCCACTCAATTTCAAGTAAGACAATTGATTATCGAATTTTATATGAGATGTGTTATATTAAGATGGCACTATTGTGTAAGGCAGGTAAATAATGAAAGCTGTTAAATATTTTTTTCTTGTATTTGCTAGTTATACAATAGCGACATTCTTAGCTGTAGGTCCATCACCACTTAATCATTTATTATTCTCGTTATCATTTTTCTTATGTGTATATTTGTTCTATAAAAAAGATATTACTTTTCAAAAACCTAAATTAGACAAGAAAGATGGCTTAATGGTTGTTATTGGTGTATTAGTTCTTCTACTATTAGACGTATTATTGATATATATTTTACCAACACCATTAGAAGAGCAACACACTAAAACAATGATTCAGAGCTATGGATTATTTGGTGTATTCTTAGCATGTATTGTTGCTCCGTTTGTTGAGGAATTTATTTTTAGATATATACCTCAAAATGACAAAGCAACAATTGTAACATCTGTCATTATGTTTGGATTGATGCACACACAGATAAGTAAAGATTTATACACATCGTTTTATCCTGCAATAGTAACAATGATAAACGGTGTAGTGTTTTATATATTTTATAAGAAAACAGACAACTTGTATGTATCAATTTCAATACATGCAATAGTAAATTTCATAGCATTAGGACTTTAGTATAAGAAGTCCTTTTTAATTTCATGAATAGAAGGGAAGTAACATAATGTATTATAGCGATTATAGAAGTCATGACACTGCAGATGGAGAAGGAATAAGAGTCAGTTTATATGTTTCAGGTTGTTCACTAGCATGTAAAGGTTGTTTTAATACAGAAGCATGGTCATTGACTTATGGAGATAAATTTACAGAAGAAGTCTTAGATGAATTAATTAAAGATTGTAAAAAATCTTATATTAGAGGTCTGTCTCTTCTTGGTGGCGACCCTATGGAAAAAGAAAACCAGGAAGAAGTTTTAAATATTATAAAAAGATTTAGACAAAAGTTTCAAGATTCTAAAGATATATGGGTATGGACTGGAAGAAGAATAGAAGACTTATTAAATGATAAATATAGAGATAATACAGAATATACCAAAGAGATATTGTGTAATATTGATTATTTAATTGATAGTCCATTTATTTTAGAAAAAAGAAACTTAATGCTGAAGTATGCAGGTTCTGAAAATCAGAGAAGAATTGATTTAAGGAATATTCATACCATAGAAGAACTAAGTTCTATTAATGATTGGAATGAACTAGATTGCGAGGTGAAGTAAAAGTCCTAATAATTCCAAATCGTTTTAAATAGAAAAATCACTAATTGATAGACACAGCAGAATTTGTGTTTATTGAATTAAATTTAGGAGGGACATTAAAAGTGATTAAAGTTGTAAAAAGAAATGGTAATGTAGTTGAATTTTTACCAGAAAAATTAAATTCAGCAATTGAAAAGGCAAATATGCAAGTTGCCAAAGAGAATCGTTTAACAGAAGAAGAAATCGCAGAATTGGTTGATTCAGTAGTGAAGCGTATTCCTGAAGATACTGAAATTTCAGTAGAAGATATTCAAGATATGGTAGAGGAAGAACTCTACGATAATGCTAGTTTCGCATTAACTAAAGCATATTCTAACTACAGATTCTTAAAAGGTAAATTAAGAGATTCAAGATTTAATGAGTTAGAAAAATCAGCATTAGCATTGTTTGAACAGAAAGAGACTGATGCAAGTAATGAAAATGCAAACAAGAATGCAAAACTATTAAGTACACAAAGAGACCTTGTTGCAGGTGAAATGAGTAGATACCTAGTTAATAAGTACATTTTACCTAAAGATGTTCAGGAAGCTCATCAAAAAGGAATTATTCATGTACATGATTTAGATTATCGTGCACAAGGAATGACGAATTGCGGTTTAGCTAATTTAGAAGACATCTTTGAAAATGGCACAGTATTAAATGGAACTAAGATTTATCCACCCAAGTCATTCAGTACTGCGGCTACAGTCTGCTCGCAAATTTCTATGGCGATAAGCGCGTCCCAATTTGGAGGTCAATCTATAACATTGACACATCTAGCACCATTTGTTGATGTTTCAAGAAAGAAGATTCGTCATAGATTAATGGACGAATTTACAGAACAGGGTGTAGAAGTAACAACAAAACAATTAAACGAGATTGTTGAAAAACAGGTAAGACAAGAAGTTAAAGATGGCATTCAAACAATTAATCATCAAATTGTTACAATGGCGTCATCTAACGGTTAAATATTGGCCGTTATAAAACAATCTTAACCCTATCACAAAAGGGGTGTACGTCATTAAGACGTGCTAACGGTAGCAGATAAATAAGATTGGGAGAATGGACTACAGGAACTCTCCCCATAGACCATAAGACGAATAATCTGCGTAAGAGAACCTAAGCCTGAAACACTGGCAAGATAAAGGTAATACCGTGCAAGCATTATTGTATTTAGGAGTAGTTATATGGAAACAAGAGATTATTATGTATATTGTTGGAAAAGAGATATTGATAGTAATATATTTTATATAGGTTTTGGAAAAAATAATAGATATAAGTCATTAAGACAAAGAAACAAACAATTTTTAGAATTTATAGACACATACAAATGTCATCCCGAAATAATACAAGAAAATCTAACGGATGAAGAAGCAAAAATCTTAGAAAAAGAACTTATTTACAGATATTGGGAAATTGGACAAGCTGAAACAAATTTACATGCTGGAGGAAGTGGTGGAGATACACTTAAATATATGACACCTGATGAATTGGTTAATTTTAAAAATAAAATAAGTCAGGATAGCAAATCAAAATGGCAAAAAGAAGAAGTTCGTGAAAGAATTGTAAATAGTATCATCAAAGCCATGAAAGATGAAAATGTAAAAAATAAAATCTCAGTGAGAACAAAAGAAGGTATGAGAGCACCAGAAAGTTGGGATAAATTTATTAAAAATAGAGCAAAAACAACTGTTGTCGTGTTTCAGGATGGTTCAACAAAAACATTTGAAAGTAAGTCATCTGCTAATAGATTTTTAAAGTCTGTATATGGTTCAAAATTTCCGTTTTTCAAAGAATCTAAAAATATATATGTTTCCAAAAAATCACCATATTATCCACTTGTTGGATTAACAATTAAGATAATAGATAAATATAATAATGAATGTGTAACGACTATCTGTGATGAGTGTAGCAGAGTAGGATAGGTATTGTGCTATTCGAAAGAGATTGCCGATTATGTTAAATAGTCGGAAAAGTTAGTCTGTGCATGTAGAAATACATGACGGTGACGCAGTCGCCATTTATCACCATCTTTATGTATTTAAACGAAGCAAAATATGAGCAAACTAAGAAAGATTTAGCATTAATCATTGAAGAAATGTTAAAGCAGAGAATTAAAGGTTTACCAAATGAACATGGAGTATTGTGTTCACCTGTATTCCCTAAGTTGATTTATGCTATTGACAGTTCTAATTGTGATGAAACGAAACCATATTGGTACCTAACAAAATTAGCTGCAGAATGTACATCTAAGCGAATGGTACCAGACTACATTTCAGAAAAAGAAATGTTCAAAAATAAAGAAGGACATTGCTTTCCTTCGATGGGTAAGTGAAATACTACAGCCCATCTAAAATCGGGTGAACCCTCGTCAAGGGGGTGTCAGTATAAATATTATACTGGCTAACGGTTAGGTCTGACACGACTAAGTTCGTGCGACAGATGAGACCGTGCTACTTTAGGTAAATAACAACCTAAAAAGTGTATCGACTAGCCGTGATGAATGTAGCGGCGGATAAATTCCTTAATGTAGGACTAGAATATAGACACTAGTCCGAAGAGTCCGACTGTATATTTTATACAGATGATATAGTCAGTACCTATAGCGATATAGGATATATACGTGTAGAAGTTTTTTAAGTCCATGGTATGATGGCAATGGAGAATTCCATGCATACGGCCGCTTTAATGTGGGCGTGGTAACACTTAACTTAGCTTATGTTGCACTAGAAGCTAATGAAGATATGAATAAATTCTGGAGTCTTCTTGATAAATATGCGGATTTATGTTTCAAGGCTCACATGACTTTTGTTAAGAGATTAGACAAGACAAAAGCGAGTGTTGCACCAATTCTATGGCAACATGGTGTGTATGCAAGATTAAATCCTAATGATACATTGGATAAGATTATGTATGATGGATATGCAACAATTTCATTAGGTTATGCTGGTTTATACGAAACAGTACAAGCGTTGATTCATCAGTCACACACAACAGATGATGGTAGAGAACTTGCACTACAAATCATGAATAAGTTAAATGCTTATTGTGAGAAGTGGAAGAAGGAAACAAATTTAGCATTCTCTGTTTACGGTACACCGATGGAATCTGGTACATATAAGTTCGCAAAGGCACTTCAAAGAGATTTTGATGTTGTTCCAGAAGTAAACGAGCATGATTACATTACGAATAGTTATCATGTTAATGTACGTGAAGAAATCGATGCTTTTGATAAATTATCGAAGGAATCAGAGTTCCAAGAATTATCATCAGGTGGTTCCATTTCATATATTGAGATTCCTAATATGGAAAAGAACATTCCTGCGTTATTAGAAGTTATTAAGTTCATTTACGACAATAACATGTATGCAGAGTGTAATACAAGAATAGATATTTGCGACACTTGTGGATTCCATGGTGAGATGGAAATGATTAAAGATGAAAATGGTAATTATATCTGGCGCTGTCCGAACTGTGGTGAGACAAATATTGATAATATGGCCATTGTTAGACGCATTTGTGGTTATTTAGGAAGAATTTCTAACGGAGTCAATCAAGGTCGTCTTGGTGATATTCACGACAGAGTATTCCATCTATAAAAATGAGAGTAGGTTAATAGCCTACTCTTTTTAGTTGTATAATTCGATATAAATAAAAAGAAAGGAAATATAAATCATGTCTAAGCATTTTAATGGAACAAAATTTACAAAATGCACTGCAAAGACAAGAGAATCTTGTCCATACGGAACAGAATTACATATTGAAGATAATTTATCTCTAGAAGAAGAAAATAGAATTGTTGATAATTATGGAATCGCTCAACATATAGCAGAAGAATATTTTGAAAAACGAGTTACAAAGACCATGTCAGGAAGATATTTATTAAAAAACTATAATGTAGATTCTAACTATAAAGATAGATTAACCGAAACAGGGTTTTTAAAATATATTGGGATTGAGTTAGAAGGTACTCAAGTAAGTAAAGCTGGAGAATTCTACACAATTATGACATTAGCTAATGATGAGTTAAATGATGAACCATCTGAAACACAAGAAGAATTAATTAATTCAAGAAAACTGTTTGTTATGAAAGATAATAAAGTATCTCCTGAGATAGAACAACATCTACAATCTTATATTGAAGCAACTGGAATTAAAATTTCAGATGATAAATACTTACAGGCTAAAGATTGCAAACTTATTATGGAAGATAAGAACAATTTGTATATATGGCCAGATGATAATTTTAGTGCAGATGTAATTAGAATTAGAAAAAATAAAAATAAAGAAAAGAGTTTTGTATCATCTTATGAAGTTAAAACTTTATGTAATTCAAGTAAAGCTGCACAGGGAAGTACTAAAGAAATCTATTATGATGGCAATGGTATTGTGGGTGATATAGAATCTGGAGAAATTTTATCTGATGACTATGATGTTCTTGCACAAGGGTATCATGACTATCGAGTTGAAGGTTATGATGGTGTAAGAGATTTAATATCCGATTATGAACAAAGAACAGTACGAATGCCTGGAAACAAGAATATAGTATTTATTGATAAAGAAGGTAAGCCTGACATTATTTCATGTAGTCAGAATTCTTATGCAACAAAGAAAAGAGAAGAATTAATCAATTCAGGAAAATATATAGGTGATTTAAGAATTCATGCTAACAAGAATAGTAAGAATGTAACAGCTAAAGAAGTTGATTATTTCTTAAATAGTAAAGTTGATTATGGAAGAGTATTTAAAGATGGAAAGCCTAAAACGGAATTCACTTTAAGTGATATAATTCAAGTAAAAGGTAATCGTAAATCAACATCATCTGGAGTTGGTGTCTGGTTAGGAGAGACAAGTAATGGTAGTAGAGAATACGATATAATAATTGGTAATTTTAGAAAGAGATTATCTGTTCAAGAATTTTCTGATTTACAAAAAGGTGGAACTATTAAAATTACAGATTTTAGATACTGTCCTATTACATGTTCAGTTCAAATTAAAGATGTTTCTTAAAGGTACTCAAAAGAGTATCTTTTTTAAGATTTTAAAAAGTGGTCAGGACGTAAAACAGCGGCCTACTGTACCACTTTTACAGCCTTAAAAAGGTGAAAAATGATAAAGCTGTATAATCTATCACTTTTAACAAAAACAATGGCGAGAACGCTTCTCATGCACACTTCTAAAGTTGTATAATAAATATGTAAATGAGAAAGGAAAGTCATTATAATGTTACCTAAGATTATTGCTTTTAATGGTCCAATGGCATCAGGGAAAGACACTTATTCTAATTATTATGGAAATATTTTAACTAAAAAAGGAATTAAGTGGAGTAAGTATGGACTTGGTACACCTCCTAAGAGAGAAGTAAACTTTATTTTAAATCAAATTAAAAATGGAAAAACAAAATCATATATATGTAACGAGTTATTAAAATTAGAATACTTTAACAAAGAAGACTTTGATAAGATGTATGATATGTGTTTTGAGTTAGTAGGAAAAGACCCTTCATTAACAGCATTTAATAGAACACCTGAAATTAGAAAGATACTTCAATATTGGAGTACAGATGTAAGAAGAAAATACAATCAGAGATATTGGTTAGATATTGCATTAGAAGAAATTAAGAAGATGTCTGAAGAGTATTTCATTATTACAGACCCAAGATTTATTTTAGAATTTGATGAGTTAAAGAAACTTGGAGGCTTCAATGTATTCTTAAAAGTTTCTAAAGAAGAACAAATGAGACGTATTATGAAGAGAGATGGTTTTATCCCATCAGAAGAAACATTAAACCATCCAAGTGAGTTAGAATGTCTAGAGTACGATAAGTATGATTTAATTATTGACACAGAAAAAGAAACACCAGAAGTATTGGATAGGTATTTTCAATGAGAATTGGTAATTTATTCTATGAAGAAAAAGAAGACGGAACATTTGATATAGGTTTTATTGATGAAAACGTTCCGGTATTTAATCATCAAACCTATAAACTTACATGTCATTTAGATAAAAAGAATTATCAAAAGTTCAAAAAGAAAATAGGTTCTTTAGATAATATTGTTAAATTATTTTCAGATAAGTTTTATGTTAATGAATTCAATAAATTTTGTAATAAACATGAAATAAAGTACACTCATAAAGTGAGAATAGGAGATTAAAATATTATGCAAATTAAATTATTAAATTATGGATTAGAAAACATGCCAAAGCGTGCACATGCTAATGATGCCGGCGCAGATGTTTATGCACTAGAAGACATCACTTTATTTGAGCATGAAACAAAGTCAATCGGTTTAGGTTTTGGAATTGAACTTCCTGCAGGTTTTATGGCAATTTTTATGCCTCGTTCTGGAATGAGTAGCAAGGGGATTGGTGCACACTTACCTCCTGTTGATAGTTCATATACAGGAGAGGTTCATGCAGTACTATGTAATACAACAAATGTTCCGTATCGAATTAAAAAGGGTGATAGAATTGCTCAGATGGTTATTGTACCTATTATGACACCAACATTCACATTAGATGAGTTAGATAAACGCGGAGACAATGGTTTCGGAAGCACAGGTGCATAAACTATGGAATTATTAAAGAAATATACGGATTATTCAGAAATGGTGCGAGATGCTGTTTTAAATGGTACTCCTAAGTGTTCTACACATAGTTTAGGTTTTACACATTTTAGTATTAAGTTAGGAAAAGAATTACGAGGTAAGCTTGTATATCCAACAACAAGATTAGGGTTAAAGACCTATTTATCTTATGTGTTAGCGGAAGCAGCTTGGTATATGGCAAAATCTAGAACTGTCGAGTTCATTGGTAAATATGGACCTATCTGGTATAAGATGGTAGATGAGAATGGTTTGGTAAACTCTAATTATGGTTATCAAATTTCTAAGAACAATGATTTAAAGAACACTATCTTGATTCCTGGTAAAACATACACGTTTAATATTGCTAGTAAAGATAATTATTTATGTATGTCAGATACTGTATGTAATAATATGATTACACTTAAAGTAAAAGAAGGTTACGCAATTGATATTGAATCAACAGCACGTTCTATTGATTTACTTTATGGTTTCCCTATGGACAATATTACATTACAGGCATTTGTATATTGGTTATTAGATAAACAAGGAAGTGTTGGTTATATTGACAATCTTTCATTTAAAATGATTGATGCTCACGTATACACAAATATGTTTGATAAATTAGATTTAAATGCAACATCTGGTTGGAGCGCTATTAATTATAATGATACACCATATAAGCATGTCGATTTAGATAACTATACAAATATTGATTATAAAGAGTATGCAAAAGAAATTCATAAAGAAGAGGTTGTAGTTTATCCTGGAGAATTTCCTGAATTAACAAAGCATAAAGTATTTACAACTATTAATTATGAAAGATTTATGAAAGATACAGAGTCAAGAAAAATCTTTACAACATTATATACAGGTGATGACAAAAATAATCGTTTGTATGGATTAAATTACTACACTAATATTGCTGGTAATAACTACAAAATTAAGATTACGTCAACAGAGTTTGACTTATAAATGAATCAAATATGATACAATATATGGTTCAAATATGATTTGTAATATTTGTAATAAAGAGTTTAAAACCTATGTTGGTCTCTCTTGTCATATAAGACAATCTCATAATACGACATCTCAAGAATATTATGATAAATATATAAGAAAAGAGGGAGAGGGTTTTTGTAACGTATGTCAGAAACCAACTTCCTTTCGCAATTTCCATATTGGATATTCAAGGTTTTGTTGTGGTAAATGCGTACAAAATAGTGAAGAAACAAAGAGTAAGATTCAACAAACATGTTTAGATAGGTATGATAGTAAAAACGTTTATGCATCTGAATATGGGAAACAAAAATGTAGAGAAACGTGGTTAGAAAATCTTGGTGTAGAGAATCCTTTTCAATCTGAAGAAGTTAAAGAGAAAATTAAACAGACTAATCTAGAAAGATATAATTCAGAATATTCTTTTCAGTCAAAAGAAATAAAAGACAAAATAAAGAATACAAAAGAAGAAAGATATGGGAATAGCAATTACAACAATACAGAAAAAGCGAGAAAGACCAATTTAGAGAAATATGGTGTAGATTGTGTTTTAAAACGAGAAGATGTTGTAAAATTAAAAAACTCTGAAGAAAACAAAAAGAAGCAGTATAATACTAAAAAGAAAAATAATACTTTTAATACTTCAAAAATCGAACAAGAGTTAGAAATAGAACTAAGAAAAATATTTCCAAAATTAAAAACTCAATATAAAAGTAAAAATTATCCTTTTAATTGTGATTATTATATTCCAGAATTAGATTTGTACATCGAATATAATGGTACCTGGACTCATGGTTTTCATTTCTTCGACAAGGATAATCAAGAAGACTTAGATAAGTTGGAAAAGTGGAAGAACAAGAATAGTAAGTACTATAACAGTGCAATTAAAACATGGACTCAGAGAGATATTTTAAAATTAGAAACAGCTATTAAAAATCATTTAAATTATGTAGTTTGGTTCAATCAAGAACAGGCTTACGAATGGGTAAAGTTGTATAATATAAATAGAGATAAAGCTAAAGAGGAGAATAAGTAAATGGCTAGAAAAAAGAATGTAGAAGTTACAGAATCAAACAAAGAAAGACTATCAACAGCGCTAGTTAACATTCAAGAAAAGTTAAATAGTAAGTACGGACTCAAAGTCGGTTTAATGGAAGACTTTGATATGGATATTAAATACCTAAGCACAGGTTCAATGGTTCTCAACTCATTACTTGGTGGTGGTGTAGCTGTAGGACGTATTATTGAATTTTACGGAACAGCATCTTCAGGAAAAACAAGTATGGCATTGTCAACAATTGCCGAAGCACAGAAGAATGGTCTAACATGCGCATTTATTGATGTAGAGCATGCGTTCGCCAAGAATTATGCACGCCGCATTGGTGTTGATACAGATAAACTGATTTATTCTAAACCGTATGTTGCTGAAGAAGTATTCAGTTTAGCAGTTGATTTAGCGAGTTCAGATGAAGTAGATTTAATTGTAATTGACTCTGTAAGTGCTATGGCAGCAACAGCATATTCAGATGATGACAAGGAAATTACAAAAGAACAAATGGGTATTATTGCTCAGTCTATGTCTAAGGGACTTAAAAAGTTAACGCCTGCATGTGAAGAGCATGATTGTGCATGTATTTTCATTAACCAGGTGAGAGAAAAGACAGGTGTCATGTTTGGAAATCCGGAGACTACTACAGGCGGACGAGCTCTAGAATTCTACGCATCTCAACGTGTTCGTATTAATCGTACTAAGATTATTAAGGGTGCCGATGACGAGGCAATTGGAACAGAAGTTAAGATGGAAATTAAGAAGAATAAGACAGCTGCCCCATTCGGTGTTGGTGAAACTGTATTATCATTTGATAGTGGAATTGACAAAGTTGGTGAAATTTATGTACTTGGAGTTAAGTACAAGTTAATTAGAAAAGTTGGACAGAGATTCTATATTAATATCCCTGTAGATGAGCTAACAGAAGAAGAACAAACAATGTTGTCTAATTATCCTATCGAAGATAATTTCATTAAGATTGCAACGTACGAACAGAAGACAAAAGACGCTATTGCTGAAGATGAGAATTTATTTAATGTTTTATCTAATCGTGTTGTAGAAATCTTAATGGCTAAGCAGAATGAACTTGCTGTTAAAAATAAAAATGATGTAGTTGAATTAGAAGGAGAAGAAGACTAATTACAGTCTTCTTTTTTGAATAAATGATTAAGTGCAAAATTTGTAATAAAGAGTGTTCTACAACAAGGGGTTTAGCGTATCATGTTAGAATAACACATAATTTAAATTCAAAAGAATATTATGATACATATCTAAAACAAGAAAATGAAGGAAAATGTCTAGAATGTGGTAAACCAACAAGTTTTAGAGGAATTAAATATGGGTATAGTAAATTCTGTTGTAGTAAATGCACACTAAGAAATAGTGAAGTTAGAGATAAACAATTACTAACACAAAGAGAATTGTATGGTGAACATTTAGAGCTTATACAAAAGAAAACTCAGGAAACTAATCTTAAGAAATATGGAAAAAGACATGTTTTGCAAGTCAATGAATTTAAGGAAAAAGGAAGACAGACATCGTTAGTAAAATATGGCACAGAACACCCATCCCAAAGTGATATTGTTAAAGAAAAGAATAAACAAACCTGTTTAGAAAAGTATGGTGTTGAATATACCTTTCAGTCTGATAACAACAAAGAAAAATCAAAAGAAACAATGATTCATAGATATGGAGATGTATATTCAAAAACACAAGAGTGTGTAGAGAAAACAAAGCAAAGCAATTTAGAGAAGTACGGTGTAGAACATCCATGGAAACTAAATAAAGAAAATAACCCTTTAAATTTAGATATAGAATTCCCTAAAGACAAAGGATTTAAAACAATGAAAGAGAATGGAACATTTAATTCTTCTAAACCTGAGAAAGAATTAGAAATAGAATTGAAAAAACTTTTTCCTGACTTAAAGACTCAGTATAAGAGTGAAGAATATCCTTTTGTTTGTGATTTCTATATTCCTTCTTTAGACTTGTACATTGAGTACAATGGAATTTGGACACACGGAGGGTGTTTCTATGATGAAAATAATAAAGACAATAGAAATACCTTAGAAACATGGAAACAGCTCTCAGAACACTCTAGATTTTATCATAGTGCTATAGATACATGGACTCGAAGAGATTTGAATAAATTAAATACTGCGTTAAAGAATCATCTGAATTATGTTGCGTGGTTTAATCAAGAACAGGCTTTAGATTGGATAAATAAATTTAAGAGAGGAGAATAATTCTTCTCTTTTGTTGTATAATAAAAGTATAAGAGTAAGGAGTTTAGTATTCATGAGTTTAAAAACAAGTTTATTAAATTTAACGAATCGTATGTACAATAGAGATATTGACATTATTGTTCGTAAAATTAGAGATAAAGTAGAAGATTATAAAAAACTTAATGACAGTGAATTATTATCTATTTTTAATCAAGAAAGAGAAAAAGAAAACAAAGATAAGGTTGTAATTTTCGCATTAATTACGATTGCTATTGAGAGAACATTAAAGATGTCACCTTATGACGTCCAATTAAAAGGTGGATTAGTATTGGCTGATGGGAATATTGCTGAAATGAAGACAGGTGAAGGAAAAACTTTAACTTCATTATATCCAATTATTTATCATGCATGTTATGGACAAGTATGTGCCATTACAGTAAATGAATATCTTGCTGAACGCGATGAATCTTATCTATCTCCAGTATACAGATTTTTTGGTTTAAAATCAGCATTCAATCGTCAACAATCATCACAGTTTATTAAGAGTCAAATTTATTCTGAAAATGATATTGTATATGGAATTGAGAGTACATTTGTGTTTGATTGGTTAAGAGACCAGATGGTTTCATCTAAAGAAGATAAAGTTATTAAGAAACCTTTCTATTTTGCAAATATTGACGAAGTTGATAGTGTTTTAATTGATAACGGTAGAACACCATGTATTATTGGTGGTCAGTCAGATAAAGATGAATTTAATATTTTAAGAGTAGACAGTTCTGTAAAGAAATTAAAACAGTGTGAAGACTTTGTTGTTGATACAAAAACAAGAAGTGTATCGCTAACAGATGAAGGTATTTCAAAACTTGAAGAATTTTTAAATATTGAAAGATTATATGATAGAGAAAATATTTATTTAGAACATTTAATTCATCAGTCGTTAATTGCCAATTATGTATTTAAATTAGATGTAGACTATGCAATAAAAGATTATGGGCAAGGTCTACAACTGGTTATTATTGACCAAGGTACGGGTCGTATTATGCCAGACAGACGTTTCAACCAAGGCTTGCATCAGGCATTAGAAGCAAAACATCATAATATGGTTGATATTCATAGTGAGACAATTACAATTGCTTCTATTACACTTCAGAATTTCTTTAGAATGTTTGAGAAGTTGGCAGGCATGACCGGTACCGCAATTGAAGAGGCTGATGAGTTTATGGAAGTTTATGGCTTAAAAGTTATACCAATTGAAACAAATAAACCTGTAATTAGAATTGATAATACACCTGAATTATATAAGACAAAAGAAGAAAAATGGAATCGGGTACTAGAGTTAATTAAAGAATACAATGACAAACAATATCCTATTCTTGTTGGTACCACATCTGTTCATGATAGTGAGGTTGTTAGTGATATTTTAAATCGTAATCACATTAATCATATTGTATTGAACGCAAAACAAGATGCAAAAGAAGCAGAAATCGTTGCACAAGCTGGTAAGTTAGGTAATATTACGATTGCAACAAATATGGCTGGTCGTGGTACTGATATTATTCTTGAAGATAAAGACCATCCTTTAGTTGTCATTCAAACAGAATTGAATGAAAATGGAAGAATTGATAGACAGTTGAGAGGAAGAAGTGGTAGACAAGGTGATAAAGGTATCACACACACAATCATTAGTGCAGAAGATGCTATTTTTGCAAGGAGTTCACTAACAGATGTCCTAAAGCGTATTGTATCAAAACAAAATATTACATCTAAAACAACATTAAGATTGATTAAGGAACTTCAAACAGAGTTATCTGGACAAGCTTCAGTATCACGACAAAATGCATTGAAATATGATGACGTAATTAGAGAGCAAAGAAATAAATTTTATCAATCAAGAGATAATATTTTAGATATTGAAACACTAGAAGAGCTAGATAAATGTTTTGAAAAATTGGGAATTAAATTTATTGAAAAAGATGTTCCTGATTTAGTTAAGTTCAATATTCGTAAACAGTTATTATTACAAGCAATGGATAGATGTTGGGTAGAACATTTAGATAAGTTAGAATCCTTAAAGAATGGTATTGGTTGGAGAGCTAAATCTGGAAATAATCCTATTTTAATTTATCAAGAAGAAGCTCAGACATTGTACGACAACTTCTTAGAAGAGATTGGAAATGTAATTAGAAAGGTTTCAGAGGTGGAGTGAGTTTTATGAAGTGGTTAAAAACAAAGAGAGTCAGAAATAGAATATTGTTCACATTATTTATTATTCTATTATTTGAAATTGGTACATTCATTCCCTTACCTTATGTTGAACATACACAATCACAATCTGAGTTTGGTTCATTGTTAAATTTAGTATCAGGTGGTGCACTTAGTAGATTTGGTTTATTCGCTTTAGGTTGTAGTCCATTTATTAGTGCGAGCATTGTTACTCAGTTATGGACAATTGGTTTTCCTTCATGGGAAAGACTTGCCAAACAAGGAAAAGAAGGACAGTCTATTATTTATCGAAGAACTCAAATTATTGCAGTATTCTTGGCGATTTTGCAGTCTTATGGAATTATTGTTAGTAAGACACTTCAATCTCAATTAGGAATTAACATTAATACAGCTAATATTTATCAAACTATCTATTTGGTTATGTTAACTGTCGTTGGTACATTAATTGTTTCTTATTTGTGTGGAAGAATTAATGAAAAAGGTATTGGACAAGGTCAGTCTATTATTATTGCTGTAGGTATTTTGGGTAATATTCCAAGTATTGTTATAAGTTTCATGAATGCTTATAGATATTATTCTTCAATTAATGACGTTGTGTCGTACTGGAAACAATTTGCAGTTGTAATTGGTGCATTATTACTGGTAATTATTTTATGTGTTGTTGCTAATAAAAAGGTATTTAAACTACCAATTCACAGTGAAAACAACTCTCATTATATAGAAGCCCATTATTTTCCTATTAAATTATTAGCAAGTTCTGTAATGCCTGTAATTTTCGCGAGTATGATTATGTCTGTATTAAAGATTATCAGTGATTTTAAGAATTTAAACTGGACATGGACATCTTACACAACTAAAAAAGGTTTTGTTGTATATATTCTAGTAATTTTATTGATGACGTTTATTTATAATTCTGTAGAAGTAAATGGAGATACACTTCAAGAAGATTTAACAAAAGGTTCTATGTATTTAGTTGGAGTACGTCCTACTGAGTCTTCTAAGGTAATTAAGAAGAAATTGTTTAGAATTAATTTAATTGGTGCTCCAGTACTTGCATTAATTGCAGGATTGTCATTAGCAGTTAATGTATTTACACCAATTCAATTAGGTTCATCAATTAATGGATTATCTGTATTAATTCTTGTTGGTGTATTACAAGAAGTTATTTATCAAATTAACGGATTAACACAGAAAACAAATTATAAGGAGTTGTTCTAATGATTAGACATATTTTAATAATTTTAACATGTATTGTTAGTATTTTACTTATTGGAATTATCTTTTTTCAATCTCCAAGACAAGAAAGCTTAAGTAACGCTTTTAATGGTGAAAAAGTTTATGTTAGTTCATTAAATAAAACATTAATTAGAATGACATATTTACTAACTTTGGTGTTAGTGTTACTATTAATTGCACTAAAAATGATATAATATACATATAAGAAGATTGGTTTCAGTATCAGTCTTCTTAATTGTATGATAAGGAGAAACAAAAATTAATGAAGAACAAATTAAGAAAAATTTTAATTGTAATATTAGGTATTGTATTCATTTGTTCAACAAGTTTTATCATTTATAAGACTTATACAAGTTGGAAGAATGTACAAGAAGTCAATAAGGTAAAAGAAGTTGTAAATAATGTCATAAAAGACTCTGGGGTAACAAAAACAGAACAAGATTATGTTCATGATGGAATCAACACAATAAAGAAAATTAATGAAGAATATAACACAGATAAGTTTAGCGCTTATTTAGTTGTTGGTAACAATATGATAACAGAACCAGTTGTTCATGCAACACAACCAGATGAATATTTACGAACAGATATACATGGAAATTATAATATTGCAGGAACAATTAAAATGTACCACTTAAACAAATCTTATGAAGATGATGTTATATCTTTATATGGACACTCAATGTTAGACAATACTAGATTTGGATATTTAGTTTCTCACGAAGATAATATGCAAGATGATAATATGGAAACAGCTAAGTTATATACAAATAAAGGTTTATATGAATATAAATTAGTAGATATGAGAGTTGTTGATAATGAAAAATATTTCTTTCCAGAGAAACTTTTTACAATTGAAGGTTTAAAACAGGTTCAGTCTGTTCCAACCATTAAATTGATTAAAGAAGGTGAAATCAAAGATGGACACAAATATTTAACATTACTGACATGTCATGGACCAGTAACAGAAAGAAGTATTGTTACCTATGAGTTAGTTAAGATTAACGGAAAGGATGTAAATTAATGAAGATTATTAGAAAGATTATTACGTTAATACTTTTAGTTGTTCTTGGCTATTCAACTTTTGAATTGTATAAGATATATAAAACAAATCATGATGAACACGAAGCATTAAAAGAAATTAATGAAATTGCAACACCTAAAGATTCTCATAAAGATATTACAGGTGAAGATATTCTTAAAATGAAAGAAATTAATTCAGATGTTGTTGGTTATTTAAAATTTGATACAGAATTAATTACTGAACCAATCGTTCAAACAACAGATAATTCATATTACTTATATTATGACATTAATCATAACTACAATGATTTTGGAACAGTTTTTATGGATTATAGAAACACATTAGAAGATACAAATATGATTATGTATGGACATGCAGGTATTTATGCTGGAACACAGAAATTCTCTAACTTAAACACACTCTTAGGAAATGATGATGAATATAAAAAGAATTCTTATTTTAATTTTTACACAACAGATGAGGTTAGACGTTATCAGATAAGTTATATTATAAAAAATAATAACTCTGAGATTTTTAATCATCAGATTAGAAATTTCGATACAGAAGATGAATTTAACAAATGGATTAGTTTTGCTAAAGAAAATAATTCTATAACAGGACTAAATGAAATTAAGTATGGAGATAAATTTATTACATTACAGACTTGTATTCATGGTGGTGGCGATGATAAGGTTATTGTAATCGCTAAAGAAATAAGTAGAAAGAAGTATTAAGGTATGATTTTCTACATAGGTTCACAAGAATGGGAATTAAAATTTGTAACACAAGAAGAAATGAATCAAGAGTGGGAATCAGAATTTGAACCATTTATTGATGGTGAGTTCCTTCTTGGATTAACGATAGCAACAACGTCTACCATTTTAATTAACAAAGATTTTCCTAGACGAATGTCTAATGTATTTAATCATGAATTGATGCATGCATGTATAGCCTCATATCACTTGTCTAAGAGTGATGATACAAATAAGAAATGTTATACAGAAGAAGATATTTGTAATTTCATGGAAGTATGTGGAGATGAGTATTGCAGATTAGTGAGAGAATTTAAACCAATTATCGAGGAGGAAAAGAATGCCGTTCAAATCAAAGAAAATAGAGCAACATCAACAAGAAGAAATTAAAGATGATATTGTTACAGAAGCAACAGAAGAAAATCAACAACAAGAAATTAAGTACATAACAACAGATACTTTTCCTGATTTGTCTAAGAAGTATTTAAATGCAATTACAAAGTTTTTAAAAGATAAAAACAGAAGATATTTTGGTTCACCTGGAAGTGGTTTATATAATCAGCTTATCGACCCAAAATATAAAGAAATTGGAATTAATAAAAAGTTAGTAGAACTAGGTGCTAAAGGTGAAGAGTCTACATCTGTTGTATTAAGAAAATGGATAAAAGATAAGCCTTCTGTTGTTCTTATTGATTCCATTCATTTACCTCTTGGTGAAGAATCTGATGAAGGTGGACTGGATGAAGAAGAAGGTTCAGTAAATACACTAGGTGATACGGACCATTTACTAATTATCGGTGATAATCTAATTATTATCGACAGTAAGAATTGGAAGGAAAAAGCAGGCTATTCAATTGGGGAAGAAGGACAAGTTCTAAGAAGCAAGAATGAGTTCAGTGGAAATAGACCTCATATTGCTCAGTCTAAATATCTTTGGAAGAAATTTTATACAGGTATTGATGTAAATGTTCATGCTTATGTATGTATAGCAAATCCTAACTCATTCATCATTAGAGATAACTTATGGTGGAAACAAGGTTGGAAAAATTACAAGTTGGTAAATCAAGAAACATTAGTATATTTCCTTGATAAAATGTGGAATGAAGATAACTTAAAGGATATTGATTATATTCACGTTGATGTTGTTGCTAAAGCTGTTCAAGGGATTCAACAACCTTATAATAAATATAAAGCTGAATTTCCAACTTTTTACAAATTATTGAACAAGTAAAGAGACTCCTATGTGAGTCTTTTCTTGATATATTTAATATAGAAAGAAAGGAGAAATCTCACAATGAGTAAAAAATATCATATTACATTTGATGGAAAAATCAATGAATGTCATGCTCAAAATGGAAAATGTCCATATCGAACTGAAGAACATTTTGAGTCTATTGAAAAAGCTCAAGAATGTATGGAGAGACTAATTCATCGAGCATCTAAACAAAATACATCTGTTGATTTAGTAAAACACAACTATTCAGATGATATTTTTAGAGCGAAGAATGTAGATAGAAACTTACCATTTTATCGAGGTGAATTAAACAAGATAATCAAAAAAGACTTTGAGAAATGGTATAAAAACAAAGTTCAAGAAATGCAATCTAAGCATATAGGACAAATTCCTTCTAAAGAGAAGATGTTAGAAGATTTTAAGAAAACGAATCCTTCTTACAAGAGAGCAGAGTCTAGATTAAATCAGTTAGAGAGTAATATTAACAGTTTATTATCTCAAAGAGTTCAAGCAATAGACTTTGCAGATAAGTTTGATGAAGATATAGTGGATTATTCATTTAGTAATGCTTCTTGTTCAGCCTATTTCGTTGTAAACAAGACAAGATTAAATGAAGTAAGAGAGTATTTGTTATCTAAGAATTTTAAGATAGATGAAAGAAGATTTTTAGAATACACTAAAGGAGATAATTTCTTAATTAGATTTAGTGACCATTATCCAAAAGAATATCTAAAAAGAAAAGAAGAGAATGGGGAATTATTCAGTTACACAAATGCTTCAATGTGTGTAATGTATCGTGATGAAGAGTTACCTGGAAAAGCAACAAAAAATCTACAAAAGTATCTTGACACATGTAGATGGTAAAAAGTAAAGAGAGGAATAATTATTATGATAAAAGATGAAAATGATGTAGTTTTAAATAAAGAAGAAAAGAAAGACAATGATTTTGTGTTGTATCTACTTTTAGGTATTGTAGGTTTAGTATTATTACCATCTATTATAATTGGATATTTATTATTCTTTATTCTTTTTAGAACATTACATTATAAAAATAGTTTTAATATTCCTGTAATAATTATTCCTTCTATAATTGTTTTAAGTATTGTATTTATCTTTCTTCCAGATTCATTAGTATGGAAATATATTTATATAACATTAATTGTTGGACCTATTATTGGAATTATTCTATGTGTTGCTCAGTCAATCAAATTAAAGAAACATCCTGAAATCAAATTACAAATAGGACCTTATTATAATTTTAAATATAGCGAGAATATTTTTGATAAACTAAAGAGAAATAAATTAAAAGAAGAATTATCTGAAGGTGAGTTGAACTCATCAGAAGCAATTCCTCTTGGTATGTTAGTTGAACCTGTCGAATTGCAGAATGAAAAACAATATGATAATATAGAACCAGTTTATATGTATTATGATGATGCTTATAAAGGTACATTTGTATCTGGAACAGTCGGTTCTGGTAAATCAGTTACACTGTTACAGATGATGGAAAACACGGCTCAAGTCGGTTATCCATTAATTGTAATCGACTTCAAAAAAGGTCAAAATATTTCATATCATTTATCAAGAATGGCTAAAAAATATAATAGAAAATTTTATCATTTTGTAAATGGTACAAGTACGGGTGAGTTAGCGAAATATCAGTCATCTTACGACCCTTTAGCAGCAAAAGAAGGACAAACGGACTTGATATTAGGAATGAGAACATGGGATGCTGCTTCAGAAGTTTATAAAAATAGACAGATTAGTTTACTTCAGTGTATTTTCTTCTTATTAAATAATTTAAACGAAAAAGATGTTCCTAATTTTCCTTGGAATGAAGGTGGAATATCTCAGTTTGTTGCAGCGTTGCAAATTCCTAATTTATTTGATTTGATTCAGGCTTACGCAAGAAAGATAGATAAAACAAATCCAGATAGAAATATGGAATTAAAATTACAGAGTTTACAAGAAGTTTATAATGATTTAATTGCACCTAAAAGTATTTTAAAAGAACAATTAGATGGCTTATCTGTTACAATGAAGAATTTAACTATGAGTTCTTATAGTAATAGTTTATATAAAGGTTCTCATGGAGACAATCATATTGATTTATCTAAGATGTGTATGGATGAAGATGGACCTATCATTTTATTCCAATTTTCTCCTAACGCTGAGCCGGAATTCGCCAAATACATGGGTAGTATTATCGTATCAGACATTAAGAGAGCATTTGGACACAAAGAAGTTTTAGATAATAAATTACCATGTGGTATCTTTATGGATGAGTTCCAGACAATTGATATTGACTTGATTGCTGATATTGTTGCAAAAGTTCGTTCTGCAAAAGGTTTCCCCGTGTTATCTTCACAATCTATTTTACAGTTGGCAGCAAATGCTGATTCAAATGCCTCATACAAGATAGATGCATTCGTTGAAGTTATTAACAATTTTATTGTACATAATGGTGCATCTGATAATGAAGCAGAAAGATTTAGTAAAATCTTAGGTAAGACAAGTAAAGTATCTTATAAGATAACTGAAGATAATAGTAGTGGTTTATTTAAAAAGAATAAACAGATGATTAATAAATCAGAGTCTTTAGAATATCGACTTGAACCTAACAAATTACAAAAAATAGCAGCACCTACTGAAGCTAATAATTATAGAGCTGAATGTTACCTCATTCAAAAATCTACTAATGAGGCTCAGTTTGCTAAACTTGGTTATGGTATTGCAAGAAAGGTTTTCTTGATTCCTAATAAGGATGTTTTGTCAAAAGTTCCAGAGTCATTTAAAAAATCCGTATCTTCAGATGATACTAAAAAAGTTAAAAACAACACTAATATTTTGACTAAAAATAGTGTACCAGAAAATGATATAGATAATAACTTTAAAATTGAACATTTTGGTGAAGTAAATTCGGCTTTAGATAGACAGAGAAATCAAACTCAAGCTCAGATTAGAAGAGAGAATACTAGACCAGAGTTAGAGAAGAAAAAGGTTGAGACATCGTTTGAAAAGATGTATAATAATAAAGGTAGTAAATTTAGAAAGAAGGTAAAGTAGATGGGTTTTAAGAAAAAAGAAATAAAAGAAGAACAACCAATTAAAAAGAAAATAAGTCTTTTAAATGAGGAAGAAGAAGAAAAAGAATTTATTCTTAAAAATCATAAAAAGATAGTTCCAATTGGTGGTAAAAAAGCTAAAGTAAAAGATAAAGATTTAGATGTTAGAAAAAACAAATTGATTGGTGTTTATATTTTACGATTCTTTATTATCTTAATTATTTTTGGAATCTTTGGATTAGCGATTAAGAACGCCTTCTTTCCTGAAAACGTGTACACAAAACAAGATATTCAAAATATGATTATTGAATATAGTGATAATAAAGGTTTCCCTATTGATAGAGGAAGAGCTTATGCTCAGGAATTTTTGTATAATTACCTAAATAACACAGGTTCGGTAGCATCAAAACAGATGATGGGACAATTAACCGATTCAAAAGATGTTCAAAATCTAGGAAAACAATTACCTGATGGAAAGATGAAACAGCAAGCGGCTAGTCAACCAATATTATTTAGAGAAAAGGTTGTTAATGATTATAGTGCTATTTATGATTTTAGTGTTTATATGACCGATAAGGATGGTAATACAGAATCTGAGACATCTGAATTGACTGGAACGTGGAAAAGTTTTGAGTTAAATATTTACTATGACTCAAATACACAAAAAGTATCTATTGTTGGCAATCCAAACATTATTCCAAGTTATGCTATCGGGAATCAGAATTCTCTTCCAAGAGAAGGTGAAATTGGAAATGGTAATGTAAATACATCTGTAACGTCAAGAATGGAACCAACTATCATGGGATTTGTTAAGGCGTATGCTAAGGTTACACAAGAAAATCATGCTGAGATAGACCAATATATTCCATCTAATCCACCTATTGAATTAATCTCAGGTTTTGGTGGTACATTGTCAATTAGTAACAACGGCACGGTATCTTACAAGATTTATGATACAGACACCGCAGGTGAATATAAGGTAGATGCCAATATTACATGGAAAGACCAGAATGATGTTGCGTTTACTGGAAGATATATTATTACTGTAAAAGAGACTTCAGATAAGAAATATTTAGTTACAAAATTCGCACCATATTTGTTTATAAAGGGGTAATAGAGAATGTTGAAAGAGTATAGAGAAATTAGAGACAGTTACATCACAAAAATTAATCGAAAACTAAAGAAAAAGAATAAGACATTAAAAGATATTAAACCTAAGAATTATATTTCAATAGAGCATGGTAAGGATGATAGTTTTGAAGTAACAACATCTATGACAGGACAAGTAAAATTGATTAGATGGTTAAGTAAACCAAGTGGCACATGTTACTGTATCGATATTGACAAAGATAATGAATTAAACGAGAGTTTAGGATATAAATACAAAGATATTTATACTAAACTTATAGAGAAATCTTTTAAACAATTGTTGTCTAGAATAGACGAAATTGTTGTATAATAATATTGTAATAAGTAGTAGTAGTCTTAATGCAGGAGGAGAAAAATAGTATGAGACAAATGGTTCAAAATTTTGGTGTATTAAAAACACCTACAAAGGGAGACGTTATTATTGAGTTCGTATCAGCAGTACCAACAATAACTCCAACAGGAAAATCTTATAAGGTTGAAATGAAGCCTGAACATCTTAAGTTTGGTGTAAGTGGTTATGTGCCAGCTGAATCTGAACTTGGTGAGATTTTCAGAAGAGCATCAGAAACAAAGACAGTTATTTTAGCACGTTTTGAAAAGCATCGTAAAAAGGGTGTAGATGTCAATATCCCAATTGAAGAGTTAACAGCTGATATGAATACGGCACGTGAAAACATTAACAAATCATTCTGTGGTGTTTACAATAAAAACACAAAGAAGTGGGATATGATGGGTGGAGATTATTCACCAGAAAATGATACAGAAGAAATGATTAAATGTGTTGAAAGTTTAACAAGAGAATTTGAGAAATTAGATGTTGATGGTTTCTTTGAAGAAAAGAAAGCTCCAACAATTAAATCAGACAATTTCGATAAGTCTCAAGTTGTTATGACATTGTATTACACATTAATTGATTATGAAAATAAGAACGGATTTGAATTGACAGAAGAACATCGTAGAGCAGTAACAACTAAGTTATTGAAACTATGTGATGAAATTCAAAAAGCAATTCTTAAGTCAGACCAAGTTGACTACCGTGACTATTCACACGTAAGAGCACGATTCTTAGTGTTTAGTTATGCTGAGAAGATTGAACCTATTACACCAGAAGTTGTTAATAATATTAATGGTTGGTTAACAAGATGTTTGACTAAATCTAAGTATATTATTGAATGGAGTGAGACTGTTTAATACAACAGTCTCTTTTTTAACATTTTTAAAGATTTTAAGAAAAGGCGAGAACGTTTTTGATAGTGCTACTGTACCACTTTTACAGCTGTAAAAAGGTGAAAAATGAAGAGGCTGTATAATCTATCACTTTTAGTCCAAATCATGGTTTAAACGATTCTAGCATCACTTTAAAAATTTCACATAAAACTATTTACAATATACCAAAAATAATATAAAATAATATCATGAATAAATACAGACTAATCAATACTATTTTGAATAAGAAAAATGATTCAGATAAAGGTATTGTCTTAATGTTTACAAATAACTTAACTATCAATATCTATGAGAATTTAGATTTTAGAATAGTAAAAGTGATATATGTATTAAATGGACAAAAGACATATTCTAAGTTGTATAAGAAAAACAGTAGCACATATTTTGAGATTAAAAGAGAAATTTTTAGACGATTTGGTCAGATTATTAAGTGAGAGGTTGTATAATATATGAAGAAGAACAGTTCAATGAAGATTACAGCATTAGATAAGTTTAAGTCTATGAGAGAAAGACAGTCTCGTGGTGGTATTGGTAACAGTATTCACGGGGACATTAAGTATAACCGCAGAAAAAACAAGGTAAACACCAGAAAAGAACTTAAGGAGTGGTTTTAATAGTATGGAAACAAGACAAATAATTTTAAATGCATTAAAGAATGGTATTCCACCTTATGTAGTTCATTTCGCATTGGAGAATCAACCAGATTTATTAGATACTGATGAAGAGGTTGAAGTAACACCTGAAGTAACATCAATGATTCGAGAAGAATTTTTGAAAGTTGGTAAAATTTCTATATTATCAGAAGATGAGAAAAAGGAAGTTAATCAATTGTCAAGTGAGGCTGACTCTGTATATCACGCAGTATTAGACTTCTACTTAAAACATTTCTTTGAAGAGGACCTTCAAGAACGTACGAACAATGTATACTTCTACTTAATAGACAAGGTGAAGTAGTTTGAGTTACGGACCAAGAAGTTTAATAACATGGAATACATTTTGTAGTAGATATATTAGTACGTATGATTTAGAAGGAATTTTGAGAAGATTAGACGGTTGTAAGGAACAATGTCTTGAAAATAAAGACTTTGAATTGGCAAGAGATATTGAAAAATTAAGGGCTATAGCATTAAAAATGACAGAAGAGTTTAAGAATAGGGAAAGAGTGCAATAATGGGAACAATTAGTGAATTAAAAAGAAAAGTAAATATCGTTGATTATATTAAAAACGATGGAATTGTTCTTAGACATGGTGGTGCAAACATCTATAAGGGTTTGTGCCCTTTTCATCATGAAAAAACACCTTCACTTGTTGTATATGAAGATAATCAGACATTTCATTGTTTCGGTTGTAAAACACATGGTGATATTATTGATTATGTTGCCAATCGTAATAGTTTAACAAAAATGCAAGCAATTCAATATTTGGCTAATGAGAATAATTTTGAATTAGACTTCGAAAATAATAAAGAAGACTTCGCTAAGCAGAAAAGGCTAAGCGAATTGTTAACGATGGTTGATGAATATTTTAAATACAATTTTAAATGTTTAGAAGAAAATCATCTTGCAAAACAACAAATTACAAAGAGAGGATTACCAATTACAGATGTTTATGGTTATTGTCCATCTTCAGATAATTTTAATAAATATTTTACAAGTAAAGGTTTTACATTGGAAGAACTTAGAGAAATAGGTGTCAATACAGACAATGATTTTTGTAGATTAAGTGACAGATTGGTATTTACAATTTACAATATTTTTGGACAACCTGTTGGTTTTACTGGAAGACAATTAGTTGAAAATAAAAATTCTGGTAAATATATTAATACATCTAACAACTCTATTTTTAATAAATCTAAAGCTTTGTATGGAATTGAAAGGGCTAAAGATAAAGCAAGAAAAGATAAAAAAATTATTTTAGTTGAAGGTCAGTTTGATGTTGAAGCTATGCATAGTTCCGGATTTACGAACACTGTTGCTGTAAGTGGCTCAGCATTTTCAAAAGAACAAGAAAAACTAATTTTAAATGTTATTGGTGATGATGGTAAGATTATTCTTATGTTAGATGGTGATAGTGCTGGGCAAAAGGCAATGAACCATATTTTTCAGAAGTTTCCTGAACTTCAAAATATGTTATTTATAGTTATTTTACCAGATGGTAAAGACCCTTGCGAAATGATTCAGTCTAAGACATTGTTTCCTAGACCAATTAGTATTAATTCTTACTATTATAATTCAATTAAGAGAGAATATTTAAACAATACACCTGAGAGTAAAGCTGAATTCATTCAAAAGATACAAGAACTATTTACAAATTACATAGAGGATAATGTTCTTAAGAAGAATTATTTAGAAAAGGCAGCCAATGAAGTTGGTGTAGAATATAAAGATTTAAAATTAATTAGTAACAAGAAATATGAATCAAAGAAAGAAGATTTGAAGCCATATATTAAATGTTATTTATTAGCATTAAAAGTCTTCATTGATACTCAAAAGACCAATGAAATTAATATTAATCCTCAAGATTTTAAAGGCACTCCGTTTATCGGATTTATTAAAGAGTTATATGATAATGGAATGATTAGAATTGAAGGGAAGAATATAGAAACAACTAATGTGATTGATAAGAGTTTATTATCTGAAAAATCTCAAAGAATACTAGAAGAGATTTATAAACAAGAGTATGACATATTAACAGATAAGTTATTTATTCAATCATATTACAAATCGCTTATTGAACAAGCAAAAACAGAATTTACGAAAGAGAGATATGACGATGGAATTAAATAAGATGGGCTACGAAAATTTACTTGAAACAGCAGAAAAGTTAAACTCACAAATTGAGTACATTAAGGAATGCATTGAAGAAGCAGGTTGTTGGTATATTGCAACAGATGAAGAAGACGAAGATAATCAGATGTTTATTATGCGAAAACATGAGGTTATTTCAGTTATTGATTTTGATGACTTAACAATTAGTATAAACTATCCAGAAATGATTTTTAGAGGAGCATATAGTAATATGTTATCCAAGATTGCAGAGAGTTTACTTGAAATCAAAGAATTATTAGAAGATGACATTGAAGAAGAAGACGAAAATGTAGTAGAAAACTTTATCACAGTTGAAAGTGGACTTGTTTGTGATAAAGCTATTGAAAATTTAAACTTTTTAGTTGAATACAAAGACAATTTTGATACATTACATTACAATGATTTTATGGAGATTTTAACAGAAGATTTAACTTCAGAAGAAATTGAAGATATTGAATCGACGTTTGATGTATCTGATAATTTATATTCACATGAGATTTATAAAGATTGTGATAGTGAAATTATTTTAGATTCGTTTGATAGTGAACACGAAGGATATGAGTTTAATCACTTATTAGGTGTATGGGTTCAGACAGGAAAGAGCGAAACTGAATGTCTAAAGTTTTCACATAAAATAAATTCTGGTGTATCATTCACCATTGATTTAGAAAATGGTGACATTACATATATTGATGATGACGTCGATGAAGATTCTGTAGTAGATTTATTTGATTATGGAGAATAGAAACAGAATTAGTAATATTCTTCTCATGATTGTTAGTGGTCTATTAATACTAACGTCACTCAGAATGCAATATTTAGATAAGAAAATAGAAACACAGGAAAACAAAATTATTGAACTTCAGAATGACTTAGATGCATCTAATGAAAGAATTAAGGAACTAGAAAAAGTTAGTGAAATCTCTAAAGATGAAGACCTTGAGAAGATTAAAGATAAGTTAACTGAAGCTTATAATAAAATAACAGATTTATATGATAGATATGGAAAGCCTTCTATAGACGAAATCGTTAAAAGCATAAAAGAAAAGTAGACTACTAATTTAGTCTACTTTTTGTCTTTTCTAAAGTCTTGTTCGTATGTGTAATATAAGTTTCTCATTCCATTATCAATCTTCTTGTCAACCAAATTCATACCAATAATATAATTTTCTGTCATATTTTTGGTTGATGGAGATGGGAAATATCCTGTTCTTTCAAACATTCTTCTTAATGGTGGTCTATCATGATTGAATTTTTTATATTCTTCAATATATTCAGGTGTATTTAATTTTCTGTAATATTCTACAACCTTGTCAAATTTTTCTTGAATTGGTGCTGTTGTATTTGTTGCAAAGTACATTTTTAATTCTGGAATATTTTGTTGAGCATCAAGAACAGTTTTAATTTTGGCATTCCCTATTTCAACATCATCTTTTTTCACAATTACAAAACTATCATAATCATCTAAAAATGAACCTGCTTCTCTAACTGTTAGTCCAGCAGCTTGAAGAGCAACCTCACATTGAAGTTTACTAGCAGGATTGTCTTTATTATAATACCATATTGTTTTATATGAATGAATCTCTGCGTTACCTAATCTTCCACCATCACCATAATACCCTTTATCTTTATGCATGTGGTCATTATCTAAAAAATTAAATTTTTTGAGAGCAGCAAGACTATCATACATCTCATTAAGATAAACTTTAGCTTTTGTTAAATCTTCAAAATGCGGTGAATTACAAAAAGGGCATGAAGCAGGATTTTTTGCATGACACTCACGAATTTGTTGTAAAAAAGGTGAAAAATGGTATATTTTCTTTGTCTCTGACATAGTAAAACCTCTCTTTATTGATATATGAGATATATCGATTAATACTGTTGTATAATATTATATGATAGAGAGGAAATTTTAAAAATGCTATATAGCACAAAAGAGCTAAAGAATAGACTTGTAGAAAACCTTAAAGAAGAAGTATCTAAAATGGAAACAAAACCTGTTTTAAAAGTTCTTCTTGTTGGTGATAATCCTGCAAGTATTTCTTATGTTACAAATAAACAAAGATTAGCAGAACAAATTGGTATTGATGCCGAGACAATTAAAATCACAGAAAACATTTCTCAAAAAGATTTAAACAATTATATTGAGATAATTTCAAATCAAGATAATGTTGATGGCGTGTTATTACAACTGCCATTACCTAAACACTTAGATGAGAATGAAGCATTATCACATTTAAATTCATTAAAAGATGTCGATGGCTTAACATTAGAGCAACAAGGAAGACTGTTTAGTACAAAAGCTATGTATAAACCATGTACACCTAAAGGAATTATTACTATCCTAAATGATTTAGGATATGAACAGTTAAATGGTTTAAATGTTGTAGTAGTTGGTCGTTCTAAATTGGTTGGTATGCCAGTAGCTAAATTATGTCAAGATTTAGGCGCAACAGTAACAATATGTCATAGTAAAACATCAAACATGAAAGAGATTACTAAAAATGCAGATATTCTTATTGTCGCCATTGGAAAAGCTAAGATGATTGATTCTTCTTATATTTCAAATAAAACTAAAGTTGTTATTGACGTTGGTATTAATCGAGAAGATGGAAAACTATGTGGTGATTGTAATGCACAAGATATTGAAGATAAATATCATGATAGTTGTATAATTACTACAGTACCAGGTGGTGTTGGACCAATGACGGTTGTTTCATTAATGGAAAACACAATTCAATCTGCAAAATCAAAGGTAGATAAGTGATGACATATACATTAGCATTAGATATTTCAACATCAACAACAGGTTTTTCATTATGGAGAGATAAAGAATGTATTCTTAGTGATTCTGTTCATAAGAAAAATAAAAAGAATGACACATGGATAGACAGAGTAACATATATGTCTAATCATATTAAAAACATAACAAAAGATTATGAAATAAGTTATATAGTTGTTGAAGATGCATTCAGTCGATTAAATGTAAACACATTAAAAAAATTATGTTTAGCTCAAGGCTTAATTATTGGTGCAGTATCTCAAGAGAATAGTAAACTTATTATGGTTTATCCTAAGACATGGCAAAGTTATCATGGTATAGCGAATTTAAAAAGAGAAATGTTAAAAGAATTTACGCTTGAAAATGCACCTAAAATTATTCATCGAGAATTAACAAGTAACACAGACGATGAAGCCGACTCAATCCATATTGGGAGTTGGTTTGTACATACACAATTAGAAACAGAGGAATAAATGGAAGAGATTAAATTAATAGCAGATGGATATACTTATGTATTTCCTAAAGGTGGTTTAGAAGAAACCATTATCGAAATCTACAACGGAAATAACAAAGAATTAAAGCAATATCAGTTATCAGAGATTTATGGAGTAACACCTGCAAGAGTTAGATTAGTTCGTTATGCATTAAGTTTAGCAGGTTTATTGGTTGATGAGTATGGAGAAGTTGTACCAGCTTTTACAAATCTTGAAGATGAAGTAAGTGCAACATTAGAAATGATTGGTGAAGGATTAAGTATTATCGAAATCGCCAACCAATTAAATATTAGTACAACAACAATTAGTAGAATCATTAATGCATGGAACTTGGTTCTTGAATGGCGTGGTGAAACTTATCATCGAAATGATATTTTAGAAGTAATGGAACAGAATGAAATTGGAACAGAAGCAGAACCTTATGAATCCAATGACTTAACATTATCTGAGTTGTTCTCAGGTGAATCTATTCCTGTAGGTGCTCTAAAGAGCGCTAGAGTGCATAAACTAAAGGATGGTAGTTATAGTAAATCATTTACTTTTGACCCTCAGAGAGCACACAGTGACACTCAGATGCATTCCTATGAAGAATTGAATGAAGTTATTAACAATTTTACACCTGAAGAGGTGAACCTCGATAATCACGGTATGTTAACTGAAGTATTCGCGTTATCAGATGTTCAGTTAGGTAAAGCGCATGAAACAGGTGGCGGCTCAAAAGAAACGATTGAGCGAGTATTACAATCGGCATACAAGTTTAAGGAACGTATTCTACGAACTAAGCCTGTATCAGTTATTATTACAGACTTGGGTGATGGTATTGAAAACATTAATAATACACCACAGCAGTTATGTACAAACGATTTAGAGTTAGGCGAACAGATTAGATGTTTCAGACGACTAATGTTAGAAGTAATTAAGATTATTGCTCCTTACGCACCTAAGGTGTATGTTGTGAGCGTGCCTTCTAATCATGGAGAGATTAGAAATGGTGGCCGTAAACCAACTGGAACACCAGAAAATGACTACGGCATTGAAATTAGTTTCCAACTTCAAGATATTTGTGAGAATGCAGAACAAGAGTGTTTACGTAACATTACATTCGTAAGACCTGCAAATAAACAGTTGACAGCAGTTGTTGACTTAGAGAATGGTTCACAGATTGCATTTAATCATGGGCACAAAGCACAAGGTGGTATTCAAGGTCAAGAAGCTTGGTGGAAAAATCAATGTTTCGCTGAAATGCCAGGAAGTCATGCAAATATCATGGTAATGGGACACTTCCATAATCATCAGGTAATGCAGACAGGTGGTAAGCGTTGGTTGATTAGTTGCGCTGCTTCTGAGCCAAGTTCAGATTACTTCTCATCATATAGTGGTAAATCTTCTGTACGTGGTGTCACAACTTTCGCGGTAAACGAAAAAGGCGTACCAGTATTTATTGAAATTTTATAGGAGATAACATCTCCTATTTTCTTTTATGAATAAGTATATAATAAGATACACAGAAGATAACCAACCGTTTATCGATGATGAGAATTATAACAAAAAGTTAAAGTGTGAAGAATGTGGAAAATTAGTTGTTAATAACAATGGATTAGCATCACATATTAGAAGAGCACATCAAATGACACCTAAACAGTATTACGATAAGTTTTTGAAAAAAGAAAACGAAGGAATATGTCCTGTATGTGGAAAAGAAACAACTTTCTGGAAACTGGCAATAGGTTATGGTAAACATTGTTCTGTTTCATGTTCCAATAAGGACCCAATCATTCAAGAAAAAATGAATAATACTATGTTAAGAAATTTTGGTGAAGACTACAAGGAAATAGTTAAACAAAACAGATTAAATGGTCATGGTCAAAAACATAAAAAGACAAAGAAGAAAAAGAGAATTAAAAAAGAAAAAGTAGAACGAATTAAAGGATATACATACTATAAAACAGAGTATGATTATAGTGATAAATCAATTAAAGATAAAAGAAGCAAAACAAATAAAAAAGTAATAAAAATTATAAATGATTTAGGATATTATACAAGAAGACAATTAATTGAAAAATATCAGTATTCATGGTTGAGTTTAAAGTTGGAATCAGGTTGTATTAATGGTCATATATGTTTCAAAAAAGAAGATGTGAAAGCTATTGAAGAGTATTATAAAAACAATAAAGGAACAAGTCTTTTTGAAAAAGAGGTATCACGCTTCATTAATAGTATATATAATGGTGATGTAAAAGTTCACGATAGAAAATTAATAAGTCCATTAGAGTTAGATATATTAATTCCGGAAAAGTGTTTTGCTATTGAATGTAATGGTATTTATTATCATTCATATCCTAGAAAAGATAAATATTATCATAAAATTAAAACTGACAAATGTCAAGAAAAAGGTGTAACATTATTTCATTTAAGTGAATATGATTGGATGAACAAGAAAGAAATATGCAAGAATCTTATACATAATTTTTTACATGGTGAAAATCTAGAAAATTATAAATTAAAAGAAATTGATATTGAAGAATTTAAAAACTTCATTGAAACACAGACATTAGATAGAATGCCACAAATTAAAAATAATGATAAACTATATATGATAGAGGATTGTTGTATAATTATTTTAGGTAAAGACATAAGAATATTTTCTAATTTAAAATATTCACTAAATATTGATATATTATTAAAGAAGTTAAAATGCAATAAAAAGATTTTAGTAAATAGAATAAATAATTTTAACTTTCAAAATTATGTTAAGGTAAAAACAACAGAACCTAAATTAAATAATTATGATAACTACAAAATTTTTGATGAAGGTATCGATATTTATGAAAGGAAAACAATATGATTAGAAAAGATGATTTCGTAAATAGCATCAACGCTTTATTAATGCAACAAGCTAGAGATGAAGAAGTAAACAATGCACTAGATGTAATATGTGGTAATGAATATTCATCTTGTGTTGCTGATACATCAACTATTACAACTCAGGCACTAATAGAATTATTAAAGAGTCTAACTAATGATTTAGACGATTATATTGATTGGTGGCTCTATGAAGATGTCGAAAAAGAAGTAAAAGATGCATTTGGTAATATCATTGAATTGGACACACCAGAGAAGTTATATGACTTCTTAATTAGTAATTACAAACAATCGTAAAGATTGTTGTATAATATATATGTAGTTAGAAACTAAGCACGCTAGAGAAAAGAGCGTCGGAGGAGAAAGTATGAGTCAAATTACACTACAAGCAAACTTAACAAACGATTTAGAATTAAAGCAGTCTAAGAATGGTAATGCATATTGCCAATTAGTACTTGCACAGTCTACACGTTATTTAGACGGTGAAGAATGGAAGGAAACAGGTTCTCGTTTTTGGCGAGTAATGATTTATGGTAAGCAGGCTGAATACCTATGCAACTGTACATTACCTAAGGGAACTAAGTTAGTTGTTGTCGGTGACTTAGTTGTTGAAGACCGTCCTGAATGGACAGACAACTCAGGTGTTACACACGAAGCAACATCTGAAGTAACAATTCGTGCAAAGAGTGTTTCAGTAGAAATTAACAACTGGTATGACATTACAGTTACAAAGCATCCTACATCAGGAGCATCAGTAACACAGACAGTTGCACCTGCACCTAAACGTCAGGCTGCTGCAACCAAGAAAGTTGCAGCTACACCTAAGGTTGTAAAGCAAGAACAACCTGAAGAAGACATTTTCGGTGGCTTAACCGAAGATTCTATTGGTTCAGATGATACTGTAGACCTTTGGGGATAATTATTAATTAATAAGTAAGAGAGGTAAATTGACACCTCTCTTTTTTTGATATATTAACTGAAAAGGAGTGTAATATTATGACAAAGGTTAAGGCATTAAATCGAGATGGTAAAATTATATGGTGTACAGCGAAAAATCCAGGAACTGGAACATGCAACCATGTATTCCACAAAATAGAGAATATGAGTGATGAAGAGTTTCAGCAACAGGTAGACAGATATAATGAAAAGATGAATAGACTATTATACAGTAATAATGTTGGTGATAGAGTCTTATGTGCAGGACAAGGATATGGACTAGATATTTTAGAAAAAGACCCTGATTATCATGTAAGAAGAGAAGTGGCTCAACAAGGACACAACCCGGCACTTTTTGCAATAGACTATGATTACTTTACGAGAAGTGTTGCACAAGATTACATAGACAAAGAAAAAGATGAGAAACTTAAAAAGAAATATCAAGAACAATTAGACTCATATATTCATGGAACAACCGCTCAAAAATTAGCATGTATTAATGCTGGAATAGGTTTAGATGAGTTTGTGAATGATAAAGACGAGAACATTAGAAGAGAAGTCGCTAAAAAAGAGTACAAGATGAACGTTCTTGTAAATGACACATCTCCTCGTGTTAGAAGTATGGTCGCGTTAAGTAGACAATACCATGACATTTTATCACACGATAAGGATGAACAAGTAAGAGCATCTGTTGCTTCCTGTTGTGATGAAGATGCATTACATAATTTAGCATTAGATAAGAGTCCTCTAGTAAGACAGAGAGTAGCAATTCGTGGTAACCTTTTAAGTCAAGAAGAATTCAATAAGTTGTTAAATGATGAAGACTTTTATGTTAGAGAAACAGCTAAATTAGTTAAAAGAAAGGAATAGTGTTATGACAAAATATCATGTAAAGCCAGATGGAAGCATTGGTGTATGTAATGCAAAACAAAAATGTAGATATTCAAAATTTATTCATGTAAATGCAAACTCTCCAGAAGAAGCTCAACAACAAGTTGATGATTTTAACAGAATCATCGCAAGATTTTCAGAACCAGGTGGAACAATAACAGAAGATGGTGTTAAAATAGAATTAATTAAACATGGAAAATGTTTCGATATTTTAGTAAATGACAAAGATGAGTATATAAGAAGAAAAGTTGCTCAGTATAGTGATAGAGAATGTGATTTAGATATTTTAGCAAATGATGAAGATTGGTTTGTGAGATATTTAGTTGCACAAAAAGGAATAGATAAATATTTAGACAAACTTCGCACTGATGAAGACTATCACGTAAGAGCAGCTGTAGCGTCATTTCATAGACCACAAGACGTTAAATATTTTATTAATGATGAAAACTCATACGTTAAAGAACAAATTATTGAAGCAGGTACAGATGAAGTACTCGATAAACTTCGTAATGATGAAAGTCGAGACGTTAGATTATTAGTAGCAAAAAATGGAAGAGACGAAGACCTGGATATTTTAATATACGATGAAGATGAGTTTGTCAGAGCTCGTGTTGCTGACAATGGTAGAGATAAAGACTTGGATATTTTAGTAGATGATAACAGCGATGCTGTAAGAGAAGCTGTAGCACATTTCGGAAGAGATAAAGACCTTGACAAACTTCGCTATGCTAAAGAAGATAGAGTAAGAATTTTTGTTGCAGCAAAAGGAAGACCTCAAGATAGAGATTTATTTCTTAAAGACCCTAGTTGGGTTGCAAGAAAAACCTATGTTGAAAATTGTAGAAACATAGAAGATGTTAAACCTTTCTTAAACGATGAGGATATAATAGTTAGAGAAGAAGCAGAAATGACACTATCAATATAAGAGATACTCGAAAGAGTATCTTTTAAAGATTTTAATAAAAGGCGAGAACGTTTTTGATAGTGCTACTGTACCACTTTTGCAGCCTTAAAAAGGTCAAAAATGACGTAGCTGTATAATCTATCACTTTTAGGTAAAACAGTGGCGAGAACTGATTCTACATCACTTTCTGATATATAAACTGTTGTATAATATATATAGTATGAATACGAAGAAATGTTTAATTTGTGGTGAAGAATATGACAATCATAGTCAACATATTAAATACAGACACCACTTAACAGGAAAAGAATATTATGATAAATGTTTAAAAACAGAAGAAGACGGAAAATGTTTAGAGTGTGGAGGTGAAACCAAGTTTAGAACTATTGGTGCAGGTTATCAAAAGTACTGCTCTAGAGAGTGCATGCTCAAACATAGACCATTAAATATTAAAAAGTCTGTTCTAGAAAAATATGGTGTCGACAATGTTAGAAAAGTTGCATCTATAAATAAACAAATAGAGGAAACAAATCTAGAGAGATATGGTTGCATTTCGCCATTTGGTAATAAAGATGTGCAAGAGAGAGTAAAACAAACAAATCTTGAAAGATATGGTACAGAAAGTGTCTTATCATCAAAAGAAATAAGAGAAAAAATAGAAAACACATGTATTGAAAGATATGATACACCACACATCGGAGATGTTGATTTTGTACAAGAAAAAATTAAAAACGTTGTTCAAGAAAGATATGGAGTAAAGAGTACATTTCAATTAGATGAGGTTAAAGAAAAATCGAAAGAAACATGTTTAAAGAAATATGGAAAAGAGTATGCCGCACAATCTGACATTGTTAAAGAAAAGAGTAAACATACATGTCTAGAAAGATATGGTGTTGAATATAGTTTTCAGTCAGATAATAATAAAGAAAAAACAAAGAAAACACTTTTAGAGAAGTATGGTGTTGAAAACATTCTAGATTCTCCTGAGATACAAGAAAGAATCAAAAATACTATGATAGAAAATTATGGTGTAGATAATCCATTTAAATCAGAAGAAATTCAACTAAAGGTACAAAAATCAAATAAGACAGAATCAGAAAATAAAATTTATAGTGAATTAATCAAAATATTTCCTGAAGTCAAAAGACAATATAAATCTAAAGAATATCCGTTCTTTTGTGACTTTTATATCCCGTCACTAGACTTGTATATTGAATACAATGGTTTTTTCACTCATAACACTCATCCATTTGATAAAAACAATATTAATGATGTAAAAGAAGCTGAAGAACTTTATCAAAAAGGTTTAGAGAAAGGTTTGTATATGAGTGCTTATAAGGTTTGGACACAATCTGACCCACATAAAGTTGAAATAGCAAGAAAAAACAAAATTAAACTTTTAGTTTTTTACAACATGAAAGATGTAGAAAATTGGATAAAAGAGAGAAAGGAACAAAAAGATGGTTAAGAAAAAGACAGTAACAAGAGAAGACAAGATTAAAGATTATAAAGCATCTGACATCCAGGCGTTAACACCTCTACAACATTTGAGACAACGCTTAAATCTGACGTTCGGCGATGAGCGTGGTGGTGAAGAATATCCATTTTCATCCCAGAAAAATGTCTCTATTCGTGAAATTTGGGATAATAGTTTAGGTGAAGTTGCTATTGGTGTTGCAAATCGCCTGAGAGTAACATTTTATAAAGATGGTGTCGTAAAGATTGAAGATAACGGTCGTGGTATTCCGACAGATATGTCAACAGATGCTTATGGAAATAAAGTATCAGGTATCTTTAAGGCGCTTGGTTTATTACAATCTGGTTCAGCACTTAAAGGTATACAAAAAGGAAAATTCACAACATCGCAAAACGGTGTAGGAGGCAGCTCAACTAATGGTGTCTCAGAATGGTTCAAAGTAAGAGTATTTAAAAATAAAAAGATTTATGCTTTAGACTTTTTAGATTATATGCCAGGATTATTTGATGATAACGGAGTGTTTAAACCTGCTAAAGATAATTCAGAGATATTTACATTAAAGGACAATCGTTCAAAAGAAGATAAGGAATTATTTGCACATGGTTCATCTGTTGAATTTAAGTTGAATGATAAATGGTTCATTGTGCCATATCTATTTGATAAAGATGATATTATCGCTCGTATTAGAGGTGCAGCATATCTTTATCCACATACAACAATGGAAGTATTAGACGAGCAGGAAGATGGCTCATTCGATAAACAGATTTTTAATTCAGAAGAAGGAATTAAAGAACTTGTTGATATTCAAGTTGGTAACAATATAACAAAAATTATTGATTTTAATGGAGCAACAGCTTTTAGAGAAAAAGGACAAGGACAAAATAATCCTAACATTCCTAAAGGTGCTACAGGAGAAACATTGCTTGAATATATTAACAAAGAATATAATGATGGCGATTTGTTGAATGATGAAAGAGAATTGTACTACTCATTAGCATTTAACTACAATAGTGGATATGATTGTATCATTGATACATACTGTAATGATATTCGAACAACACTTGGTGGAGTACATGTTCAAGCGTTAGAAAAAGCATTAACAGATGCATTTAATACAAAATTCCGTTCTATGAAGAATGGTTTAAATAAAAACGATAGTGACGTTATTGTTAAAGATGTAGAAGAAGGTTTAACAGCTGTATTATCCATTAAAACAAATGTACCACGTTTCGTAGGACAAGAGAAACAACTACTTGGTGGTAAAGAATTACAAAAAGCATTATATGATAGTATTTACTCTCAATTAACAGAATGGATGAATAAAGGTTCTAATCGTGATGACGTTGAAATTATCGCTAAAAAGGTAATTACAGCGATGAAGAACAGAACACGTATTCAAGAGCAACAGGAATTAAATAGAGAAAAGAATAAAGTAATGCGTGATTCTTCAATGCCAGTTAAATTGGTTGACTGTGAAATTACACATGCACCTATTTCAGAAATATTTATTTCAGAAGGTGATAGTGCATTAGGTGGTTTAAAAGCAATTAGAGACTCTCGTTATCAAGCACTTTTCCCTATTAGAGGTAAGATTCTAAACGTGTTAAAAGCATCTCCTAAGGATATTATGCAAAACCAAGAAACACAAGATATTATTAAGTGTTTAGATTGTGGTTTAGGTGAAGATTTTGATATTGAAAAGATGCGTTATCATAATGTGGTTATTGCAGCGGATGCCGACGTCGATGGTTCAGCAATTTCGAACTTGTTAATTACATGGTTCTGGGTATTGATGCCTGAAGTAATTAAACAAGGACGATTATTTAGAATGCTATCTCCATTATATGAAATTATCGTTTCTAAAGATGAAGTTTATTATTGTGTAAACTCTCAAGAAAAAGAAGATATTGAAAATAAACTAAAGAAAGAAAATAAAGAGATTAAGAAGATTAATCGATTTAAAGGTTTAGGTGAAACCGACCCTGACGTTTTATTTGAAGTTGGTATGAATCCTGAGACTAGACGTATTGCTCAAATTACAATTGAAGATGTAGAAAAAGCAGAAGAAATTATTAATCTAATTTCTGGTGATGATGCCGATGCTCGTAAAGAATGGATTATGGCTAATCCTTATACGCCTGAAGTTGTTGAATTTAACGAGGAGGTTGAATAATGAGTAAAAAGAAAAATCTAAAAGATTTTGATATTGATAAAATTTTAGAAAATACTAGAGAACCAATTAAATATGAAATTGTTGAGGCAATGAATGACTGGGGACTAGAATACGCTTATGCAACACTCCTTGATAGAGCGCTTGTTTATAATTACGATTTTGTAAAACCTGTTCAGTTAAGAAGTATTTGGGGTATGTATAAACAAGGTTTAAGACCTGATAAAGGTAATATTAAAGAAGGTCAAGTGCAAGCAACAATTATGGGTAAATACCACCCTCACAGCGATACTGCTGTCAAAGGTGTTCTTGATGGTTGGGCACAAGCGTTTAACTCAAGAGTACCTCTCGTAAAAACAACTGGACAACCTGGAAGATTTACTGGTGATAGTGCACCAGCAGCTCGTTATCTTGAAGTTGGTATGAACAAAGCTTGTTATGAACTTGTAAGAGATACACAGAATCATGGTTGCTTATGGACATTTAATGAGCAAGGTGATGAAATAATGCCTCTTACATTACCTACAAGATGGCCACTAGGAATTATTAATGGAACACAAGGTATCGCTACAGGTTTCGCTTGTAATATTCCTCCACATAATCCTGATGAGGTTATGAAAGCGTGTATTGCGTATCTTCAAGGAAAAATAGATAAACCATCTAAGTTACATAAATATATTCAGGGACCTGATTTTCCAACAGGCGCGACAGTCATTGGTATTGATGGTATTAAACAATATCTAGAGACAGGTGAAGGAAAATTTATTGTTAGAGGTAAATATTCTATTAAAGAATTAGGTAAAGGTAGAGTTGAAATAGATTTTACTGAATTACCTTATAATGTATCAGTAGAACAAGTAATTACAGATATTAATAACAAAAAGAAGAAGAATGGAAAATTCTTTGAAATATCTGAAATAAAAGATTTATCTGATAGACGTTTTCAGACAGACAAGTGTGAAGTAAAGTTGGCTATTTATGTAAAAGCTGGAGCTAACATCAATAAACTTATTGATGAGTTGTATCAATATACAAGATGTCAAGTTTCATATTCAGTAAATGCTACAACCATTGTTGACAATAAACCTCATATGAATACATCTATGTATGAAATGATTGAAGGTTTCTGTAGAATGCGTAAGGATGTTTATAAACTTCGTTCTGATTATAGATTAAAGGTTATCGAAAAAGACTTACATATATTAGATGGTTTGTTAAAGGTTTTAGTTGATATTGATGAAGCGATTAAGATTATTAGAAATTCTGATAATTCGGATATTGCTTCAGAAAAATTACAAAAGAAATTTAAAGTAGATTCAACTCAAGCCAATCAGATTTTATTGATGACATTAAAACAACTAACAAAAGCAGATAGTATTGAAATTAAACAAAAACAAAAATCTTTAGTTGAAGAAAATAAAACAATTCATGACATTTTAAATAATGAAACATTGTTGAATAACGAAATTATTGAAGAAATTCACGAAACATTAAAAATCATTTCATCACCAAGAAGAACAGAAATTGTTGGTGTATCAATGGAAGAAATGAAGCAACAACAGAAAGAAATTGAGAAACAACACAAGTTACTCGCTAAGGGTGTTGAATGTTTCGTTAATATTAATAAAGATAAGATTGGTAAATCAATTGAGTCCAATGATAATTCAAAATTTAAGGTAATGTCAGACAGTAATATTTTCATTATTGGCAAAGATGGTAATTGTAAAGAGTTAGAAGTCGAAAAATTACCTCTTGATGATGAACAAAGTATCTCAATTTTTGCTAATGGAAATGATGATATTGCAGGTATTACAAGTGATAGTGGTTATGAAACATTAGTTGTTTCTAACTTAGGTAACATTAATGTATTTAAGAATAAATTTAAATCTGGTTTATTATGTAAACTAAAGGACGAAGAATTAATGTTTGCTTCTCCTATCAGTAAAGAAGATAGAAAAAATAATTCCTTAATTATGATTAATAAACAAGGTGAATTGTTTAAGATGGATATTGAAAAATTGAAGTCAGTTAACGCTGGTTCAGGATTAATTGTTGGTACTAAGATGAAAGATATTGTATTTGTAGGTATGGTTCATCACAACAATGTTATTAAAACAGTATCTAACAACGAGGTTAAATACACATCGGTAGAAGAATGTCCATCTAAAGGACGTGGTTCTTCAGGATATTTACTACATAAACTAAAGAAAGACGATGAAATTGTTTCTTGTGAAATTGTTGAAATGTCTGATGAAGTAATTTTAACAAATCGTGGTAAAAGCGGTATTAAGAGAAAGTAAAAGAGTAGGATAAAAACTACTCTTTTTTGATATATTTTATATGAGATACTACATTACAGAAAAGGGAACGATTAAAAGAATAGAAAACAAATCAGAAAACATTAATGCTTATAAGAATATTTTCTTTAATTCTTTTAATGACGCTAAAGAGTTTGTTAAGAATATATATAAAACACATCTAGATAACATTGGTGTGTCTCTGTGCACTCCAAATTTTGAGTTCATTAAAACATTAATGAAGGATTTAAAATGCACTAGAGAGCGCTACAGGGTGCTAGATGAGGACTATAAAAAATATAATTTGTCATTGAATGATTATATAAACACCGATGAGTGGAAAATTAGAAAACAATTATCTCAAAATTACTTCCACAAAGAAGGACAATATTTATTTTACTTTATTGATTATCGAGACAAGAAAAACAAAAATCGTTTTATTTTTAACAAAAATAATTGTCTGTTACCAACGTATGTAGGTTTTCATGGTGCATTAGATAGAGATAAATCTAAAGATGATGAATTAAATAGTATTAAACAACAAATTAGAGAATTGAAAACTGGTGAGTTATTAGAACTTGAAAAAGAATATCACTTTAAGTTAGATAAACTAGAACAAGAGTACACAGACGCAAGAATAGAATATTTAAAATTTCATAATCAATGTAGAGAAGATAATAAAAGAAAAAATGATTTAAAGAATACAATAATAGATTATACAAACCGATATGACTCTCTACAAGAAAAAATTATAATCAATAATATGTGGTTGTATTCATCTTCAAAAGATAGTGGAATTATTATCAAAGATTTAAAAGACATGAAGATAAATGATATAAAATATAATAAAGAAAAAGGTTATAATATTTATGAAATAAGAGATAATCAAGTTTATAAAATTAAATATGTAGGAAATGCCTATAATAGAATTGCAATGATAGATGAAGAAAATCGATTAGTAAGAAATGACAGTAAAATATTAATTGATTTATATAGTGATGGTGAACAATTAGAGTATTTAAACAAAGATTTAGATTTCTTTGACAGAGAAGAAGAGTTCCTTAAAAAAGAAACTAAATTAAATGACAAATTAGATAATTTCTTCAATAAAAACATAATTAAATAGTTAGGCGAGAATGTTTTTGATAGTGCTACTGTACCACTTTTACAGCCACAAAATCATCAAAAATGATGAAGCTGTATAATCCAATTTCAGGAAAAAGAGTGGCGAGAATTGATTCTACATACATTAGAAAAGGAAAGAAGATATGTCAACAACAATAGAAACAATTGAACAATTAAAGGATTTTTTAACAAAGAAAGGAATTAAGTTTATTCATAAAGAATTCAATAACGGGACAATTAATTTAATAACACATGATTATTGTCTTATAAGAGATAATTTAAAATATGATATTTTGAAAGTTAAAAATCAAAAACTAATTTTAAGTACTATTAATCAAATTAAAGCTTATAATTCTTTTGCTGAATTATTTTAGATATATAAGATAGGAGGTAGTTCAAATGAAAAGAATACAGGTTAAAAATGCAACGAAACTGTTTACAGATGAGATGTTGATTTATTCATTATCAGATTTCTCGTTTAATAAACCTATTCAGGTAAAATTCATTCTATTCCTAGTTGGATTATTTGTTATTTGGGCTCTCCCTTTAATGATTATATTTAGAATATTTAATCCACCTATGGTTATCTTGTATTTAGGACCAGTTATTGGTGGAGCGGCATTATTCTCAGGACCTTATTTTGGTGGTAAAACATTTATTTCATGGGCCAAGTGTTTTATAAAATATATTTTTAGTCCAAAAAGATATTATGATGGACATGGAAGAAGACAATTAACAAAAACAAAAATTAATCATGTATATGTCGTATCAAGAGAAAAAGATTTTGAGAAATTAAGAAAAATGATAGAGGAGGAAAACTCACATGAGTAATAATGTTTATGGTTTATCTATGTATATAGGTTCAACAAAATTTTCTCCTAAAATGCCGGTATTTTTTGATACAAACTATGCAGCATACATTAATAAACCACCTAATACACTAATTACTGGTGCACCTGGACGAGGAAAAACATTCTTAGGCATGTTATTGGCAGCTCAAAATAGTATTATGAATAAAGTTGGTGTAATACTTGACCCTAAAGGTGATTTTAGAAAATTAATGGCTTTATATAACAACGATATTATTAATAAGGTAAATATATGGGACATTTCTGTTAAGCCCGATGAGCGAACAGGAAAACTATCTTTAGATAAAGACACAATAGGTATGTTAGACCCGACATGTTTTACATCTAATCATGATTATAATGCACAGTTGACACTTGATGTTATTAAAGATTTAATGGGCAAAAGTTTAACAGATGCACAGATTAATATTATTTCTAATTTAATTCGTGACTTATGTAAAGCGCCGGCTCCTAATATGAAGAGATTAATAAGTAAATTAGAAAGACATGAAAGAGAAGATGTTCGTTCTGTTGCAACAATATTAGATTTAATGTTTGCATCTCCTATTGCACAAATTTTAGTTTACGATAGACAGATTCAAAAGAAGGTCTTAAACATTAAGGATGGTATTACTGTAATTAACATGTCTGGATTAACATTCCCAGACCCAAGTAAAGAGTTAGATAAATGTTCATCCGAAGAAAAAATATCTCTTGTTATTGTTTCATTATTAAACAGATTAATTAGAGACATTATGTTTAGTATGCCTGTAAATATTCCAAAATTTCTTATGATAGATGAGGCTTGGTCTGTCGTATCATTACCATCAAGTAGAGGACTCATTGAAGAAGTTCTATTAAAAGGACGTTCTAAAAATATGGCATGTATTTTATTAACACAAGCAACATCTCACCTAGATTTCAATGATGGTACAGATTTAGATGCAGGAATTCAAATGAGATTCGCTTTCGGAAGTCAAGATGCTAAAGATAATTTATTAACATGTCAAAAGATGAGAATATCAGAGTATCAACAATGGGCTAAAGCAGTTGAAACACTTGGTGTTGGTGAATGTTTAATGTGTGATGTTTTTGGAAGACATGGAATCATTCAAATTAGAAGTGATGAAGAGTGGAAAGAAATATTTAAGACAACGCCAGAATTAAATTAACGATATATAATATGTAAACGAAACTGAGGGAAAATTCTTTCAGTTTCTTCTACTGACCTATGTTGTATAATAATTATGTAAGAGATTGAAAGGAGAAAGTTTTATGACACAATCTAAAATGATATTTATTGGACAAAGAGAGTTATATAATGTGTTTAGTAACTATAGTCCAGATTTGTTAGACTTTCAAAAATTTTATGAAAATATCAAACAGGTTGATGACGATATTGATAATGAACAATTTGATGAAAATACATGTTGTCTTATAGTTTCTTCATTACTGTTTCATGATAATGAAGATGATTTTATTGATTTCGTAGCAAGAATTAGTGATGCTGCTGTAATGAATATTCTTCTCATTGGAAATGATAAAGATTATGAAGATGAGATGAGATATAAAATTGAAGAAGCTCAAAAGATAAATGGAACAGACAATTGTCCATTCTACTTCATTAATTATGGAAACGACATGATGGATGAATTAGAAAAATCATTAAGAGACTTCGTTGGTTCAGATATTATTGATAGTGAAGTAAAGAAGAATGTATATAATGCCATTGATAATTTTATTACTATTAATAGTGATGAAGATGATGATTATGAAGAAGACACAGATGTTAATGAATCAGGAAGCAACAATGAATCTATACAAAGAGGTGATGCTAAAATTATCACAATCACATCATCAAAAGGCGGTGTAGGTAAATCAACTAATACGCTTCTTATCGCATCTGGAATTAGGAAATTTTATCCTAACAACAAGGTATGTATTGTAGACCTTGATATTACGGGTGGCCAGCAGTATTTCTTAAATAGTGCACCTAGAGATGCTAAAACAGTTTTAAATATTTTAGAAGAAGACACTGTTACAGAAAATATTGTTATTGACACAATGTGGCATTCACCAACAGGAATCGATTTCTTATTCGCTCCAAAGAGTGCCAAAAATATTGAGTATTTAACACCTCAGTTGTATGAAGATATTTTAAATGCTTTAAGTAATTTATATGATGTTGTTTTAATTGATACCAACGCTGGTAATGTTAGTGATATTACTGAACAGGTTACATACAAAATGGCTGACACGTTTGTAGTTATTACAGAACCGACAACAACAAGTTTAGCTATTTGCGCAACATTAATCAATCAAGAATTATCTAAATACAATGGTAAATCTTATGTAATCATTAATCGTGTTTATAATATTTCTGATAAGAGTGCAATGTTAATAGAAAAAGCATACAACGAAGATGATATTGCGGGAATTATTCCTCTACGTTCAGACGTTATCTTAACAGCGTATGAAGATGGTAAATTAAATGATGTATTAGATAATCCTGAATTTGCAGATTCATATAAATCTATCATTAATAAGATACTAGGAGAAAATAATGGTTAACTATATTCTATTATTTTCTCTCACTCTTTTATCTTCAACGATGGGCAACGTTAAAAATATTTTATTGATTAAAGGTAACAAAACAACACAATATATTATTACTTGTATTGATGCATTGATATATGCATTCTTATTAAAATCAATTACATCAGACAATACGATTTATGCTATTGTGGCATTTGTATTTGGCAAAGGTTTCTCAATTACATGTACAGATATAATTATGTCTAAAATTAGTAAGACAGTATATCTTGCTCACCTATATGAAAGAAAAGACAAGACAGAAGAAATAGTAGATTATTTAACTATTAAAAATATTTCATTCACAATTTTTGAAGGTGATTACGTGAACGGAACTAGGTATATGTTTACAATGCACTTAAACAAAGACCAAATAAGTGAATTAAAAAATTATTTAACAGATGAACTTAAAATACAAAACATTACAATGGATATTTCAGAAGTTAAAGTAAGTGGACATATAGAAAGTAAGGTGTAATAGAATCATGACAAGAAAAGATTGGAAAGGACGACCATACATTTTTAATGGTGATGGAACGTTCTATGAATTCGATGGAAATATCGAAGTATATAAAACATGGAGTGATATAACAGTAGCATCTCCTAACAAAATTTTAGAAATAAGAAATAAATATAATTTTGAAATTCAAAAACAGATTTTTCATTTCTTATGGTTATTACAAACAAGTACAAATGGATTAGTACATTATTCAGATAGTAAACAAAAAGAACGAGTTGAAAAAGCAATTCAAAAAGGTATTGCAAAATATAACAAAATTAATCATTATAAAGTTGGTATGATTATTCTTGTAGATACGATGTATATGATTGGTGAATCTGAAAAATATTTTTTACCGAAAGCACAGATAACGTTAATTGAACAATTAACAAAAGACGCTATCGTTATTATGGATGATGAATATTATCATAATAACTCAAATAAATTAGATTTAAGTAAAATAAATGAACTTAGAGTTATCGCTGATTATGATATTCCATCATGTTTAGATAGAAAGAAAGATGATAATAGACCTATTTATATTTTAGGAAGTAGAAACATTTTTAGAAAGTTGTATAAATATGTAACAGATTTATATGTTACATATACAGATGTAATTCATACACCAACAATTAATAGTCATTTCTTTACAAATATCAATCTAAATATGTTTAATATGGAGAGTACAGAATCAGTTCAAACACAACAAGGTTTATTACAACCGACGCATTTAACTAAAAAGAAAAACATAGATATTCGATGGAAAGAAAATGTTTTTGATTGCAGATATAGATAACATAACTTGCTTATATAAGCAAGTTTTTTGATATATAACATAATCAAGAAAGGAACAACAATATGGAAAAGAAAGATTTTAGTATTCCTGCAATTGGAATAGTAGACAATATTGTAATAACAAAAGATGAGACGTGGGCATATTATATTATTGCTGAACATCCTTATTTGTTTTTAGATATGCAAGGTAGAGCAAATTTCTTTATAGAAACAATCAATACATTAGGTGAATTAGCAAGAAATGGAAACAAAATTATGGATTGTCATCTACTGATTTCTAATCAAGAAATAGACCCAGAACCTTGGAGAAAAAATACAACAAATATCTTTTATGCTATTAATAATGACAGTAGCTCTAGAAGAAGATTTGAAAATTACATCAGAAAGCAAACTGCAGAATTGGAAAACGAAGGATATTACCAAAGAAAAATTATGCTTGGTATTAAATTGACAAATAGATTATCTGTAGAAGATGCAATTAAAAACCCATTAGAATTTGGTTTTAGTGATTTATTCCATTCTCTATATTCAACAGTTAAGAAAGCATTATTCTTTAAAGAACTAGAAATATCTAAACAAGAAACAGATAATTTAAAACAGATTGAGGAGACAATTTTCACTCAACTAACTGGAGGAATCTTTGCTGCAAAGAGACCATCATCTGAAGAATTATTGTTATCAATTAAGAGAAGATTATACCCAGCGATGCCAACACCTTATCTTGAAACAGACTATCAAAACAGACTTGGTTATTATGATATTGTTTATGAAACAGGTGCTGAAGTTGAAGAATTTCCCAGATATGTGAAAATTACACAAAACCACAGTGGTGTAGATTTCACTGGATATAGAGCAACATTAAGTTTTAGTAAGTTCCCAAAAGACTTAGCATTTCCATCTGCTGTTCCACCATTTTATAATAGAGATATAATTTTACCATTTACAGTGAATGCGAGATTCCAAATGATTCCAACTTTAAAGATGAAGCAAAAGTTGGAGAAAAAAGAGCAAGACTTAAAAGATGAGTTAAACAACTTAGGTAACTCGCAACAAAGAGTTTCAACAGCAATCGTTAAGAAAGAACAGGAACGACACATGGTTGAATTAGATTTAGAAGAAGATAGTTTACCATGGTTAATTGGCTCTTATCGTTTAACAGTTGAAGCACAGAGTTATGAACAATTAAAGGAATTTATTGCATACATCAAGTTAAATTATTCTAACAATGATTTTACATTAAGATGGACTAATGGTGACCAGTTGACATTGTTGCAAGAAGAATTTCCTGGTGGTAAATTAAAAATTAATGATTTTAGTCAGACAACTAATTTAGCACTATTAGGTTTATCTGGTTTTAACATAGGTATTGGTGATGTAGGAGACCCTATTCCATCACTAAACGGAAAGGTAGAAAAATTATAATTTATGAAAGGAATGTTAAAAAGATTTATTACAAGCGCAATTATGTTATTGATTGTGTTCGGTATGATTGTTGGTTTTATCCAATTAAATAACATAAAAAATGTTAGTGACTTTATTCATTATGGTAAAGCAAAAGGCGCTGAATGGAGTAAATGTATCAATGACTCTCTAACATCAGGTGAGTTAAAATGTAATTTAGGATTAAAAGTTGGAAATTATATTGAATCTCAAGAACAAGCTGATGATATTAACAACAACTATGATACACATTTAGTTTATGAACAACAGAAAACACCTTCTGAAATAAATAAAGATTTAGGATTAAATGTTGAATCTGCTTATGATTCTAGTTTACAAAATATGTCTGCAACTGGGATGTCTAAAGAGGCTGCTGAAAAGATGTTGAACTCAATTAATGTTGTAGATAAGTATAATGAATCTGCAAAATACAACAGAAAAGAATGGAAACACTGGTCAGCACAAAATGGTAATACGTGCTGGAACACAAGAGAACAAGCACTATATAATCAAGGTAAAGATGTTGTGCTTTTAGATAAAAATAAAAAAGAAACAACAGATATTAATAAAGCATGTTCAATTAAATCTGGAACATGGGTAGACCCTTATTCAGGTGAAACATTTACAAATCCTGGAGATTTGGATGTAGACCATACAGTGCCATTAAAAGCTGCAGCTAAGATGGGCGCTCAGGAGTGGAGCGAAGAACAGAAGGAAATCTTCGCGAATGATTTAAATTCTGTTTTAGTTGTAACAAGTGCGAAACAAAATAGAGCAAAGGGTGCTAAAACGCCTAGTGAATGGATGCCTGAAAAAGAAGAAGCTCATTGTGATTATGCAAAAATTTATATTGAAATCGTAAATAAATATAAATTGAATTTAACACAAGCAGATAAAGATGCATTAGCAAAAGCATTAACAACATGTAAAGTGTAGGTGAGTAGTAGTGAAAGTAATTACACAAGAAGATATTGATGCTCTAAAGTTAGAAAATAAACAAAGTATATTAGCTGGCTTAGGACAAGAAAATCTTATGAAGCTTTTCCAGAATCAACCAAAATTCAAACCTATCGAACCAAAGAAAATTGCTTTGGACCAACAAATTGCAATCACATTATCTGAAAATGAAAAACAAAAATTAATTCAAGATAGAGAAAGAATTAGGGAGTTAGGAAAGCTACCAAGTATCTCAAGTTATATAAGAAAGAAAATCTTACTTCAACTTGATATAGAACAATGGAGAGAATTTGCAGAACAAGGATTAAAAAATCTTGATAATAGTGATACTGAATCTAAAACTTTACAGAAACAAAAAATTAGATTAATCAATAGTATAGACCAACTAGATGATATTGTTAAAAGCGATATAGATACAGAAGAGATAGATAGACTAAAGAAAGAATTAGAAGAAATTGAAAATCGTTTAATGTTGTTAAAATCAACAAAACAAGAAAAACGTATTTATCGATTATCTGGTAATATCACATTTAATGAAGCAAATTTTGTTAGATGGAGAGCTGCAAGATTATCATTATCTTTAGCTGATTATATAAGATTTATATTATTTGATTATCAACCAACTATTGATGATAATCACATGTCAGTTGAATCAAGAAAAAGATTTTATGTATCAATTTTAGAAGTTGCACAAAATGGCTGGGGAAATCCTCCTGTAGTGAATGAATGTCCTAATTGTGCAAGATATTTAGATGATATTAAAAAATTACAAGAACAGATAGAATATTTAAAAAACGAATTAAGCAAATATCAATAAGAAAGGGGACGATATATTATGTTTCTAAAAAGAGGTAAAACGATTTTATTTTCAATTATAGCTTTTATAACATGTATCATATCTCTTTCTACAATTCAAAGTGCAGCATGGGCAAACATGTGTAGTAGTACAGGTTCAGCAAACATGGGTAAAACAAAAAATGCTGATGCAATTTCATTACAAGCTGCACAGAGTCCATTAAAAGACGTTGTTAATAGAAAATACACTGGTGTTGAATTGTTTGAACAATCAGTAAATTATGCTATTGTTAATGGTGATAGAAACGATAATGACTGGTTTAGAGCAAACAGAACATCTGTAATAGATATTCTTGAAGCTGAAACAACACCAAATCAAGAAGCTATTGATAGAGTTAAGCAAACTGGACAAAATCCAATGTGTGTTGTTGGAGGTTTTGCAACCACGATTCAATCAACATTCTTAGGAATCACCAAATTTTTAGCAAAAATCACAGCCGACATTATTCAAATATTCTTTGATAATTCATTAATATGTGATGGTTCAGGAAAATCATGTTACATTGATTTGATTAAAATTGGTGGTGGAACAGAAGGTGGTAATGGAGGAATTATTGGACAGTTAACACGAGGTGTGTTTATGCCAATGTCTATCTTCGCATTCATCTCTGTAGCATTATGGTTATTATATAATGCATTATGGAAAGGTGAACTAAGAAAAGGATTAGGCGGATTATTATGGGCATTTATGTCATTCTTTGTTGGCCTAGTAATTATGGTTGCACCGGTTAAAATTGCAAAAATACCACAACAGGGAGTAAACTTAATTAGTTCATGTATATTTAATGTAATGACTGGTGGTAGCTGTCTAGATAGTGGTGAAAAATTACAAGAACAACAGAAAGAACAGTTCTGTACAGCTTATGGAGATACAGATGACCCTAATCTTAAAAATCAGTTTGCAGTGAATAGCTTATCATGTAATATTATAAAAGGTATTGCTATTGACAGATGGTCTGAACAACAGTTTGGTAGAACATTTAATGAATTATATACAATGAATGCTCCTGATGGATATAGTGTTGTTCCTCCTGAAAATCTTGCAGGAAAACCAGAAGACTATTGTGTAAGTATGTTTTCTGTAGAATCTGCATTAAGTAAAATTCAATCTAGTTATTCAGGTACAACACCTAAATTTACAGACGGTAACGGTAATGCTAAAGTATGTAATATTGCCGCGGCTTATTTGGCTAACGCGACTATTGGCAACTTCGGTGAAACATCCGCGTTAACACAACAATATGAATCAAAAGATTCCAGAATTGTTACAGGACAGTCGTATGTAATGGCGACACTTGCTAAAAATGAAGACATGTGGAATGCTATGACAGGAAGTGGCAGAGACTTTATTGGATTATTTGGCGTACTATCTGCACTATTTACGGCACTTGTATTCTTACCTGTTGTGCTAAGTGGTTTATCATTCAAGTTTATTTCAATGATTACGATAATGCTATCACCTGTATTTATCTTATTTAGTATTCATCCAGGTAAAGGTAAGAAGATTTTCTTAGGTTGGTTACAAGGATTCTTATCTGCATTAATGAAATATTTTGCTGTAGGTATATTAGTTATTGTAATGACAAATATTTATAGTGCAGCTTTTGCAAATCTAAATGGAACATTATTACTAATAGTCTCTATGGTATTAGCATTAACATTCATTAGTTATAGAAAAGAAGTAGTAGACCTATTAGGTAAAGTAGACTTAGGTGGAACACAATTAAGTAATGCTTTAGGTGATAGATTAGACAAGATTAAAGATAAAGCTGGAGACTACGGAAAAGCTGCTGTTGCTGGTGGAATTGCTGGTGCAGTCACTGGACAAGGTATCACTTCCGGTATTACTGAAGGTGTTGCTATGCAGGCAAGTAGAGGTAGCGGTTTAATTGCATCTGGTGTAAGAACCGCTAGACGATTAAATAACCAAGCAACATCTCTAATTGAGAAAACTAATAGAGATATGAATGAAGCTAATCGAAATGCTGAAAATAAAGAATTCTTAAATAATTTAAATAGGAATAATCAAATTAACAACGAGAGTTATGGAAGTGAAGAAAATAAACAATATCTTGAAAATGATTTATCTATTGAAGAATCAAGAATGAGAGAAATGAGCGCTTCTGGTTTATCTTATTTCATGAAAGATTTAAAAGATGAAGTACATGATATGTCCCCAGAAGATGTTCAAAAACATTCTGAGGATATTAATAGAAGAAAAGATATGTTATCTTCATTAAATGACAATATTGTTAAAGATGGTGTATTTAAAGGTAAGAGAAAATTTGTTGACAGTGAAGTTAATAAAGCTCAAAAGAATATTGATAGTCACGCATCAACTATTGAGAATGAAACAGAGAGAAATAACTTCTTAAAAGAAAATTCTAAGAAGATAGATGAATATAGAAATACACTAAGAGATTCTATTCAAGTTTCTCGTGGCGAAATTCAAAATGTTGACACTAAGAAGATGCTTGATTTTGGAAAGAATTTTGAATTCGGAACAAATGAAAAGAGTCAAAACAATCAAGAAACTACTGAAAATTAAAAGGAAGAGAAAATATATCTCTTCCTTTTTTATTATATATAAGTGATGCTAGAAGCGTTCTCGCCATTGATTTCACTAAAAGTGATAGATTATACAGCCTTTTCATTTTTAACCTTTTTAAAGCTGTTTTTGTGGTACAGTAGGCCGCTGTTTTTCGCTCTCGCCTTTTCTTAAAACAAGAAAAAAGACTAGATTTAGTCTAGTCTTAATTTTATTTTGGCATTTCTACAAAATCATATCCACCATTTCTAATTATATAGTCCTCTGATTTAAGAATATTTAAATATTCTTCAGAAATGTCTTTGTAGATTCTGTATCGTTTTTTATTATCGAGGTAGTAGTACCTTTGAACATACAGTGAATATATTGAGTGGGTACATTCTTCATCATAACTATAAAATTCACTCTTATATGTTGATTTACACGTTTCCCTATATACTTTTAGTGTAGCAATACAATTCTCCCTGATACGAGCTTTTTCTTGAGGTGTAATATTTTCATTATGACGTAACGTAACATAAAGTGCTGCTGTTTTATTCATGAAAATTGTTTTATCTTTGTTGTTATTAATTTCATGCATAATCTCACTTCCCATATCAGAAATATTACACAATTCATTAAAGTCTTTATTTGAAATTCCATTTATTGGATGTAAACCATCTACTAATTGTTCAAATTTCCATGTTAAACTTTTAAGATTTTTTCTTTCGTTACTCTTTTCTCTTAAATTCCTAATCTCATTTTTGTCTAATTTACCACTTCTCTTAAGATATTTAATAGCCTCTTCTCTTGTGTATGGGTCTGTGTCTTTTAAGAATTTATCTGTATAGTAACCATCTCTAGCCATTACACGTCTTACATGATTAGCTGAATCGTTAGACAACTCTTCAAGATTATACCCATAATGTGCAACTAACGCTCTAACCGCAGAATTAGAATGTTTTGCCAAAATATCATGATTTTCATCAACAAACTCTTTTGAGATTTCTAATCTATCAAAATCTGGTAATAGTGCTTGTTTTGTAGAATTGATTTTTCGATACTCACTTAAAGGTTCCTCTACCGCCGCTAAAACTTGATTTACTTTATCTACTCTCTCGTAAAACTGATTTTCTGTTTCGTTTGGTTGCATGTGAATTAGATGGTTGCAATTACCATGCCCAGGTGTTTTTGCTGTACATAATGTAATATTACCTTTTGAATTTACTGCTAATATTCCTCTTGACATATTTTTAATTATTTTCCTTTCTTTATTTATATATCATCAATATATTCACTTTCTGACTAACATCATGTGCATTCCTGTGTACATTAAAATAATTTACATTAATCAATATTATCAGTTATAATAATCACCTAGAAATGCACTAAATCACCATACAAAATACATAATCAAAAAGTGATATAATAATAGTATAAGAAAGGACTTATAAATAAAAATAATGAAGAAGTTATTTACAACAGTATTGATGGCTGCTTGTTTAGTAGGATGTTCTAAACCTGTACAAGAACAATCTATTGAGGAACCATCTCTTAAAACATCGTTTTATGTTTCAACAGATACAGGAAAGATTATTTCTGAAGACGAAATAAAAGACAAAATGGTAATTGATTGGTACTATGATGGAGCATGTGGTTCATGTCAATACATCGACACAGAATTGGCAGACTCATACACAGATACATTAACAGAAGGAAAAGTAGTAAAATATACACCAACAGCATTTATTGGACAAGATGAAAATTCTTATTCTGCACAATATGCTGGTTATCAATTAGCAGTCAACGAGGTCGACCCAGAACATGGTGTAGATTTCATGAATAAAATGTTAAACTACTTAGATACAACTATTGATAGAAAGAATTTTAATGAAGATACATTCAAAACAAGATACCTATCAATTAGTGGCACAAATGAAGATTTGTTTAAACAGATTGCTGAAAAGAAAGATGATTATGTAAAAGAGGTTGTTAAACACTCTCAAGAATTATTACATTCAAAAGAACTTGCAGATAAAATTCCTGAAGGAACAAGCAACTTATATATTCCATTTATCGTTCCAGGGCATGCTGAAAAAGGAATTGTATTTAATAATATTGAAACAGAAGAAGATATGAAGAATTTATTAAAGAACACAATCACAGAGCAAGTTGAAAAAGACAAACAGTGGGAAGCCGAACAAGCAGAAAAGTTGGAACAAGAAACACAAGCAAAAGAACAAAAAGAAAAACAAGAGAAACAGTTATTAATGATTGCTGGTGTATTAGTAGCAATTTCAATTATTGGTGTTTCTGTTGTAGTGATTAAAAATAAAAAGAAGAACTAGAAATCAATCTAGTTCTTTTTATTTATGTTCTACACTATTTTAATTAGCAACCAGATGCTTCAGTTGTTGTATATGCTGGCTGGTCTTCTACCCATACGTTATCATATACTGCAGGAACATATTCTGTACCTACTTGTACTTGCTGAACAGAATAATTAAAATCATCTTCTTGATTTGCGAATTCAGTTGTGTTATTATATAATCGACCAGTAGTACCACCTACCAACTTTTCAGCATAAATTGGCTTATTATACGCCGGCATAATTTCACGTTGTTCATAATGACCAACTGCTGGATGTGTTACTGTTGTATATGTAGGAACACATGGAGCAGGTGCAGTATTATTAGATGTAGAATTAGAAGTATTGTTATTAGTTGTAGATGTGTTGTTAGAAACATTGTTAGAAGTTGTATTCTGTGTTTCTTCTACAGTTGCATCATTAGATGGTGCTACAGTAGCTTCAGGCTTAACATCAGTCTTCTTCTCATCAGACTTCTTATCATCATTTTTCTTGTCATTAGACTTTTTATCTTCCTTAGTGGAAGTTTTCTTTTCGTCTTTTACTTCTTGCTTAGTTTCAGCAACCTTAGGCTGTTCAATAGTCTTAGGCTTATTCAATACAATAACTGTACCAATAACTGAAACTGTAATTAATAGTAATAATGTAATTACTAACTTCTTATGGTTCTTAATAGTATTTATAATCTTATTCATAAAATATACCTCCGTAATTAACTTACATTATCATTATACCATACGTTTTTCTATTTGTAAATAGTTTTTTGCATATTTTTTAAAAATTTTTCACAAAATTAAAAAAGAGGTGATTAAATCACCTCTTAGTGTAAGTTGAATTACTTATTTTCTTTCTTTTTAGACAAGATTACTACACCTAATGCTACTACTGCAACAACTGCAATTCCTGCGAATACTAGAGCATTAGACTTAACACCTGTAGGTGGTACCTTATCATCAAGAACAGTAATAGTAACTTGGTCTACACCTAACTTATCCTTACCTGTTCTCTTAACTGGGTACTTCTCAGTAGATAATGTATATCCTTCTGGAGCTTTAGTTTCCATTACATACATTTCATTATCTTGGTCATAAGCTAATTTGAATGCAACTTTACCGTTTTCATCTGTAACTCCAACAGCATCCTTACCATTCTTATCCTTAGCAATTGTACCGTCTTGATTATACACTGTAAATTCAGCACCTTTTAGTACCTTACTTGTGTTGTCCTTATCTGCTTTAACGATAGATAATTCTAAGTCCATAGATACTGTAACTGTCTGATTTTCATCAGTAATATCTTTATGACGACCAACTAATAAGTCACCTAAGTAAACCTCTTCGAAAGCTACTAACTTATGTCCAGCATACTTAGAAGGATTAATTTCTGTATATGTCTTAACTTCACCATTTGGTGCAGTAACTGTAACAGTTGTTACTTTTTCAACAACAACACCATTTTCATCCTTAACTAATTCGAATTCTTCAGGAGACATCTTACGTAATTCTTCATCTGTCTTTCCAGCAGGCTTAATAGCATAAGTTGTCTTAACTGTATATTCTTTAGCTGTTACAAAGTGGTCATAAGGCATTGTATCTTCAATAGTTTGCTTTGTCTTGTTACCATCTAATACATTCTTTTGACTATCTTTCTCAAGAGCCTTAGTACGAATCTTCATTTCCTTAACAGTAATATTTGTAGCTGTTACATTAGCTTCAGCTTCATTAGAAATTTCAAAATCTGTATATTGATTAATGAAATATCCTTCTGGAGCCTTAGTTTCAACTAACTTATATGTACCTGTCTGTAATGCATCTAATGCAGAAGTATAAGCACCATTTTCATCAGTAACAATTGTTTCAACTGATTGTTCACCAGCCTTAATAATTTCTGATGTACCATCTTTATGATTAAACTGAACATCATAGTTGTTGGCATTTAAAATCTTAAACTCAGCAGAACCTACTGGCTTATTTGTGTCTTCATCAACCTTTTGGATTGAGAAACCTGAACGCTTAACACTCTCTTCAATAGTATATTCGTTTCCACCAATTACACTTGGAATAAGTTGAGCATCACTATCAATATTAAATAATGCTACACCATCTGAAACTTCTTCATTATTTACATTTAAAGTCTTATTCTTTAAAGTGTAACCAACAGGGGCCTTAGTTTCCTCAACAGTGATTGTTCCTAAAGGTAACGTTGGATTACCACCTTGAGTTAAATATAATTCATCACCAGAAATAAGATGTTCTGCATCTAATAATGCAGTATACTTACCATTACTGTTAGCAATAGTCTTAATTACCCAAGTACGAGTAGCTGTTTCAGGAAGAGTTTCCTTAGTGTACTGTCCAGCATAATATTTAACAGTAAATTCTGCTCCTTCAAGAGGTGCTGGATTTTCAATATTTTCAGCTGATTTCTTAGTTAACTTAATAGCAACAGGGTCATTCATTGGTTCTTCATTAGAAGTAATATTCCATGTTAACTTATCATAAGGTGATACGATATGAACTTGTGGGTCTAACTTGAATCCCTTAGGAGCTGTAACCTCCTTAACATATAGATAAGGATTAGCGCCATCGAATGGAATTTCATTAGGTGCTGTAACATTTCCTTGAGGGTCTGTAGTAAGTGTCATTAATGGTGCATCGCTTAAATCTTGTTTACGATGTACTTCATATACTGCTCCACTTAAATCCTGTGCATAGCAGCTATTTCCTTTTGTAATAGCTGGCATAGTATTAACCTTACCAACATTAATAAGTATATTTGGTGGAACTGGTTCACCTTCAGCAACTGCCCAAACAATCATAGTTAGGTTAGTATCAGCAGCCTTAGCTACACCGTACTGTTCTAACCAATCTCTCCAGTTAGTACCTGTTGCTCCATCAGCATTGTTATATGTTGTAGACCAACCTGTATTATCTGGCAACTCTGTAGCTGTACCAGGTCTTGTACCAGCTAAACGCATAACGTTTGCTTTTGTATCATAAGCCGCTTGCATATTATCGCCACCGTCCCAGTAAATACTTGTTACACCGACGATTCTTGCACGTCCTGTTGAAGAACGAGCCTGTGCATCAGCCAATGCTTCACGAGCAGCTTGCTGGTAAATCTCTAAATAAGGACGAGTTCCACCATAAGCATTAGGGTTCATTGTCTTACCAAGCATACCTTCGATACGAGCCTGCATATCATTCATGGATGCTTCGTTCCAACCCTGAATAGGCTGACCATCTGCACCCCATTGGTCGAACCATACAGTATATCCAGGGTTATCACCTGTTACGTGACCACCACCAGAACCACCTGAGCCAGAACCACCGTTAGCAGATACTGACTGCATAACACCACTTGCAAGTGACAACACTGTAAATGCAGATAGTGCCATGGTCATAAATTTCTTTCCTAAATTTTTAATCTTCATATTTTTCCTTTCTTTAAAATATTTTTCGTTATTGAGATGTAATAGACTAAACTCTATTACTGACTATTATATCAGTTTTTTAGCTATTGCATTCAATACATTTTTATTATACAACAATTTCAAGATAAACAAAAAAGAGTTAGATTAATTCTAACTCTCCTTAATTAAATAGTCAAAATAAGATTGGTCTGGAGCATGATTTCGCGCTTCCTCATAACTTATTTTATCTTGTTTATATAAATCTATTAACTTGTGTTCCATTGTTTCATGTGCAGCTTCTTGAATTTCTCGAATAGTATTTATCTTATCTTCTTGAATTAGTTTTCTTATTTCATAAGTAACAGGAAGAATTTCTCTAACAGGAAATCTACCATTACCATCTTTATTTTTAACAAGAACCTGATTTATAATACATCTTAAATTATCTCCCAATGTGCTCAATACCCGCAACTGTTCGTTACCCTTATATAAATTTCTAATACGATTTAGGGTAACAACATTGTTAACAGTGTGAATTGTTGATACCGCTAAGTGTCCTGTTTCAGACGCTCTTAACAATTCATCAACTTCATCTCTATCACGTACTTCACCAATCATAATAATATTAGGTGCACTTCTCATCGCGCTAGTTAAACCACTGCCAAACGTTCTACAGTCATCAGGAACACTTCTCTGAACAACTGTTCCTAATCCGTTATCAGGGTAAACATACTCAATCGGTTTTTCTATCGTAATAATTTTCTTCGCTTCATGTAGTTGAATGTCTCTAATAATCGAAGCAAGAGTACTCGACTTACCAGAGCCGGTCGCACCACACACCAAAATAACACCGGCACTATTATCAAAATATCCTCTAACTTCTTCACTAACATCAGCTTCTTTTAAAGTAAAAATCTTATCATTAATTGTTCTAAAAGTCATCTGAGTATAACCGAAAGTTCTACCTAAATTGATTCTAAATCTTCTACCTTTATAAGGTCCATATTGAATAGAATAACTTCCATCGAACTCAAAATCTCGTGCATAATAGCCACGATTTTCATGAGTAAGAATACTTGTTACAAGCATCTCTGTAATTTCTCCATCAACAGTAGAGAAGTCTTTACATTTCACAATATCACCTAAAACAGAGTAAGTAACATCTTGATTAGGAATAATATGAGTATCACTTGCACCTATTAGAATTCCATAACTTAATACTAAATCTAAATTGAAATTACCAATCCAACCACTTATTGAGTAGTCATTACCAAGCTCATCTCCATAGAAAGGACATTCATCAAATTCCTTTTTTAAACTGAATAATTCTTCGTTTCTTTTAAAAGGCATACACTATATACTCCATTTATTTTCGTTAATATCTACTAGTCCATCTTTATTAATCATTGGTACAATATCATATCTAGTAAAATTAATTTGTTCAGCACATTTCTGAACTCTTTCAGCAATCATCTTATCGCTTGTAACATAAATAACTTTACTAAAAACTCTGTTATCAGCTTTATACATTCCAAGTTTTCTAATATATTCTTCTTCAGTTTTCATTGTTTTTTCAACTTCAATAGCAATAGAGTTCGGACTACCATCCGCGTTACGCTCGCGTCTAACAACAATATCAGGTAGAACATATCCTTGTCCAATACCATCATACATTAACATATATAGATATTCGTTACCAACTTCGAACTCAGGACTTGAGTCATATTTTCTTCCGTTATTTTCCCAGTCTCTCCAAGTAGTTTCCCAGATATTTTTAATAATTCTAGAAGTCTCACCTTTATAATTATCTTTTACCCATACAGCACCTCTAGCCTCATACAACTTACTCCAGTAGCTACTCATCATATCCATTTCAGGAATTATATACTCACCTTTAACTTTTTCACCAGTGACATAATTAGTTCTATTATATACAGGATAGTCTTCCAAATTTAAAATATTTAAACATCCACTATATAAGCAAGCAACAACATGATTAACATAAATACGTTCAGCAAGACTACCTAAACCAGCCTGCTCACGTTTAACAGTTTTACGTGTACTACCAATAAGGGCTCTTCCAAGATTGGTTAAAATCCAAACACCAGGAGAGTTAAAAACCTGTAAGCATCTAGTAATTCCCATTCTTTGTAGTTTCAACAATTGTTGGTAAATACTGCTTTTCGTTCTACCAGTTGCATACATTAAATTGTTTAAACTTGCTAATTTAACAATATCAATAAAGTATAGAACATCTAAATCACCAAAAGAAATATAACTCTTACGTTTTCTGTTTTTTCCTTCATTAATACTTCTCTTACCAGAATAATAACCAACACTTAATAACTTAGCCTTTTCTTTTTCAGATAAATTACTATCAGGACTAAGTAACTCTTCAAGCAATTTTTTATCTATACCAAGGAAATGTAATATATTCTTTTCGTATACTCCAGTCTTATTATATTTTCTTAAAAAGTCTCTAGTATCTTCCTTTATAGAACCTTCATGAATCTGTTCTTTACCTAATCCTTTTAACTTAACTAACTGTTCTTCATATCCCTTACGATAAACATTTTCGCTATCAACAATCTCTCCACTCTTTACAGCATTAACTATATTAGATAAATTGTTTCTACCTCTTTTAGCTCTCTTATGTTTAAAGTATTCAGACAATGTAACTCCACTAGAATTAATAACTAAATCAGCTTTATCTCCAACAAGTGCTTTACTACCTAATTCTTCTACTTTATATAATAGACTATCTTGCTCAAATATCTTAGGGCTATCTTCTTTAATAGTCTTATCAATAATATCTTCTTTATCTATATTATCCTTATCTAATTCAACCTTTATTCCTCTACCATGTTTTAATCTAATAGGTTTAATATATTCTAATTCTAACTCATCTTGACTATCTTCTTGCTCTCTCTCATCACTCTCTTCATCTCTAATAATATCCAATATGTCATCTATTTCTTGTTCTTCTACTCTCCTAGAATCACTTTGTAACAAATTATCAAGATAGTCTGAAAAGTTTTCATTCTTATTTTTCACGCTTTGACACCTGCCTTTTTTCCACATTTTCATTCGATAAATATATCAATAAATCGTACTTTTATAATACAGTGTGTTATAGATAAATAAATTACACTACAAAACTTTAACATGACTAGGTTTTTTACCCCTTCCAACACACGCAACATTTTTGAATCCCTCCTCTCCCCTCCTCATATCCTACACAATACACTGCACAAGTGCTGTTCCATGTGTCCTCTATGACTCCGGAGTTCGTCGGAGATTCACTCTCGTATCTTGTACGAGAGAGTTGTAGTGTAAGTGCATAGCAAACATGACAAGCAACGGATGTTGGGCAGACGTTGCAAGACCACGGCAGAGCTAGCTCTGCCTAGAAGTACGCTGTACAGGTACAGAGCAGTAGTGTAATGTATGGTATGAAGTAAGTGCATGGTGACACGAAGCACGAGATGAGAAGTATACATGTACAGTAGGGAAGCATGTACGTAGTGGAAGCGAGATGCAGAGCATGAATGTATGGTATACATGCATGCCAGAGATGCATAGGCATGAGAGAAACGCTCATGCCGAGAAGCAGAGACGAGAAGCGAGCAAGCGTAGCCTAGTGCATAGCAGATGCAGTAGGCCCGTGAGGAAGAGAGATGAGAGGAAGCAAGAGAAGAAGAATGAGGGTAGGTGAGCGCGAGAGTGTGAGGCGAAAGCGAAATAGTGCGTGGTTATTTTTGTTTTTTTTGACTGATTATACTGAAGTAGTCGTTTTACATATAAGCAGGAACCTAGATGTCGCGCTAGACTTCGTTGAAGGTGTGTGGTTGTTTTTTGCGCAGAGACAACTATACTGAAGTTGTCGTTTCGTGTGAAAACGAAAATTTGTGATGATGCACTAGACTTTGTTAAAAGCACGTAGTTGTTTTGTTTTTGTTTCACCACTGAAGTGTGTTCCACTATGTGTCACGACTAAAATCACAGACAGATTATACTAAAGTAGTCATTTCATGTACAGTAGATTAAAAATACACATAAAGTGTACTTCGTGTAAGAGTGATATAAATGTATCTATCTAATAAATTAGTTCTTTTTTATTTCTATAGTATTCTATTTAACTCTAAATCCTTTACTCTGTATTAGTATAGTTCTAATTAGTTCTTTAATTCTTTGTTGACACCACTAAAGTTTGAAAATCTTTTCATAATTTAGTCCTATTCTTTTTAATGTTTTAGGTTTTCTTTATTAATCTATCACGAATATATTTGTAATGTTTTTAGGGAACTTAGTTATTGTCATCCCATGAACCCATAAATAAAAAAATGAACTATCTTTTCAGTATAGTTCCATGTATCTAATTTGACAGTTTATTTTTTAAGTTCTATATTCCTACGAAATCTTTGCTGTGCTTCCTTCAAAACGATGTGACCCTTCTTCGCTCTGTCTACATTATTTCAACGCCTTAGAAAGAGTTTAATGGGCTATGTTATTAATGCCTTGCAATAAAAAACTATACAAAAAAGCTCTCTAACGACCTGAAATCATGAGAGAGCAATATATTTATATGATGTGATTTTCTATGCCACTAAGCGCCAAATAAAGGCGATGAGCATCGTAACGACAATGCTAAAAACAAGCTTTGTTTTGTTCTCCCTTGTATGGGTTCTCTTTTTCGCCTTTGTAGTATCTGCAAAGCTCCATTAATTTTTCTCTATCATCCATGTTTCTTTTTACAATTTATATTGTCAACTTCAGTAGTATCTATTATTACCTTTTCTCCTTTAGCATTGCATTCTTTAATTTGTTTGTTAGTATCCTTTATTCCTTCTGTAATTTCTTCATAAAGAT